AATTACCATTACTTAAGTTTCCAAGATTCCACTTACTTGTATCTAGGGACTGTAAGGAAGAACAACCATAGAACATAGAATTACCATTACTTAAGTTTCCAAGATTCCACTTACTTGTATCTAGGGACTGTAAGGAAGAACAACCATAGAACATAGACTGACCATTACTTAAGTTTCCTAGGTTCCACTTACTTGTATCTAGTGTTTGTAAGGAAGAACAACCATAGAACATATTAAGGGCGATGGTTACATTATCCATCTCTATATTTCTCAAGTCTAATCTGGTCAATGAACTGCAGCTTTCAAACATTCTTTCAGTATTACTACTGCTAATTGTCCAATTACTCGTATCTAGTTCTGATAATTTAGAATTTCCCCTTAGAATACTACTACCTACTACATCTAAACCGTACCTAGTCGTGATTTTTCTGAGCTTACTACAAAATATTATCCAGTTTGCATTCCCACCTAATGACATATATGGTAGGCTAAGTTCTTCTAGTTCACTACATCCATCAAACCTAAGAGTTTCTAAGTTCCTAAAATATTCTAGTTCATTAAATCTTCTAACCTTTTTGTTACTAGAAAAGTCAACTCTCTTACAGGCTAGTACTTGTTCATAGGTTACTTCTCCTGCTACACCTTTTACACCAGGTACACCATAATAATTATTAGTAATACCAGATTCACCACCTATATTTTTAACCAGGTAACTCTTAACTTCGGGATCTTCAAAAACCATTATTGTTCCGCCATAGGTTGAAAACCCTCTCTCAGGGTCTCTTGCGTTCTTATAAAATATATTCTCTTCCATATCCAATAAACCAAACTCACCATCAACCAGCCTCTCCACCAGCTTAAGTCTTTCTAGTGGTATGTTTTCTAGGTTTGCGAGTCTCCTAAGTTCTTCCATGCTAGTACTCGTCCTAATTTCCACATACTGGTCCTTAGGTGTACTTTCTAGCTGGTGATGAAGTCTACTAATTAAACTCATCTTGACTGTCCTCCAAATTCAAGTACGCCGTCAACTATTGTGCAGGTATAGATGTGGTTGGGGAGGATAATAAATGTTCTGGGTACTCTAACACTACTTGGGAATGTGATTCTAGGTATTGTAGTGCCCGTTGTAAATCTCACTGCATATTCGTTTACATACTCACCACTACCTTGTCCCAGTGTTATTGTTAAGTTTCCACTAAGTTCTCCTGTCCACTCTGTGAAAGTACCAGGCTCTATTGTTACATTCAAGTCTGTCCCTGCGTTTTTTACTACCTTCACAAGCTTTCCACTCTCACCTTGTTCACCCCTTACGTACTTCTCTGTCTTATCGAATCTAGACTGCGCTGTGTTCCATTCGTATACATAGTTATCAGTCCCGACATAAGGAAGGTGATCTCTTATTTCTTCTACACTACCTGCGGCGCTTGTTAATTTATTTTTCAGCGTCTCATACTCAGCTGCCCTTTGTGTTTCGGAACTAGCTCTACCCTGCTCTGCTTGATCCCACTGTGTATATTTAGTGGTTCTTTCTAGTTCCGCTGTTTTTCTATCTTCCTCTGCCTGCACTCTGAGTAATTCGGCTGCTTGTCTATCTTTTTCTTTTTTCTCCCTAGCTTTTTCTGCCTCTACACGTCCAGTCTCATTTACATCTAGGACTTGGTTTTTCATTCGTAGTTCAGCATCACTAGGGGTTGGCGTTTCTATGTCAGGGTAGTAGTAGACTTTTCCTTCCACTACTGATACACAAGGATTAGGTATTTGTCCCGCTGCTAGTGCCTGATCATATTCTGCCTTAGTCCTGAATGTTTTTAAGTTTCTCATATTCCTCCTAATAAGCTAGTATATAATGTGAAGTAACATACCATCTCACACCAAAAAACGAATCTGACCTTATCTATCTTAGCTTCTAGTCCTGGCCTTCTTAATTCACGTAGGTCAAACTTAATAGACACCGCTAGTAAGAAAAGCGCCGGAATCCAAGCTAACATACTCCAAGGATTTCCATAGACTGCAACAAAGATCTGAGAAAATACTGCACTGACAATGGCTCCTATGTTATGTACTGTCTTATCCTCATCTCTTACTCTCGGCGCGGCTCCTACTAGCAATGAACCAAGAATACCTAAGAATGGAATAATCTTAAGGTCTCCAGTCATATCCATAGCCTGCGGAACGATTAAGAAGTTACAGATCCAGATAGTGAGTGTGAAGATAAACCCCCTCGGTATGTGATAGTATGTTTGTGATAATGACTCTGGAATACCGTACTTAGTAGTTGTCCAGAGTATATATGTGAGAAGTATTATGAACGATATCCAAGATAGTATCATACAGTTATATTTAATTTATCTGGATATCCCTTTTCAAAATCATACTTAACAACATCACCTACAGAAGTTAACTCACCTATTGTTTTTTTATGCTCCGCTGTCCTATTAAAACAGTTCATTGCATAAACTTCAATAGCGCTTAGTAGTTGTATTGCTAAGTCACAAGGAATCTCAATCTTAAATGTACCAATCCAAAAAGTAGTATTTTGGTAACCCATGTCTTTCTGAATTCTAGTACTATTCATAACTCCTACTCTTGTCTCCTTATCTAACCAAACAGGCATACTATTTAGGTAGAAACAGTTAATATTATCACTACTATCAAAAGATTCAAGATCGGATATTTTTGCTTCTTTGATTAGTTGTAGGGCAGTTACTTCCTCAGACTTAGACTTAGAGGTTTCAATATACTTAGCCTTGAAAGTTTCAACGCTATAAGAATTATCACCTTCCCTATATGTATCTACCTTCTTCTCCTCATCAAAGTAGACCCTCCATGTATTTGTATTACCCTGACTCCCCACTAAGAGTAATTCAGGATGTGATGTTGTTGAATAATCTATATTATATTTCATAGTGTGATTTTAAATTTTATTCTGGGTTAGTTTTGCCACCCTCTGGATAGTAACAAAGTCTAGTACCTGAATATGCAGGGAAATTATCCCTAGTTACTCCAATAGTAAGATAACTAGGTTTGCACCTAGTCATAAAATTAAATGTTCTACCAGTCCGACTTCTATTAATTGCGCCAAAGACTACAGAAAATAGTTCATCGAATTTTGAAAAATGATAACGATTATATGTAGCCTTGAACCCGGAGGTACTTGATAGGTTATCAGACCCTGAAGTATCTGTAGGTATCCCTATAATTCCCTTATTGAGTTGGGTCAAGAAGTATCCATAATATTTAAGATAATATTCGCCATAGTATGGAGTTTTCGAATAATTAATTACCTCTCTTGTAAGGTCTGGCATAGTAACCTCAATAGATGCACCTCCCGAACCATCACTGCTGAAATCAATACCTAGTACCGTATAGGGAACATCTCCAACTAAGTTCTCTATTCCCCTATATCTAATGCTTATGTATTTATTATCCCCATAAGCTTTCTGTACTACCCCAGAACTTCCACCAATTGGATTAGTATCTCCAATGTATTTAGGTGACAAAATAGGGGTCATGTCATAATGTACCTCACTCATCATATTCTCAGGAATAATGTAGAAAGTATCCTCTAGGTTTTCTGTATTAAGTGATTCTATAAGATCTATGTTCTTAAACTCTGTTACGTATAGAAAGAAGATAGAGAGATACATTGAATAATCAAGAGGGTGCCACTTATCATTGGTAGTTAGGCTATACATATTTGAACCTTTACTACTATCGGATCTAGCAATAGTAAAATTTACAAAAGACTTACCTAGGAGTGTCTGCCTAAAAACATTTGGATCATCTCTTCTACTATTCCTATCATATTCACTAAAATCAGTACGACGTTTCATTCTTTCCACATCCTTGAACCCTCCCTCATATCTTGGATCACTACTACATACAGAACATAGGCCCCTTCTTACATTATTGTTATTATCTAGGTCAAGGTTTCTATCTACTGTTGCGTTATAAGCAGATACATAAGACAGTGCTCTCCTTTTAAATCCAGGTAGTTTGCCTTCACTTATTTGAATAATCATTTCTACCTGAGTCTGTTCTAGCTTATACCAAAATTCAGGAATCTCCACCATAACCTGGCCAAGATTACCATTTACATCCGAATCTGCCCAGCCTGAATTAATGGGTAGGTATTTTACTACTTTTCCCTCATCATTTAGTATACAAGGCCTTATTTTATTTTGTATTGGTAATGTCTCATGAAGTTTAGGGTTTCCAATAGCCGTGTATTTTACAGAAACCTCCTTGGAAAAATCATAACTGATCTTAACACCATAGGATCTTTCTTGTACCACTAACTCTTCTAGGGCTTTTGTAATCGGTTCTATCTCACCTACCTTAGAGTTGAGTGATCTAAATTTACTATCTAGACTATTAATACTGATGAGAATACTATCTATGTCATCTACATTTACTTTATTATTTAGTGCTTCCTGTACTGCACGTGATATTGGTTTATCTAGGTCACTTGTATCATCCACACTACCTAGCCCTACTTGATCCTTTGTTACATTATGGGGATTATCTTTTCTCCCTGTATGTGTTTCACCCACTGTCTTAAGGGTTTGTAGTACAGTTTTTACAAGTTCATCAAATTCTTCTTTTGTATAGAGTCGTTTCAGCTTAGCAATATCCGCATCCTCCACTAAATCTTTACCTGGCACCTTACTTACCTTATCATCAAGTGCTTGTTGTACGGCATTTGATACGGGTTTTTCCATGTCCCCTGTATTATCAACTCTCCCTAGACCTATATCACTTTTCTCTATTACTACATCTTGTGCCAGCGATTTATTATTGACTCTAATACTTTTATCTACTTTTTCATTGAGCGCGGCGGATACTCTGGTCGAAATTGGTTTATCTAGGTCTCGTGTATTATCAACATTACCAAGTCCAATATCTGTACTGGTTAGGTTTACACTTGACGTAATAGGGTGACCATTTACTTTTATTTCTTCTAAGCTGACATGACCTGCATTTAGACTATTAAGGGCTTCACTAACGGCTTCTTCTAGTTCATCCATATTTCTATTAAGATCGACCATTCCCGCCGCGATAATACCACCCATAGTTTCAATGTCTAGGTCAATATCACCTTTTACTTTTTCTGCACTCCCTGCGATTAATTTTTCTAAGTCACTAATTTTCTTGACTACTACTTTATTTTGAACAGGATTTTCAGAGTTCGCATCCAGGATAGAGTCGACTAATCTTCTCCACTTGCCGGTAACCTCATTTACTTCGTTTTCTGGTAAGTACTGGTATAATTTTCCATCCTCACCGCAAAATGAAATATGCCCTGGATCAATACTTGTCTCTGGGTAGGATTTCATCTTTTCCAACGTGCTAAAACAATCTCTAGCAAAATTAGGCTTCTTACCTTGATAGTCAAAATTATCGCCTATACCTAGCATATTATTATTGTTAATTGTTTTATTATACAGTGTGCAGAGTATTATACCTACCCTACACACCATATATTATAATTTATTCACCATACTGCCTATAGTTCGCCTTAATCGGTTCACTTGAGAGTTCCTTGCTTAAGAATCTGTTGGGTACTTCATTCATCTTAGCGAAACCATCAAATACATACCAATCTGAGCTTCTACTTGCATTACCATTTTCATCAATACTGTCAGTCTTATTCCAGTTATTCCTACTAAACATATTATTGAATGTCACCTTCAAGTTTCTATCAACACCATTATTATAAGAACCTGTATCTGGATCCCAACTACTAAGTCTAAAGCAACTTTCCATCTTCTGTATATAGATGTTAGATTGATTAAAGACATCAGTTAGGTTTGAGATTCCCCTAAACATACCGAACCTGAACATTCCCTGTATATACAAGTCAATCTTAGGTACTGTAAAGTTCATAACATTCAAGGTTAGGTTATTAGGCCACATACAACCATTAAACATATCATTCATGTAGAGTCTATTTGTCTTTATATACTTGAACAGGCTTGGTGGGATAGTTACACTGTATCCCTTTATTACCCCATTCTTTGATATATAATAACCGAGCATCTTACAATTCATGAACATCCTAGTCATATCTCCTATGTTTGGTGTAGGTTTAAACATGTAAGGTGGAATTCGTCCTTGTATACCATAGATCCTACTTATTCTGTACTGTGCTTGATTACCAAATGATTGCCTAGTAGGTCCACAATCTCTGAACAAGTCAACTAGGTCAACATTAGCAGTACAATACCTAAGCAAGTCTGGGGCAAATGCAAAACCACCTGAATAAGAACAACTAACGCCATCGAAAGTACTAGATGTTGTTAGTGTATCTACTGTCTTGGATGGGTCAAGTACTACATCATCCAACCAATCTATGTTATATTCAAATTCAGTTCCACCAATACTCTCAAACCTTAGTAGCCTTGTATACATCTGATTACAAAGTACTACATAATCGTCATACCTATTAGCTCTTCCTGACCATTTCCACATGTAAGTATAGAGGTCTTTATTTGGTTTTACCTCTGACCATGTATTATTAATCAGAACGTACTTGAAAGGTTGATAGTCGATGTTATAGTCAGGCATATCAAAGTAGGTGCTCCCCGTATCTGTTGTGAAGAGATAATCATATTCCTCTGCATTACAATTCTGGAAACAACCTCTCATGATTTCTATTGTCTGCCTTGGTATTTTAACAACCTTACTGAATGTATGTGTATTCTCAGCTAGGTCAGGTATCTTAGAAGTTGTAGTATTTCTAGAGATATTCTGTTCAGTCTGAGTGTTATCTACTTGTACTGTAGTTGTTATGACTGTAGTTGGATCGATTACTACTTGACTTGTATTGTTAGGAATCTCTGAGAACCTGTTATATACAATCTTAGTAGTGGTTCTAGTATTAGCAGTTTCATCCGTACTAATCACTGTCTTAACTGCCTTACTACCTTCCTTACTGTCAATATCTACAGTCTTAGTATGATCTGAGCCTGTTGACCTAATTGTATAGTTGATGTCACCGTGATAGAATAATCTAGCTGGTATCATTCCTACCATCTTATGAAACGTTCCACCTGTTGTACTTGAGAATGTATAAGCAACACAAGATAGGTTAATACAGTCTGCAAAAGGCTCTGGTAGTCCTCTCTTCGATGGCTCATTTACATTTGTCAGCCTATAAGGAGTTTTGAAATCATAGAAACAGTAACTAATATTTCTAAGTTCAGTACATCCAGCAAAAGTAGATCCTGGTAGTTCAATAGCATCACCGGTTATATTCTCCACCGACATACCCCTGAACAAGCTGACCAACATTGTGATCTTACTATGATTCTTACAGTTCTGAAGTATCCTATAAGGGAATCCACCTACTGAATATTTCTTAAGTCCTGCACCTGTAAATGAATGGTAACCACTTGAATAATCATTATAGTTACCAGTCTCAAATGCAATAGTCTTAAGTGAATCAAAGTCCTTTAGTGTATTATCAGTGAGCTCTAGTTTTACCTGTTCATCACCTACTCCTAAGTTACTAACAATAAAAGAACTTGAAATGTTTTCTAGTTTCCTTGGGTCTTTAAAAATCTTATCTAGATTCATCTTACCAGAACCACTATCACTAATGCAAGTATTTACGATATTAACAAGAGATGCTGGGAAAATACCTAGTTCCTCTGTTATGTTATCGTAGTTTATGTAGTTTGTATTCAGTGAGTGTGATATTCTAGTAAGCTTTGGGAGATCAGAGAACATTCCATCCAAGTTACCAATCTTATTCAGTCCACTCTTGTAATTCTTAGTAATACTGTCAAAAGTACTGAATGTAAGCGTATTGATGTCATTAAATACTATACTGGTTGAGAAGTTGTGTAGGTTAGTTATTTCAAACTTACTATTACCCTCTGGAACCCTAAACAAGTATCTATCAAAGTACACCTTACTATTGATTACATTAATGAATTGAGTTAGCTTTCTGAGAGGGCTAAACAATCCATCTTCCTTAATGACTTCAGTACCACCTGTTCTTACAACAGATGGAGAATAGAGCCTACCAGATATATTAGTGCCGTAGAATAAGCCGTTGATGTTTGTGATATTAACGCACTTATCAAACGTATGCCTGTTCAGTGAGTTATCGTTTGTATCACTCTTCCAACCATCACCAGCAAATCCAATATCACCACAACTAAAGAACAGCGAATCAATACTCCTTACGTCTGGTCCTATACTATAAAGTGCGTAGTAGATATCAAACAAGTCAACTCCTGAATAAGAGAAGCAAGAGTTAACATCGGTAGCCACAAGTTTTAGGTTAGTTACACTATTACCCTCTTGGAATATGAAATTATCATTCTTATAGATTCTATCACTCTCTATTGGGTGTATGTATCTTCCAAACTGATTAACTACATTAGTTCCATTATACCTACCCCCATGTATTGTAAATAGAGGACACCTAGAGAATACAAGTGACCCCATCAGTGTGAAATTACCATATACTCTCTTCAGGCTACTACACTCATAGAATGACTTCGTTTTAAGTGGTGTTGGTTGATCTTGGATATTATCAAACACAACATACTCAAGGGATGGATTACTACTGATACTAAATGAATCAAGTCTATAACCCTTCAAGTCAATACCATTACTATTACTTGAGTCTTGTGTTCTCAATGTCTTTATAGTAGTACCATCAAGACTAAGTGTTCTGAGTGATACTAGTTTAGAGTTACCTGTATTAATCTCAGTGTAATTACTATCTGATATTGAGAGTGTATCAAGTTCTGGTAGGTCATTGAGTGAGATAGTACTTGCTCCTGTGCTACCTAATGACGCAGACCTACAGCCGGATATTACAATCTTCTTAAGCTTTGGACAACTATTAATGTTAATCTTTGGTAAGTAAGACCAGTTATCATTAGAGATAAGTTCTACTGTCTCTAAGTTTGACATACCTGATATTACTACCTGCTTAATTGATCTATTTGTGTAGTCTAGCTTTACTGTTCTAATATTTTCACAATTAGTAACTGCAAGTGTATTAAGTACCTTACAGTTTCTTAAGTCAATATTTGTTAAGAGCGGCTGTTTTTCAAGCGTCAGAGTTTGCACAGAACTATTACTAACATTCAAGTAGTACAATGAAACTCCCACTGGTATGATTACGTTGTTGATATCAGACTCACTAACATTCAAGTACGTAATATTCTTAAACGGATTCTTATAAACGTCTGGTACAAGATCACTAGCCACCTGAGTAGTACCACTTAAGTCCACAGATTGAATACCGCCTGACTTAAAACCACTAAAATTAAGGGTCTGTAGTGCGAAGTATTCAGGATTCACTTTATAACCTGAGCTATCGAACGTCTTAAGAAGCTCAAAGATATTAAAGGATGATGTGAAAGTAGTAATACCGCTTAAGTTCAATTCCTTCAGTGATGACAAAGATCCATAGTTGCTGTAGATATTACCCATGTTTGGAGTATATACAGGACTACCATCTTTATTTTTAACTACTGATGATACTGTTGGCGTTAAACTGTTTATCTTAATACTCTTCAAGTCAGACAGTGATGTAATCTTATCTGAATTGTTAATGTATGTCTGAATATCTGGTGTGTCCTTACTATCGGCAACAATAATATTAGTCTCTTTACCATCTTTTACGTAGGTGTATGATACTGATTTATTACCAATATTGGACTTCATAATAACAGGAGAGTTTACCGTCACAGGCATAGTAATGGAACCTGAATCATGAGTAACACTAATACTATTCTTCCATGATATGTTGTAAGTATCGATGTTATTATCTACTAAGTACGATGCCTCATTACTAAGACCAGCCCTATAACCGAACACACTATCCAAGAATGTAACACGCTCATCTAACCAGTTCTTAATAAATGACATTCGAGTACCATGCAAGTAGTTTCTCTGTGCTGTCTTAATATACTTAACGTTATAGTCGTAGTTAAAGATAAGCTCACCACATTTACTTAGCTGTGTTGTGAAGTGTTTTTCAAAGAACTCATCAACACTCTTAAGCACTGTTGACCTAAGATCGCTCCACATGATAGAATAGAAATGATAATCACCTGTACTCTTATAATCATTGAAGTAAGTATCGAAGAAAATCTCTGACTCAATACAACCCCAGAGCTTATTACTATAGACTGTAAAGACTGTATTATCTGTCTGTTCAGCAATACCATAAAGTAACATTACCTTATTATCAGGTCCGTTAGTGATTGAATTTTCTAAGGCTGTTGTTGTTACTTCCTCCGCACCAGCATTACCAAGTCCAAGTGCAGTATCCATATCATAGAAAGAAGGTGTCCAATACTTACCACCAGGACTTCCATTCTTAGGTAACCAAAACTTAAATTGCAAGTTCTTACCAAGGGAGTCAACAAGTCCAAACAACATACAGATAACATAATAGAAAGCTGTATTCTTAACGCTCAAGTCAATTCCTTCTTTTGCCTGAGGTCTTGTCATTGTGATTGTTGTACCCTGGCTATCTCTTGTTGTGGTAATACTTTCTCCCTCACTACTAGAGATTATGTACTTATTATAGGAGGTATTATATGCTCTCTTAGCTGAACCATTGATATACTCCATCTTAGAGGCAATCGTGTTATGTAAGTTTCTGAATGCCTTTGTTGCTTCGTCTGTATTTTCTGCATATACTCTTTTCCACAGCTTATCTACGTACGTTGCATCATTAGACCAGAAATAACCATCCTCTAAGAACTTAAATTTCCTGAGATTAGAAGGTGCCCACTTAATCTGTTGTCCGTCTTCATCCTCTAAGAAAACGCCATTATATTTTATGAAGCCTGTTGAATCTCTTACAATGTTGGCTGGAAATCTACTATACTTATCTCTACCAACCTTAATGATAGAGTAGTCGTATGGATCTTCAGTATCTCTATCTTCAAATACATCAATCTTAACAGTGGTACAATTCTGAGATCTTTCACCCTCGTACACTACTGCATTGATTGTATTATCTAGCTCTGATTCACTTGGTTGACTGAAGAGATTAGGGAATGTTACATCTTTTCCCGCCAATACATCACCGTATGGATTCTTCAGATACTTAGGAACTTTATATCCTTGGTTATATTCAGATTCACGACCTAAGTTAAAAGAGTATATACCAAGAACCCTAATATCTCTACTATCACCTGTCTCAGACTTAAAGTTAACAATCAACAATACTGGGAAACCTTCGATAGTTGGTTTTACGGTGACATCTGGCGGAAGACTGCCACTAGCTTTCAGTGCATCTACTTTTGACTTCGCTGGGTAACAGTCTGCAATGTTGATAAGATTATTAGTTGGATCATTAAAAGTCTCATTAATGAACTTACCAATCACAGCGTTATTGATATGTCCAGAGTCCACTACATCAGCCTTAAGCGTGAATGATTTTTCTGGGAACCAATCTGACTTAGGCGAGAACATCTGATTACCTTCGAATGTGATCTTAAGGTTTTTGATGTTATAGTTCATAGATGTAGTACCTTGCAGCTCTATTGTTACCTGTGAACTCTTAATACTAGTTGTGCCTATCTTATATTCGAAATTAGAACTACTACTTACATCAAGACCGCCATTAGAAGTACTTGAGAATTGTGAGTAGGTCCAATTAACAGACATAGTAACAATTGGAATAGGTAGTTCAGTAAGTGCACTATCTAAGACAATAGATGTACCACTAATACTAGCCAGGTTCTTAAATTCACCCGTCCTTAAGTTATAGATTGAACTGATTGCGCTTGTGTCGATTGTTCCACCTTCACCTGTTACTTCCTCGTCGGTTCTAATACTATTGTTCCTTAAGAGCTGAGATACAAGCCCACTATTTAAACTACCATCTTCATTTCTCTTAAAGTTCATGTAGTTATTGATATAGCTACATACAATCTGACCTGTGTTAAGTGCTATGTTGAAGAACCTTGTTGAGTAGACATGGATTGTAGTACTATTATTTACAACAGTTCTACCATTATCATCACTAGTACCAGAACAAGCAAGAAACGCTCTACTAATGTTACCCATGTTGTAGATAAGTCCCCTACTTGTATTAATCTCTATTGACTGTAAGATAATACCATTCTGATATACAGATAGAGTTGCATAAGCTACTCCATTCTGTCCAGGTCTTGTTAGTACTATATCAACTTGCTGGAAACTATTATCCTGCAATGATCCTACCAGTGTTACACCTTCTACCTTGACATAATATTTTCTAGGTGTGATGAGAATACCTGCACCTGTTTGATCTTTTGGGTTATAGTCACCAAGTTTATAGATTACTGCATTATCGTCTGGATCTTTACCAATGTGGTATGCAATCTGTACAGTAAAGGTATAACTATTAGAAGTCACAGCACAATTAACATCACTCTCTGAACTAGGAAACCAAGATGTAACACCGCTCTTAGTTAGTACTCCGTATGCTGTGTGTGTAAAAGTATATGCACCTTTATAATCACTCTGAATACCTGAATCTGAACCAATATTATACAGGTCTAAGCTACTCTCTGGAATTCTAAAGGTCTTACTTCTACCACTAGTACTAAAGTTTTCATTCCTGTATGTTATATTCTTTGAACTGACCGCTCTTGTACCAGCCTCTCCCCAGAATGTATAATCATAGACTAGATACTTATTAAGGTCATTCATGTATGCCTTAACTGGTCTAGTGTTTGGCTCAATTACTGATATATAAACCCTACCTACGTCCCTAATTGTTCCTTGGTTAGCAATAATCTCAATAGTAAACTTTCCGTACGTATTAAAGATTGGAAACTGCGCTAGGTTAATTGGTACTGTTACTTGGTTACCATAGATCAAGTTCCTATCACTAGCAAGAGTAGTAGATCCGCACTTAATCTCATAATTATAGGTACTAGTATTCTCACTAATTGTTGTAAATTGTAAGTTGAAAATACTATCCTGTGAAATTGAAATAGGTGATAGTGGATCAATACCTGTCACTGGTGTTACTAAGATACCATCCGTTACTACTACATTAATAATACTTACTACACTACCTGATGATACTCTATTATTTCTCGTATTAGCTAAGAGGAAATAGATTGGGTAAGATCCTGGCATTGCATTCTTATCAACTAGCTTTGTCTTACCGTTTCCATGTACATCTGAGATTGGAATGTCGATAAAGGAAGCAGTGGTATCAATTCCTAGGAGCTCTATATATTGTCCTGCTTCGCCTAAGTCTTTACCATCTGCCTTGAATACCCCGTCTTGTAGTGTAATAACAGATTTAGCAAAGTAGAGTCTATAGTCACCTGATATAGAAACTCGATAAGACATCTGTAGTTTTGCATCTGTCTCTCTAAGTGTCTTCTGTGTGATATTGACTGAACTACTATTTAAAGTAATTGATGAAATTTTTATATCGCATCTTGCAGAAAACTCAGACTCAGACTCATCAAGTGCGGATACCTGTAAGACGACATCACTCTTAGAAATACCAAGTAAGCTAGCATCAAATGACTTAACAGTTCCTTTCTTTACTCCTGTCTCCTGGAATACTGCCTTACCATCAACCCTTACGATCACTGTATACTTGCCGGCTGCTTTAGAGTCGACTTTATAGTAGATCTGGTTAATTTCTTTATTCCAGATTATTTCAGATACGGGGTCGGTTCTATTAAAAGGATCTAGTATTAACACCTCTACAGTATTATTACTACCACCTCCACCATTACCCCATCCACCTGAGCCACCATGTCTAGCAAGCCAAGATACATTCTTCTTTAGTATCTCAATATCCTGCCTATCCTTGACAAGTGAATCTTCTATGGATATTGTTCCTTTATTGTCTGCTAAGATAGGGTTGTTTGTATAGATACCAGTAGCATCACTAGACGCTACTGGCTCCCATTTCTTAGTAGTCTTATTATATTTTCTTACAATTGCCATATAATAATTATAGTTTTATAATCGTTCCACCAGTATTATAGAGGTTTGAACTTAGGGCTGAATTAACGAAGTAGTCTCTATTCTCCTTGACTGTATCGCCATGTGTATAGATCTTCGCAAGGTCCCAATATCCCGCTGGTGATCCCTTCTCACTACCTGCATCATACATACCTCTGATCTGATACATGTAAGACTTGATTTCACCATCTGTTACCTCATAGACTGTATAGAACGGATAACTCTGCTCTTTTAGATTAGATGCTTTTACGTAGAATCTCTCCCAAGGTATATAATCACCAGCCAAGTCAGAGTTAGATTTATTCTTGAATCCTGTTGCCTGACACATTACATAACTAGGGGCATTAATATTATCAACTACCTCAATTCTACATCTAGCCTTATTATTAATTGATCTACCTCTTACAAAACTCTTAGCTGCCACACTAGAACCATCAATAGTAAGTGCAGTGCTTGAGTTATTATAAACTTCATCACACCAGTTTGATAGTTCTGACCACCTACCATTAAACTCTTCTACTGTTAATTGCATGAAAGGTTTAAATGATGCAACAGTACTAAACATACCAGTCTTTGGGTCATCAGTTAAGATATCATCAACACTGCTAGTACTTCCATCGATTTTCTTAGTGAGTGGATTGTATGTAAGTGGTGCATCATATACAGGTGCAGTAATAGCGCAAGTATGTTTATGACCTCCCATTACCAAAGGAATTCCCCACAGCTTAAATACTCTCTGATATTCGTAGTTGTGGTAACGATTCAAGTATGCCTTAGCTGTTTCACGAGGTGCTGCAATATTATTATCATAGTTCTTGTAAGCAGAATTAGATGTAATATTGAAAGGCATCTCATGGGTAAATACAATACATTTATTACACTTACCAACTAGGGCAGGATTAAATCTCTCCTGTCTGAAATCAAAGTTACTTGGTATTGCAACCCCCTTCCAAGTCAGTAGGTCCTTGATTATCCATTCTTCTTCGATGTCATAAATCTTAGAAGCATTTTTATTTTTTCCACCTTCTCTAAGTTCATCCTTGATACCGTAGATGGCATTGACTGTACTCTTGTCGAATTTCTTAGCTTTTTCTTTACCGGTTGAATCATATGTTACCTTATTAGAGATTGTACGTGTTTCTGATAAGAGTGATATGAAGTGGAATTTACCATAATTGAAAGAATACAGTGATGGCATCTTAAATGAAACCTGCTGACCTTCATCTTTTGCGGAGGGACCTGTAAATACTTGTGGATTTCTATGGTCTATCTCGAATGTATAGAAATAGTCGATCACATAAGTATTAATCTTCCAAGGTGACTCTTTTCCATTACCAATATCTCTCATTGATATAGGTGCGAGGTCATTATTTCCGATAGTTAACATTTCCTCTCTGTCATCAATAGGCTCATATCCATCAAAGTAATCAATCCACTCATTAGATCTACTACCATTATAACAGATATCTCCTGTGTTGATTACGAAATTGAACTTACCAAATCTACCAGCCGTCTCTTCTTTCTTAATAAACTTAGCAGACAAATTCCATACTTCATACTCTTCCCAACTAGCACCTTGTTGATCGGTTACCTGCAAGAAGTTAAATGTTCCAGCTTGTGCATCAGATATAACAGTAAACTTCCTTACCTTACTCTGATATACACCTTCACCGTCATCAGTCTTACTTCTAACTACCTTATATTCATACTCGCCAGGTTGAATCCCAGATATAATTACCCTATGTGTTGTGAGGGACTGTCCATATGCTGACTCCCATCTAACTCTATCATACAAGCTCTTATGTTCTCCGTATAATATTGGTGAGGTATTTGGAGTTGTTGCAGCGGAATATACGGCGCCTGGTTTAATTGATTCTACCTTCGTCCAATCTGATGTTCCCTTCTTACGATACCAAAGGAATTCATCATGATAATCCACAGAGTTCCAACAAAAACATCTAGTCGCGCCGTTTGTACCCGCTGTTGCCTGAATACCAAATGTACAGGTTAAAGTACTAGGGTGATCAGTGCTAAAGAGTGTACGTGATGTTGCAATAGACTTACCCTCAAATGATGCGCGAGGTGTAAAGTCTTCTACTCGTCCACCTATATTTGCACCACTGATATAAGAAGATGCAAGGAATTTATTATTATTGAAACTACCTACACCCTCTCTAGGATTAGACTGTGTAGTAGGGTCAAGCATATACCATCTTCTAAATACTACCTCGCTTGCACTACGTCCCGCTGGTAAGATATAAGTTGCTTTTTCACAGATTGCACTATTATTAAAACTAGCGAGATCAATAAAACCCTTAGCACAATTACTTGCCGCTACATCAACAGGACTAGTAGTAGATGATGGGATTTCAGACTGTGTACCATCAATGTTATAGAAGTGCTCATCATCAGGCGCCCAACATAAGTAGAATACGGCAGATGATTGGTCAAACTTAATCAGTTCACCATTATCCTCTTTCCACTCCATATCAAAGGTCTTAACTTTCAAGGCAGTTGTATTAACATCCATTACTGAACATTGTGCACCCCTAATCAAGAAAGTACCGCCTGCTGGAATCTTACCCCATAGTTTAAGTTTCTTCCATACCTTATTAGATCCCATATAGAGAAGATAGAAACCATTCAAGTTAATATCCTCACCAGAACCTGTATCTTCTGTTGCGTATGGGTTACCTAGTTCTACGAAATTATGTGAACAGGGTTGATAATCGTGTGGTCCTCTAAGTGGGTCTCCTGCATTACTACCTGAGCCACCAAGATAGAAAGAATTAATTACAATACCTACCTTAGCAACTGCACCATCATAGTAATAGTTGCTCTGTAATTCTGGCTGTCTATTATCAAGGCTATTATCATAAACCTGCAACTTACCCTCTGCATTAACCTTGACTGTATACTTAGCCTCTTCTGATCCCACTGGTACAAAGCCGATTGAATCAACTTTCTTCAGCTTACTATCAATCAGGCTATTTACTGTATCTTGATCCATATCCGTTGTTTCGTTATTATCTTCACTACTACCACCGCCAATAGATGAACCACTTCCGATAGGTATTAGTTTTCCTTTTTCTGTAAATATATATAGTTTAGTTCTGTCTGTACACCAAATAAGCTCACCTGGGATAAAGTTCTTTTTTCCCGTATCCATCTGTTCCCAAGTACCCATCTTGATACTAATGTGGTTAACAGTTGGTTCTTTGGCCGTTGCATATTTTGGCTCTACTTCAGCACTATTCTTAATATCTTCTAATTGCTCTTTTGTTAGTACCTCTTCCTTAACAAGTTCATTGATGTAACCCGGCATTAGTGGGTTTGTTGTATTTGCCAGTTCAGTCCTTGTACCATCAGTAATACTACCACTGACTGCACCAAAGGACCTAATATTCATCAACACTTTAACCTGTTTCTGGAGTTCATATACTGCTTTCTGAATACTATATACGAGTGCAGTATTTGTGTCGTACTGATTATCTGTTGTATCTACCCAAAGTGCGTTTACATCTTCTGGTTCTTTCGCACTTACTACTATACCACTTCCTTGACCAGTTAAACAAGTCCAGCCATTGGAGTCATTTTTGTAGTAAATAGAATCATCTTCCTTTACATAGACAACTGATCCCTGTGCTTGTATTGCCTTATTTGTTTTTAAGTCAGCAACACGATCAATCTTCTTAATACCACCGCCGAAATCATAAGGAATCCACTCACCACCATTCCACTGATAGGTATGAATTTCACTTGGGTCATCTACTACATAAACGACAGTACCAATCTCCTTAAAGCTCTGTGGTATGTTATTTCTACTAGCTATATTTGGAACGGGTCTAAATGCGCCGAGAATATTTTGGTCTATTAAGTCGCCCTGTGTTTTTAAGTTTTCTACAATAGGCGTAATTTGATCCAGACCAGACTTAACGGCGCTAATTCCGTTCGATGCATTAGTAGCTGTTGTTTGTGCGGATGTTAATCTTTTGTTCAGTAGTTCATAGCTTTCGTAACTCTTCAACTTAGCTATTTCACTTTCCTCAACAAGATCTTTACCTGGCACCTTACTAACCTTATCGTCGAGTGCATTCTGAGTACTAGTTGATATTGGTTTATCAAGGTCACTAGTATTATCAACATTACCTAAGCCAATATCAGACTTAGTTAGATCTACATTTCCTACTAGTGGATGACCGTTGACTGTTGTGCTCTTATCTACCTTTCCTGATAATGCAAGTTGTGTACGTGTTGAGAGTGGTTTATCAAGGTCACTAGTATTATCTACATTCTCTAGGCCGATGTCATTCTTATTCAGTACTACATTGTCGGTTAGTGAGTGTCCATTTATCTTTATACCTTCAATATTGATACTACTTGCCTTTAGACTGTTAAGAGCTTCACTGACTGCCTCTTCTAGTTCATCCATATTTCTATTAAGATCAACCATACCAGCGGCAATGATAGCACCCATACTCTCAAGACCAAGTGTATCGCCTAGTTCATTAATTCTAGTATCTATCGATTGTTCAAGCTGTTTAATTCTCTCTACAATCGCTTTATTTTGAACTGGATTTTCAGAGTTTGCGTCTAATATAGAATCAACCAGTCTCCTCCACTTACCTGTCTCTGTTGATACCTGATTTGTAGTGAGGAACTGATAGAGCTTACCATCCTCCTTACAAAATGATACGTGGCCATGATCAACACTAGTATCTGGGTAGGACCTCATTTCTTCCAGGGTATCAAACGAATCTCTTGCAAAGTTAGGTTTTCTACCTTGGTAATTAAAGTTATCACCTATATTTAGCATACTGTAATTTATATGTTATATCAACATTAACCGAATGACTGCTTGAAATTAGTAATCGTAACGGGATCGGTCAAGGTGTAGATATAGTAGCTTACACCATTGATAGTTCTTTCTGTTAATGTATATGAATTTATGTACTCGAAGTTATTAGCATCCTTGATTGTAGTTAACTTGCCGAAATCTTTTGGGTACATATAACAAGTTCTACTATTTACCATATTGATCCCACTCCAAGTATAACCCTTAGATGGATTTAATACCTTTGTTAATCCAGTTGTTGTAGTAGGAATAGGGTCACCATCAGCTAAGATTCCATAATAGCAAGGATGTACTATTCTAACCGTATATGTAGCAGTGTAATCTTTTCCACCTAGCATTAATAAGAAGTTATACTCTCTATTACCACTTGTTCTCGGTGTGAATTGGTCTTGTACTGGTCTACTAAAACTCAGATTCGTAAGTTGATTACCATCTACGTCACAAATAATACTGTCTTCTAGACTAAGATCATAAGGTGCACCGCCCTTTGCGACACTCACCCTAAGATTTACTGTTACTTGGTCATTACTAACACCAACGATAGAGGGGGAGCCTGTTACTGTTACTTTAATAGGATTCAATACTCTATCAATATCATCAAGTACACCACTATCTACTCTTCTCCAGTATCGGGTCTGTTTAAACTTTTCACCTGACTCACCACCAAAATATTCGTACCTCTTATAGACAGGTCCTGACATTGGATCATCTGGCGCACTTAGAAATCCCAACTGTACTCCACTAATTCTGTGCTTACTATCTAGGGCATCATACAGCTTAGTAATAAGTTCACCTAGATTGTGATATGGCCCGTTATTTCTTGGCCAGATTAAGTCAGCATTGTAATAATTAATTAAGTCAGATAATGGTGTACGTGTCTCTTTATGACCAACTGCATCTGTTATTGTTGCTGGGTATACGAGTTCATCACCATTTACTACTTTATGAATACTTGCCATCTTATATTTTCTTTTTATTTATACTCAATCCCTAGATAATTACAGACACCCTCAACTATTACTTCACACAGGACATTCTTACCTCTCGTGCTCAGTAGGAATTCTAAATCTTCCTTATTATCTTGGAACATATTTTCTACTAATACTGCAGGACAAGCCGTACTTTTACATACTGCTAGGTCTGCGGTCCAATATAAGTGCTGTTGGTCTGGTGTTCTAACTTTCAGATTTCTCTTCAACGCTGCCTCTGCCATGTTTACAGCGAGAGTTTTACTAAGCCCACCAGAATTTCCAGCAACAAACACGGACCAACCTCTAGCAGTGTTCCATGTACGATTACTTCCTGCTGCGTTACAATGAAGAGATACTAAGATACACTTTCCTTTCTTGTGTTCATTGTTTGCCATCTTACATCTAGCTTTAAGACCTGGCTCAATATCATCAGTAACAGTTCTTTGATGTACTATACCTAATTGATCAAACCTAGCTTCGATAAGACTTGCTAGCTCCCGAACCCACCTATACTCTCTAAGTCGATTATCAGGACTACACTTACCTGCAACATTACTACCGTGTCCACAATCTAATAAGACCTTTACCATAATTTTTACTGTGCTGTTATTTGTACTGGAATTGAACTACCTGTCTGCTTTAGTCTTGTTCTAATTACTTTATATGGTACTACTATGCCCACCTTGTTCTCTATCTTAACATCCTCTACTACTAAGTCTGTATTTAAGAAACCACCTACATACATTTTATTAGTTTGGCGATAGTATTGCGCAGGGATAATGATATATGGATACTTACCACCGCTACAATTAAATACAGTCTTATCGAGTGTACCAGATTCAACAAAACTAGACACTAACTTACCTTCTAGTTGACTGCTCTTAATTATACCACCACTAAAATCTAGTAGCTCTGATGCCCCTACAAACTTACGATATCTGAATTTGTAGGTAGCGTTAGTAGTAAGGCGGGTATTATTTTTTGTAATAACTACACAGTTGATTGAAACATCAGATGGGACTGTTTTAGTAACTAGACTATTATATATCCAAACACCTCCCTTATCAAAATTAAAGAACTTATTAACTACTGGGGTCGGATTACTAATATCCGTATCTATTAATCTGAGCATTATTTCCTTAATCCCATCAACTTTTTCATCTAACCTTCCCTTACCCCTACTAATATTAATACTTATGCTAGGTACTACTTTATGCCCAACTTCAAAAGTGGAAGTACTAGGGTCAGAGGTAGAGTAATAGTGTTTATCTTGATCTAATTCAGTTATTTCTCTTCCGAATGCTTCCCAGTGTGATTTATCGGTATCACTAATAACTCCATCATTATCAAAATCGAATGCCTTATCTAGATCACTATCTCCTACTTTCTTTCCAATCAACTCCGGTAGCTTAAAGTCTATAAGTCGCCCAAGCATTTCTAGGTTTATTCTTGTATAAGAATTATTAGTTAACTGCAATGGATTAACCATGTTATTAATTTCGGAAATTCTTTTCTCTAGATCACTAACAAGACCGCCATTAAGAGCACCTAACTCCTTTACTACCTTAGCTGATACTGTTTGGCCTTCGTAGACTTCCCCATCTACATTATCAACCACACAAGGTACCCAATGACCTGTATCTTCTAGGTTAGCACTCGAGTCATAGTAGTACCACTTCCTATCTAAGCAGACTCTAAATCCCTCTGGTACTGGCGTTCTCCAATCAAGTAAGTCTTTCTTAGTGAGTGCCAATCCTTGTCTACTATCTAGAAACTCCTTTGACTCTAATGTAAAATTTGTTCCAATATGTGCTGACATATTATTATTTTCTATTAATAATACCTCACCTAGTATCAGGTATTTCTACCCAATACTAAGCAAGATATAATATTTAATTAACGTACTTCCCTCAATAAGTAGTTCTGTGCATCTGGTAAGGTATGTGGATCTTCATGGTCTACGAAATAGGTTCCATTATTACCTGCACCAAAAGCATAACCTGCAAATACATAGTTAAACTCTTCACCGTCACCTACTGATACCTCTCTATACTTACTGTTGAATATGTTATTGAAACTAACATACTGGAATGGTAATTCAGTTCCCCTATCACCGGTAAACTCCTTACAAGCTCTAAATGCACTACCTATGTTAGAAAGGTTTGTGAATTTAGCAAAAGTATTACTAACTGAGAATTTACTATCGGAGCTACCATGGAATACTGGACGATAGAATACATAAGATACGTCACTCAAAGTTGAATTATTTATCTTATCGAATATATTATCTATCGTACCGCCTAGTGGAAGTACAATACCACTGAAAGTCTCATGTAAGCTAGATATGTTTGGACAGTACTTAAAGAAGTTGAGAGGTACTACATATGATGTTCCACCCTCTACTGTATAGTAAGATAAGAGCTTACAGTTCCTAAACATACCGCTCAAGTTAACGCTAGTACCTTTCTCTAATGGTTTCAATAGGTATGGAGGTATACGTCCTCTTAGTCCATATCTAGAGTAAGTTGCAATACTATCACCACCGTCATACTTGTCGTTATTCTCCTGTCTACCACAATCAGCAAACATATAAGAAACAGAACAATTATGGTTACAGTACCTTAACAAGTCAGGCGAGCAACAATAATTAACAGTACCAGACAATTCAGGACCTCCCTCATTACCAAACTTCTGCTTTCTTCCGTCAGCGTTTGTATAAGAATAAAGAAGTCCTGGTGTCTGAGTGTTGTTGTCATCAAGATTCTCAACACCTGCCGTACCTCTAGACTTTGCATCTGACTTTGCCCAATCACCATCAAAGGTCCAAATCTCAGTATACTTTTTATCGTTCCTGGTAATTGGTACTAAGTTATTGTCATTATCAAAATACCAGCTAAAAGGCATATAGTCTTGATTATTCTCTCTGACTGTAGATGATTCGTATGCATTTAAATTTGCATGCCTGAACAAGTAGTCTGCATGCTCTATGTTCTTATTTACAAGGTCATAGGAGATAGACACTTCCTTAACGTAACCATCTCTCACTGGATCTACCTTACTACCTTCAGATAATTCACTAGATCTATAGAAACTAAACTCACCAGATAAGCTTCTTACTGCATACACTACATTAGATTGCCATACCTTGAGATCAGTTATTAGCTCATCACCACTAACATCTTCTCCTGTTGGTAATTCAATGTAAACCCTAATGCTTCTACTATCGATGTCGGTATAGTTACTAGTTACATCCTTCAGTGACTTAGTTGCATTATCGAAAATGTAGAACTTAGTCTCTTGTATGTCCCTAATACCTTGAAATGCTTCACCCTTCTTACTAATCTCCAAGTTAATAGAGTTAGATTCAGACTTTCTTGGTTGGTTGCTAAATTGACTAGCTACGTTTATCCATTTCTTACTACCAATACTGATCGCATCACTGTCGACAAACTTTCCTGTTAGTGGTCTAGGTAAGTCTCCATATAGTGCAATCCTATATCTTGTACTAGAATCGTCCAGATATGAAGAGCTAATACTTGCATCACTACTAAGTCCTCTCAAGTTTTTATTTACAGTAGTCTTACCATGGTATAATAGCTTGTTTGGAACACTAGCATCAGTCAAGTAGTTTACTCTATCTGGATTAGCACCAAACAAGTAAGATACATCCTTCAAGTTAGTATTCTGTTCGAAGCATCCACCCTTCAGCTTATACTTAAACTTAGCATTATAGAACAGGCCCACTACGTTTTCAAGCAGCTTATTACCAATAAACATTTTATCTGGCAACTCTGGGACGTAATCATTTGAAAAACTAGGCGCCTCTACGTCAGAGAAGAAACCCGCAAACATCTTAAGATTAGGACAACTGCTAACAATTCCGAATGGGAACTTATCACCTACTATATATTTATTATAACCAGCCCCACAGAAAGAAGTCAAGTAAGAACCTATAATTTCTTTACCCTTATAGTCAATAAAGAATAACTTTCCATTGCTAGGTATATAGTACTCCTGCGTTGAGTTATAACCAAGACTCACTAGGTTAGCAAAACCACTGAATGTATCCTGACTAATAGGTAGCTTAACCTTAACTTCATCTCCTGTAACATTTAAACTATTACCAACTATAAATGACTTCTTGATACCAGTTACACTAGATGGACTGGCAAACATTGTTCTAGGATTTATAGTACCTGAACCGTATGCACAGTTAAAACTACTAACTAAGTATGTAAGTCTCTCTGGAATTCTAACAGTATCGAAGTTGATATACGAAGTACCAGAATGGAAAATACATCCACTTCCCGAATAAACCGTTGCACCCGTACTATCTGAGTAAGAAGATGAATAAACCTCAGGTAAATTCTTGAAGAAATCAGTTAAATTACCATACAGTTCATTTGCTATATCAACTACAGACTTACTTGGAAACTTATTCTTCTGATCCTTAATGGTCTCTACAACACCCTTATTAACAATAGATATCTCAGTTGTTTCATCAAGCCTGTTTAGAATCATATTAGGGAAGAAGTGATTAATATTCTGAAGTTTATAGTTACCCGTTTTTCTTCTAAATAAGTACCTATCCATTACTACAGGAGTATTTGCCCACATACCTTCCATGTTCTTCAGATCTGTTAATGGACTAAACAATCCATTATCCTTTAGTATTTCACCACTTACTACATAAGGTGAAAGGAGTTTAAATGGGCTGCCCTCCGTACCTGAGAATGAAAAAGTAAATCGAGCACTTACTACATTCTTAGCCCAACTGAACATGTATCTGTTTGGCGAATCAGTCCAAGAGAATAGTTCACCCCTGCTACAATCACTAAACAAGTTATCAATGTTTGTAATATTAACAACTTTCTCACCTACACCTAGTCTCTTCGGTCTCCCTGAATAACCAAGTGCAGTAAGTACATAGTAAACATCAAATGCAGTAACCCGAGTAGACCTAAAGCAATCAGATATATCAGATGCATTAAAGTCCATATTAGTTACTAGTGGAGTCTGAGCAGTCTCTTCCTGGAATCTCAATGAATAGTTTGAAAAATCAGGATCACTTAGTTTAGTTAGGTTAGCTCTATCTACCTCATACGGTAACTTAGTTCTACCACTCTCCATTACAGTACCGTACGTATTTTCAGACGAATTATATCCATGAACTGTAAAATTCTTACAGCTATTGAACATTTGATTTGTCTTGACTACTACGTGACCATAAACCCTAGAAAGACTTGAACAACCATCAAAGTTTACACTTAGTTTTACTGGATTCTTAAGATCATTTGTAAACTTAACCTCACTTAAGTTTTTCATCTGTCTCAAGTCAACCTCTAAGTTAGGGTTTGTGAAACGGCTGAGATCTAAGTAGTTCTTATTAAATGAGGTACCATACACGACAAACTTAACACCAGTATTTCTTAGGTTTAGATTAACTAGGTCTGGAAATTTATCATCCTTATGTGCACCCCAAATATTTACAACGTCATAATCAGATGGAAGCTTATTAATTGGACTTTTTAAGATACTGTCATGATAATTACTAGAACTATCTGCGTCAAACAAGAATGACTTCTTATCTAAGTAAAGTCCTGCAACACCTGGGCCACCTTCACTTGGGTCATCATACTTAGCACCTGGAAATCCGCTATCATCATAGTCTCCCCAATTAGGCGCCTCTTTTTCAGGAAGCTCTAAGTTCTCGGTTGAATAACTTGCTTCATCAGGTCTACCACTAAAGATGATATACTCAAGATTAATACAGTCATGAAGATCTAAGTCCTTTATCTTCTTACTACCTGCTAGATTCAGGACTCTTAAGTTTCTACATCCGGTTATAGTAACATTCTCTAAGTTCTCCAGTGACAGTGTGATTTCTCTAACCCTATTATTATCAACGCACTCAAACCTTGTGAACTTTGGACAGTTTACAATATCAACTGACCTAAGACTTGGCTGTGTACTATCGAGCTTCAGTGTTTCAAAGTTACTACAGTTCTTAATTGATACTACTGTCAGATCTCTACATCCCGTTAAGTCAATAGTATCTAGGAAGTTCTGAGTGTTTAAGGTAAGATTGTTAATTCTAGACCTCATCACCTTTAATGAACTTAGTGATACGTTTGGTAGAGATACAGATGTTACACAACTATTACTAATATCAATCTTCTGTAGCTTCTGGAACTTAGTCTCATTGGTAGTATTGGAATTACTATCTAAGATATTGAAGTTGAGATTAAAGTTCTTTGTTGCTAAGGTGCTCAAGAAGTTAGTATTTGACAAGTTAATTTCCCTAAGCTCAGCAACATCTACATTATCTGCAAACAACTGACCTAAGTTAATTGGATTGTCTTGATTAAATCCCTGTGCACCGCTCAAATTCAAGTTAGTATATTTCATAAGACTACCTGTTATACCACCAACATTTGCAGTAGTTAGTGAGGTGCTACCATTACCAATTGACAAGATAGTGTTTGAGAAGTCGAGTGTGTGTACCTTAGCGTTGTCTGTTCCACTAGTACCGTCACCGAAATATACATAAGAGTCACCATACTTTTCAGGCCTACAGAAAGATGAGATTGTCTTACTACCTGCTACGTTTGATGACATAATAACAGGAGCTTCTACCTTAATTGGCATAGACTTTACTGCATTACTTGAATTAATCTTCACCGTAGATATGCCATAGAAATCAGATGCCCTATTAGTAGTCTCTGCATTTGTACTATTCTCCATCTTAAGCCATTCGAATACACTATCAAGGAAGACAATATGCTTTCTCAACCACTTACGAGCCTGAATGATTCTCCTACCATTCAACTTGTTCAACTGATTAATAGGTGTACCACTCTCATTTCTATATTCCTGCAAGTACTTAGCGTTGTAGGTAAGATTAAACAATAACTCGCCACAACCTTCTGTCTGAGGAATGAAATACTGATCTATGAAGTAATCTGCTAGACTTGTATACGGCTTTCTAGTATTCGGATTAATCACGGTCTTCATCTTTGCGTCGAGAAGATTGCGAAGTTTACACCATGCATCAGAATAAATTGACTTTGTATAACTCTGTCCTGCACCTGGCGCTTGATGAATTGCTTTCTTACCAAATAATGACATCCAAAGTTTATTCGCAAAACCTAAGACGACGCTATTTTGACCGTCTATCTTATCCGTCACCCCATAGCCGTTTCCACTATTTGATAACGGAGAGAACCATAAATCCTCTGATACTGCAATAGCCGCCTGATTGTTTCCACCAAGTCCAGTATCACAGTCATAAATACCTAAGACAGCCTGATTATTTGGGTCACTCTTGTTTACTTCATTATACCTACCAAACCACTTAAGAGGCATGTTTTTCTGGAAGTTATCAAGCAAGCCAAATAAGTTAGCAATACTGAAATACTTATACGCAGAATCTAAGTTCAGGTAATTAGTAATATCAATATCATCATCATTCTGTGCAAACCTATTCTCTTGACCCTCTACCTTTCTCCATACATAAGACTTACTCGTTGATCCTGGTACTACTGCTTGTATATATTCGTACTTATCATAAGAGTCTGCGAAGAAATCCTTGTTGATATTAGCTGCATCATTACTATACCTTTTCTTGACTGCATCTAGCTTAATAATCTCCTCCGCTAGTTTATTAAATCTCTGTACTTCGCTCGGTTTTGTTGCAACTTGATCTTCCGGTTGTCCTTCGTATGGTTCCTTAATATTCAATTCCAGGTTAATATCATTGAAGTTAGGATCATTCTGCCAGAACAATGCACCATACAGTTTATCTCTTAAGTATTGTTCACTTCCATCAATGTAATCAAGTTGTGCACCACCTTCTACTGCATTCGTACCATCTGATCTAGTACCGCCAAAGCCAAAATTATCCTTAGCCTCAATCCAGTAACCACCAATCCTTGTCTCATTATAAGTACAACCTGTCTCAAAGAATGGGAAAGTACTACCTACTACATTCTTATCAATTGAATAAGTTGAACCAGATGATGTTTTTGTGATGGAGTTGATTACTTTATATCCAAGGTTTCTATGTGCATCACGACCTAAGATAAACTGATAGATACCAAGTGAGTGAATACTAGTACCTGTATTCTTATCATTTGTTCTTAAGATTACAAATACTGGGAAACCCTCAACCGCATGCTTAAGTGTTGCCTTCTTAAATTGATTCTTATACCAAGAGTCATTAAAAGCCTTAAGTACATTTTCATTGAACGGTAGATACTTAGATGCCTTTGTTGTATCATCATATCCAAGTTCCTCATTAACAAACTTACCAACAGCTGCATTAATTGAGTGACTTGAATCAACAATATCAGCCTTCAATGTATATTTCTGCTCTGGTAACCAAGACTCTTTAGGAATAAATACAGTACCTTCATCAAACTGAATGTTAAGGTTCTTGATATTATCTGCCAACGTTGAAGTACCTTGTATTGATACTGTTGCCGTCATTGGTTTATCTCTATCTCCACCGCACATAATACCACTCTTTCCATCGTAGTATTGAATCTTTGCAGAGACACTAGGAAGAGAATTACTATCCTTTCTCTTAGGGCTAGTAAAGTTATCCCAGGTCCAACTATTCTCACTACTAACATCTAAGAATACGATAGGAATAGGAATGGAATAATTACTTAACTCTCCGGCAGGCTTAAGACTACCAGCTGCAATAAAGTTAGATACATTATAAGACCCAACACCTGAATTATCCCACAACCAAGATTCACCTGGTTTGTTTGTATCCAAGTTGTATTTAATGAAGTTTCTTGCTAGACCTTCCTCAATATATCTGTTATCTGGTGTTCCCTTACCATCTGCATCGATTACATAATGAGAAAGGGACATATTATTTAGGTAGTTGAACAAAATGTCATAGTCAGTCAATGCAGTAGTATACATCATCAACCTATAGACATTAATATCTGCGAAAGAGCTATATACTGAACCCTTCTTAGAACAACCAAGTAAGATATTCTCCTTTGCCCAATCACCTACAAAGTCAGAGATAACGGCAGCACTTTCAATAACACCATTTACATAGATAAGCACTCGTCCCTTCTTGTATGAAATAACAAGGTCTACAATCTCATCATCCTGTAAGTTAATAGTGTGTGAAGAACTAGAAGTACCGCCAGACTTAATTTCAAGATCATGTACCCTTAGCAAGATACCAGACAGTAAAGTACCATCTTGTGCTACCTTACCTAGTTGAAATACAGCTCTATCATCGTCTGGGTGGTAATCTGCCTTATAGCACAAGTTAATAGTAAATTCATTTCCTGACTTAATAAAATCATAGAACTTACCGTCTGTGAAGTTACTATAATTCCATCCACCTACCTTACAGTAAGCTCTATTCTGAAGACGAATATGACTTGGCTTTGTATCTGATATAACTACACCACTGTAACTATTAGTATCAACAAACTCTGCTGACTGTTCTACACTAACCTTTGTGCCATTATATACATAACCATTACAAGTTGAGGTAATACTAGAATTATCTCTTGACTTACCGAATGCAATGATGTCCGTTACAAGTGCTCCTGTCTTTGGTGTATCTAGCTGAGTAAAGTTTGGTCTTCCCACCTCAGCATAATAGGTTGCTCCAATATGCTCTGTGTGTATGTCAGTCCAAATTTCAACCCTAATCTCTAGCTTTGTACCTTCACTAAAAGAACTAACAGATAAGAAGTTGTCATTATTAAGTTCATTAAATGAGAATACTTCACTAGGCGTCTTACTAACACTACCACCATTACCTGATACCTTGATAGAATAGTGATAAGACTCTGATGTATTTGAGTAGTAGACAGTGAAAGGTACATTAAGTGACTTGTCCTTGTTAATCAATACTGCATCCTCTAACCTTGTTGGTAAGATTGATGAGATTGTCATATTATTACTTGTCACTACCAAGATTGTTCTAGTCTGCAAGCTACTTAAGGTACTTACTTTCTTACTAACTAATCTTGCCTTAATTTCATTAGTATTATTACCTAATGTGATATCATTGTCTGAAAAACCGAGTCCACCCTTACCTAGTTGAACATTATATGTATACTTGTGATCTATTTCATCAACAATTACATCAAATGAATACTTATCTTTCGTACCACTAGCTCTTACTACATCTATCTCAAGTCTATAATCACCTGCTACACCTGATGAGTATTCAAAAGACATTTCAGAATCTCTATTACCCTTCTTGAGATCTTCTATTGTTATCTTCTGTTCCTTCTTAGCAGACAAGTTAACATTTGAGAAATATATAGTGCTACTCCAAGATATAGTCGTAAATGTAGAAGGGTTATTAGCAGTTACAAGCAATGGAAAGGTAGTAACGATATTGTTATTCTTCAGTATACTTCTGTCGATATTCATACCGTTAGTACCACTTACTCTCTTAAGCGTATAGATATTAGAAGTTGCCTCAATGTCCCAGTTCTTGGTACCACTGATTACCTTGATACTAAGACCTTCATCGCTGTTGAGAATAATAGGATCTGAACTAGCCTGCTCCTGTGACTTGGAATTAACCATAATCTTGGCAGTACTAGTATCCGCACCAGTACCACCTCCATTACCACCATTACCTGAACCGCCGCCACCGTGAAGGGCAAGCCAAGCGACGTTACCCTTCAAAGTTTTGATGTCATCAGTTATATGCTCGAGGACATTCTCTACGTCAGTCACTTCTGCAGTTTCTTCACCTTCTGACTTAACGATCTCCCTAAGTTTTTCACTACTTGTTAAGATCTGATCAGCTTGGGAAGATGCAAAAGATTCCCACTTACTCTTGCCTCGATTATATTTCTTAATAGTTCCCATTAAAATACAATATTATATTTAGTCCCGATACCTTCACCGAGATCTATTGACTGTTTACCCAGTGACTTAATATCTTCTACCCTAGTTGCATCATTCCAGTTATTCCAAAGATAGGTAGTTGTATTTGCTGTTAAGTCTACATCCCAAATACCGGTTATCTGAATTGACTCAACCTCGATACCAGTTGCAGTTAGTTTATACTTAACATAGGTAGGGAAGTGTTGTGCAATACCTTCCTTATCTTTACCAGTTCCTTCTTTACCTGGATAATACTTCTGAAGCCAAGCGATTTTTGTGCTACTAGGTATTTCCTGATTACTTACTAGTTTATAACCTGTTGCCTGTGACATTACATATACAGGCGCATTTATTTTTCCTACTAGTTCATATCTCAGGTTAGTATTAGTAGCAGAATCGCTTGGGAGAGAGGTAACTTGAACAACAGGCTTACTACTTGTCTCACCTTCTACATTACCACTCATCAAGTCAACACCACTAGCGGCTCTATTACCAACGATATAATTTTCTGGTGCATCATAGATAGGCCTTGACATTGAATAAGTATGTTTGTGTCCACCCATAACAAGTCGGATACCATACTTCTTAAATAATCTTGACCATCTAAAGCTACCACCATTAGAAGATACACCATTTAACTTTGAACCACCTCTATCCGTCTTACTCTTATACTTATCAACAGTAACGATAGTAAATGGCATTTCATGAGTAAATACAATGGTCTTATAACAATCTGATGGCTGAAGTTGTTTATTAGTATCGGCCTCAATTGTTGCTAAGTTTGTTCCCTTCCACAATAACAAGTCCTTTCTAAACCAATCTTCTAGTTGACCAAGACACTGAGATAAAAACTCCTTACCAATATCCTGTGTAAGAGATGTATAAACTGTTACTGTATTTGATCTAAACTCTGAATTGATAGAAACAAAGTGATAATCTCCGAAATTGAATGAATAGAGAGACGGCATATAGTATTCGAAACCATACGCATTACCACCTACTTGACCATCTTCGATTAGACCTGTTATATACTTAGTGGTGTTATTCTTATTAAACAGTCTTGCACCATTTCTATACTTAAAGATAGCTGGGTTATTCTCGTCTAGTTCAAATGTGTAATAGTAGACAACGTTGGTATGGTTAATCTTATATGAGCTAGGAATACCATTACCAAGTTCATACTCATTCTTACCACACAAGTCATTATTACCAATTGTGAACATCTCTTCCTTACCTCTGAGCGCTTCTCTACCCTCATAGTAATCAAGCCACTCATTTTCACGGTTACCACTCTGAGTAATGTCACCTGTATTGATAGTAAACAGTGACTCATTCTCCTCAGCGGCAATAAAACTAGCTGACTTCTTCCAAGCAATGTACTCCATATAATTGAATCCTTGCTGGTCGGTTACTTGAATGAATGAATAACCTCTTGCATTGATTACACTATCTGCATAAACTGTAAATGTAAGGATATCGCTAGTATAAGACTCATCACCTTCACGTCTTACTCTGTATTGATAAGTACCTGCCTCTAAGTCTCTGATGATTACCTTATGTGTTGTAACTGCCACCCCACTTGTTGCAATCCATCTAATTCTCTTATACTGATTGATGAATTTCTTAACATTAGAGTCCCCAGCATAATCACCACCAGTCTTAATGCTATTTTCAGTGATGGAATTTAATTTCGTCCAACCTGCACTGCTTGTTTTCTTATACTCAACAAATTCATCATAATAACCAACAGATATCCAGTTAAGACATCTACTAGCTTTCTTTCTCCCTGCTTCATTATGTGTTGCTTGTCTACCAAATGTTAAGTTTACATAATTAGGCTTGCTTGGGTCAAATGTAGTGTTGGTAGTAAATAAGTTCTTACCATACGCAGAAGACCTAGGCGTGAATCTAACCTTATCACTCTCCTTGAAATATGACTTAAGCACATTAGTTTTATCATCATGTACTGTTAAGTCAATGTATGTCCAAAGCGCCTTACTATTTCTAGCACTATACGCCTTATATGCCTGCGTGGAAGGATCTAAGTAGTACCACCTAAAGAATAAGCAGTTGTCCATCTTACTAGTAGGAGCAATATCTACACTCTGACCACCTTCACCTGCACCTGTTCTAATACCAACAGAATCAACATAGCCTGGAATCACATCACTGCTATATGGGGTTAAGAAATCTGATAGGTCTGATACTGGATGAAGTGCCTTGTCTGACTTATAGATCTGAATTGTTCCCCCAGCATCTACACTACCCCAGCACAAATAGAATGTACTACCAGTCTGATCAAACTTAATTAATTCACGGGCAGGATTAATCTTACCAGTCTCAGTATTTCCCTTATACCACTGAAGATCGTATGAATCTACGTTAATAATAGTAGTATTTGTTACATTAGAGCATTGTGCACCTCTCACTAAGAAAGTACTCCCTGCCTTAATAGTACCTACTAGTGGTAACCACTCCCAATTAGATGTACTACCAGGTCTATATAGAAGGTAGAGTCCGTTTAAGTTAATATCGGATGTAGATGAATTACTTAGCTCTACGAAATTGTGTGAGCAAGATATAAAACTATGCTCATCATTATCACCTCCGCAAAAAACAGAGCTGATATTTAGGAAGTGACTAACATAGTTTCCACCCTTACTATCACTGTCTGGTTGGCCTAAATCAAGTCTATCGTTCCTATATATAATTAAGTTGCCATTCTCGTTTACCCTGGCACTATATTTATTACTTGCTAGGTCTACAAAATCAAGGGAGTTAAAATCGATTCCACCCTCTATTAATTTTCTTAATTCTTCTGCTGACATATTATTATTTTCAGTAGGATTTGTAACTACTCCTGATCCACCAGTTGTAGAAACCTGTTTAAATTTACCCCCTATGTAGATAAATAAGCTACCCTCTTTATCCTTTCCTTGGTCTGTTATCCAAATGAGCTCACCATCTATTAAGTTCTGGTAGTTAGTCTTAAAATTCTGAGCAGTATCTACCTTAATACTAATATTAGGTACTGTATGTTTCAGCGCTTCTGTAGTGGGCCTGATAGTATCTCCCTCTGCTTCACCGGTTCCAGGATTAATAAGACCTGTTGTACCAATCATCTTATGTCTCCAGGAATTACTTGAATCGCCGGCTACTACACCATAATTTAAGATACTCAACAGACTCTCTACTTGTTTCTGGAGACTAGCAACAGACTTATTAAGACTAGCTATCTCCTCTGAACTTGCATCAATATCTCTACTAACATGGCTACCTGTATCAAACCAAATCTTATTCTGATCTCTTACTGCCGGCTCATTATCAGAAACTACTATGTCCTCTGATGATATTTCTTCCCAACTACCAAGATCAGACTCAATGACCTCTGCTTCATTCTCAAACAACGTACCATCTACGTGCTTAAACTTAACACACCTATAAGTAGTACCAGTTTCTCTTACATAACAAACTGAACCAATTGTTAGTCGAAATGCAGGTATATTGCCCAGGTCAGTTAATGTGTCTACCTCTTTATGACCACCCTTTCCATATATTGCTTGATGTGTTGGGTATTTATCAAGGTCTGTAAAAGGTACAATAGGGGCTGATATGTTTGTTCCTCTTAATTCTGACATATCTTAAAAAATTTCTCTAATATCATTTATCTTGACAACCCTTAATTTTCCCAGGTCTATCAAGTCTGTTCCATTCCAGAATAGTGTTGAATACTCAGGCAGCTTAACATACATTGATTTCTCCGTCATATTCTTAACAACACCGCTAGTATCTGAATCTGCCACATATAATTTCTTGATAGACTTGATATAATAGATTCCTCCCTGTTTCATACCAGATGTCGGAATTTCATCAAACATTCCATCAAGATAAACAATACCACTAGTTTTAAAGTCGAGCAGCTTGTCTTTTAATTGCTCCTCGATATTATGGTTTAAGAGGTCGTTTAAGTGATCGTCCCCTACACCATTAATAACAATACCATCAAAATCACCAAATACATAGTTCTGTCTAAAGTCGTATATCTTAATTGGTTCTTTCTTTAGGTATACAAAATACTCTTCACCATCAATTACATAATGATTGTCATAGATAATATAATCCTTCAAGTAATCGATGCCATGATAATCGTAGATGTGATCCAAAAAACCATACTTCTTAGGATAACAATAAACAGTCTTAGATAGTTCCTTTATATCAATGTCAACCCATTCTAAGCTTCTACGATTATTTAGTTTTTTCTTCTCTAGTTCCTTAATATTCTCTACACTAGGTGTCCAATCAGGTGTAACTCTTCCATAATAGAAAATATAGCCAAAACGAATACTTACTTTTTCTCTTATGTGCTGAAAAACTCCCTCTGCTAACTCTACCTTACTTATTATCTCAATATCCTTGTCGGTAGTTAGATTCTGTAGTCTATACTTTCCACCACTTAATGTAATCTCTTGTCCATCTATAGAATAGCTGCACTTACTACTTATATCGTTCCCAGCATGATCTAAGGTTCTAATGCTTAAGTTTACATCCTTCACATCACCAACTTTAAACAAGAAACCACTATCACTAGTAATCTCAAGCCTATCATTCCTAGATAAGATGTCACCTAGTAACGTCTGTACACTATCTGTTGAGAAGAATTCATCCTCTCTCTTGCACTTTCCATCCCTATAGAACCAACGATATCCAGTCTCTAGGTCGATGAAAATAAAAGGACCACCAGTAATAAGTTCAATCCGTCTATTAGCCTCATTCTCTGGCTTATAGACATAGTACCACTTATTATCAGGGTCTTTGTAAATATATAACTCATTATGAACTAGTGATGAAACGTCTGCGAGTGATTCTACTACTTTTCTAACTACTACAGATCCACCTGCACTAATTATTCTATAGCAATCTTCGCCAGTTCCATCTTTAATACCAATAGCTACTAAAGTCCCGATATCTGTTTTCTTATCTGGGTCCTTCTTGTAGTTTAGCATTACTACCTCACCTTTCAAAAATCCCCTCTCGTTAAGTCTAATTACTGCCACTGCTCTAGACTCTTCGATATACTTACTACTGGAGACTTTAATTCTATAGTCTTTGTTCATTTTTAGTTCTGATTGTATTTTAAAGAAGAACAAGGGAAGCTTAGTTGTAAATCACTTATACCTCTAAACTTCCCAATGTTCTAGTCATATATAAGACTTCTACGTGCTCTCAACTACTATTTAGTCAATTTCACATCTACATCGAAAATAATAGTGACCTGATTACCCTTACCATCGCTAATCCTAAAAGAATCGATCGTCTTTATATCTTCCTTCTTACCTGCAAACAAAGTACAGAAGTAATAGTTAAAGATATTCTGACCAATTACATCCCTTGACCTATTAGTAATAGGATATAGTGGGTAGTCATTACTTGATTGTATCTTTTCGATAATCAAGGTATTACTACTCTGTGTTCCAAACTGTGTACCAGTACTTGTCGGTAATTCAGCAGAGGCAACATAGATAGGATATATGGCAGTCAGTATTGAAAGTAGGTATCTACTGTAGTCGCCCATATTATCAAACAAACTCTTAGTAATGGTCTCGACATCACTCTTTATCTTAACTGTCAGGATATTACTTTCTTCGGAGCCTACAAATAATCTAGACTTTGTATTATCCATTGTATAAGTTCCATCTTCCTTAGTTGGGATATAAGAAACAATAATACCATGACTGTAAGGTTCTTGTAGAAATGATGGGTTTTGTTGAGATGTGTCATAAACTATCTGACCGGTCTCTTTTCCCTCAGGTCCAAACCTAATGGAGAAGTTATCAGGTACTCTATCTTTTGACAAGTCTAAGATTTTTGGGAGATTGGTCGAATTGCAGAAGCTCTCAATACTACTACTTGATGGTTCTAACTCAATTCCACCATTATAACCAACTCTACTAGCCCTACTTGCAAAATCTACCTTCAAGAATTTCTTACCAAATAGACTCTCTACTGTAATTGGATTTAATATGTTTTTCTCACTATAAGGACGTTTATCGTGTTCCTGTGTGATGATATTATTTTCAAACAATGGATTTAGTTCTATTGTTTTCTTACCACCACTCGCCGGAATAATGCCACTAAACTCTTGGCTAAACGTATGATAATCTCTACTGCTCTCTGATCCAACATTGCGCCCAAAACCTATATATAAATCAAATACTTCTTTCGTCGTTCCTGCTATAAGATTGACGACCTCCTGTGGATAAGAATTATTACCTATCCTTATGTTTCTATTATTGTCTAAGATAAAATTATCCTTGTCGATATATGATTCTATCTCAAGTGTACCTATGTAGTGCTCATCATCTTGAGAAGTCAGTTGGTAAGTGTCTGGTGCCTTATACTGAATTTCAATAGGTCCCTTGTCATACCTATTTAAGTAGACCTTATTATCTTCAGGCAAATTAAAACCTTTCTCACCTCTTAATACTCTAACTTTAAAGCTCTGACCAGGTACTGAAATGTCAACTAGCAACTTCTGATCTGGTATTATGTGACGGTGATTTTGAGTTGGCGGCGTAACGTAGATCTTATTATTATACCTAGGCTGTGAAAATATATTTGAGATAGACACTCTAGGTACTATCAACCTATTATACACATTATACTCAACCTTCTTTCCAGTGCCTACCTGTTCAAGCTTAACAGTATCAATGACAGGTATTGGATAAGACTGATTTATCTTTCTTGGATACTCTTCATACACTACACTATCCTTAGTATAACGATAACCTTTATTACTACCATCATACTTGCCACCAACCTTTACCTTATTACCAACAAAACCTGATAAGTCAACCACAGTATCCCTAACTGACCTACTACTAACTGACGTACTTAACTTTGTTTCAATACTAGACTTATATGCAAGGCTGAAACTATACTCCTTTTCTTCAATATTATAGGTACAGAATATATCCTTCCCTGATCCACTCTTTATCAGTGCACTACTAATAGTATCATCGCCAAATAATTCAATACTAGACTTAAGTGTTTCACCTGTACTTGTAAGGCTACCTAAGTCCTTACCGTCTTCACTAGGAATACTATCTATATAATACCTCCTAAGCTGGACAGTTTTACTAATGGTTGGATCACTCTTGTAGGATATGTTGATCTCAGTCTTCAAGTTCTGGTATGGTGTTCTAAATGAATTCTTCTCACCTCCCTCAAATACTAAGTAGACTGGAACATATTGACCAGGTGCAGTTCTATCAAATTCAACACTCAATGTATTTTTCAAGACCTTATTAGTATCATCGATAAAGTGTAAGCTATCATTCCCACTTAGTGTAACGACAAACTCCTCTGTACAACTAACAAATATTCGATAGATGCCGATGTAGTCAAGGGGAAGTACGTTAATACCATTCCACAACTTATTATCGTCTGTTCTAACTATAATATTATCTTCAGAACTTTCAGACTTTACTCTCGTCCTTACATTAGCAGTCGATACACCATTATTCTTCATCATCAAGTATTTCCAGTCTGATAGCAAGTCCTCTACCTTTATAGTATTATCACTTACTCTATCTACTGTAAAAATATTTATAATGTCATGTGTCTTTACAGGGTTAGCTTTGTTCTTCAACTCAATCTTATACTGAGCAGTCGACAAGTCTTTATTAGAATTAGATACTACAAACTTTCCATCACCTAGGTAAAGAAATTCAGGATTCAATAAGTTATCTGGATTACTAGACACTACCTGAAGCTTATTATCACTTCTTATACCTACTTCTTTCCAATGTGTGTAGTCATCGATTGGCTTAGATAGTGCAATTACTGCAGATTCACCCTCACTTCTGAAATCAATATAGTCATTTACACTGTCGTATGGCTTGTAAGTATTAACCAGCATCTTGAATTTCTCAACTCTTCTAATACCTGACTTAATTTTACCAAGTGTTATTATATCACCAACAGAATGTTTTACTAAGTTACTATCATTACTAGTATACTCATCAAATTTTTCTTGTGATTCGAATTCAAAGTCAAGACCACTATTACTTGCAGAGGTTGCGCCATGAGTTCCAGTTAGTTCTATCCACTCTGGCTTCTTATTTTCTACATATACATTAATCCGGTCTATCTCAAATCCCTGTATGCAATAAAATTCCTCGACTATCTTATGATCCTTAATGGCAGATTTTAATTCTATCTTCGCCTTTATTATTTCAGGTTCGTTTAAGCTATTAGTAGGGAACCATTTACTGTCAGAATTATTAACACCTTTTGCTGTAATAATAACCCTATACCTAAACCATCCAGCCTTCTTAGTACTCCCCACTGGAGACTCTACTTTGATATTGAAAAACTCTTCAAGCCTTCCACTCTCTAGAATTATATTTCCCAATGGTATTGATTCATCCACTAGAAACTCAAACCAATGCTCTGCTACATCTTGGTTATCTGTATTCTCAAAAGTCTTCCCCTCAAAGTCAAACATATAGAGCCTCTTAAGACTATTATCGCTCTCCTTTAAGAAATACTGAGTTGAGCTAGTAAGTGTAGAATAAGAACTAGATGAAGTATCTCTCGCCATAACCAGATCAAGCTTACAAGATCCAGCATTAGCATACATAACATCTCTCCAGTTTGTATTGTCAACCTCACCACTAGTCGGAGCTCTCTTGAAAGTAATACTGCCTATTTCAAGCTCTGATTCTGTACTTGGCATGTCGTATGAAGTAATTGATATCTTACCAGGCTCACCAACAGTTTTTTCGATCTTTCCACTTCGTCTATCTACAAAGTTAACAGATTCATTAAAGAAACTGTAACTACAAACCCAAGTATTATAACCCTCTACTAGTTTCTCGGATGTTACATAGTAGTCTGATTTCTTCTTACCAATTATACCATCTAAGTGACCTACAAAATTACCTTTACTGTTTTTCTCAAGGCTATTTGTTCTAGTGAGATCTCTGATGGCAAGAGGTAGTGATGGTCCCTGTACACAATAGAACTGTATCTTATTGTTAGGGCCAAGACTGATAGTACATGACATTAAAGTACTAGTACCACCTAACATTGGATACCAGGATGAGCTTGTATTTTTTTCTTTAGTTCTTATCTGTATTGAATAAGGATGTGCACCACTCTTAGCTTCTTCATCTAGCTTAGTAATAATCGTACCGAAATATTCATCCCACTGTGGAGAACTTGGTATAATTTTAATACTTTTCGGATCAACTCTCTTCTTAAGCTTTACTACAATTTCATGATACCTAGTAAGACCACTTCTTGATGTACCTACTGCATTACCTTCACTATCAAATAGAAATACATGCTTTCCACCCTCAAATAGGTTAGTAGTGGTACTTAGTTTACCCCATGTTGAATACTGATATAGGTTAATCTTGTTTGACACTAGTGGAACAGGTAGACCCTCTTTCATCTCATCTTTAAAATAGAGCTCCCCTTGAAAACTAGTAGTAGATGAATCCTCAACCCCAATATACTCAATAGTCCTGTTATCGACTATCTTGAATTTTTCTTGATCAATACCTTTTAGTCCTTTCAATACTACATTACTCAGATCACCTTTTACGTTCTCTCTCTGTAGTATAAACTTTCCCTCCTTTACTTCATAGAGGTCATATACACACTCACCACTTAATGTAACAGTTCCAGAGGTGCTAGGTAGGTAATAGTTCTGAGTACCATCACTATCGTTATAACCTACTAAGTTACTTGAGTAGATATTGATTTTCTTGTATCTCTTATAATAACTACTACTAAATATCTTCTTACCATCTTTATTCAGGTAGGTAGGAATATTATTAGTACTTATTTTATTTCTGACGTATTTTAGATATGAATTCTTAGAAACTAGCTCATCTTCTCTACCGTCAGCTATAAATATATTAGTACCTACCACATTAGACTTACTCTCTAGGTATTTCTGATTCTTACCTTCTATCCTACTTACAATATTAGCAAGCATGGTGAGAGGAAACTTGACTGTAATATGATTCAATCCACTACCTGTTAAGTTAAGCATTGAACTATCTTCACCGTACAATACTAATGCAGGGCCCTCTACTACTTCATACAAGCTATCTTCAAATAAGTAGATAACAAATGGATTACTACCTGTCTCCTTTCTCAGCTCTTTAGTACCTGGAAAAGTAAGATCCATAGTTTTTCTCTCATCATCCCAGATATAATTAAACTCCCCCGATACTACCTGTCTCTGAGAATTTACATCAAGTAGGAGGTCTTTTTTCAACAGTGCACAAACTTTATACTCACTAAAGCTCATTGTTATACCCACTGTTCCAAGCCTACTCAAGAAAGACTCGCTAAATTTTATTTTCATATACTACAAATAATTTACAAGACTACCAAGCCTATAGAACACCAGACCACAGAGACCACCAATTATCTCAAAGTCTGTCAAGGAAGTAGGAAGAGTATTTCGCCTAAAGTAAGCTAAGAAACTCCTCTGCAAGTCTAAGATACTGTTAGTTGAATTAATGCTATTATCTATCATCAACCTCTTTCTCCTACCAGGTACCTTATATTCCTTAAGTGCATCTAAGTTGTTATAGTATGTACTTAGATAATCACTAGCTCCTGATGTCATGAACTTTCCATCACTGTCGAATAATGTATAAGTGATTTCGCTCAGTCTATCAGGATTTGGGTTCTTTATAATTAAGACTTGATTATTTATAAACATTACGCCACCTAACTCACTAGACCTGATAAGTACTGTCTTGGTCATATTAGTTAGGATCTTTATATCTATTGTTGGGTGACCTATTATAAACCACTCACCTCTTTTTCCCTCTACATTAATACTGCACTCACTACTATACCTACCTAAGTCAAAGTGGATATCTGTTAGCTCTGGAATTGACTTCTCCGCCTCTTCCTTAGTTGCAAATATTAATTTCTTAGTAGTCCTGACTTGATTTCTAATGTCTAATGGGTCAAGCAAGGCAAGATCATCTCCAAAGTTCATCCACCCTGCATTATTGTCATTATCCCGGTTATCCTGCAAGTCAAGATTAAACACTTTCCTCACTACCTCACCAGTTTCATTGTTAGTGTGAGCAGTTTGTACTAAGTTTCCAGAAAAGAACTCAATCTTACTTTTATAGTTGATATCATAGCTCGGTAGTCTATAAACACTACTATTAAGGATAAGTCTCCCTGTGTTGACTGGATTAGTGTACATAACCGTATTCCCTACTAAGTTCTTTCTAGCGAGTGAGTAGATTGAGTAGTTATTTCCTATATTCCATACATACAATGCTGGATCACCCTTATAGAAACCGAGCTGATAATTACCAAATGCGTTATTGAATCTATCTACATGCAGGTTCTTATTAATGCAAAGTTTGGTCTTCTCGATTACCTTATTGTTTCTGTCAAGTATAAATGAGTTAGTGTCGGAGAAAATATACTGACCTCTTCCACTTACAGTACTATAGATTCTGTTAGTATATAGTGGCCTTTCTACGTGACCTACTTTCTCCTTCGCACTACTTACACTTGCATAGTTCCAGTTCTCAGTTCCCCTTAAGTCTCTCTTGCTTAGATTTGCAGTACTACTTAAATTATCGAGGAGGTTTAATTTTTCTGTATCAAATAAGAGCTGGTTGTCAAAGCCAATATAGATATGAAGATTTCTAACATAGTAGTTCTTCCTTATCATATACTTGCCAGACTCTGTAAACACACTACTACCTTGTGGCTCTAAGAATGTTGAAAATCCAATGGGGACTAATTCGAATCCTCCATTACTACATAGATATACAATTACATTAAAACCATCAGGGCCAACAATATTATCCTTCCTGTTACTTACTATGAAGTCAGAATAATACTTACTACTGGGATCTGTTGACCTATTTACTTCTGATACATTATATACAAGTTCACCCGAGTTATTCTTTATCTTTAGTATCTTCTCAACTGCTTCATGAATACCTCGCTTATCTGGCGTCTTGCTAAGTAGGGGTAAGAAATTTGACTTGCTAATACTGATACCGTCTACGTACAGATCATTAGCTCTCTTACTGAAAGATTCTGTGTTATATACAAGTACATACTCACAGTCAACCAACTTACCTGCACCTAACATATAAGTATTATAAATTTCCATACGTTACTGTACAATTACTAATTACACATTCATCAATCTCAGAATCATCAGGAATAACTCTAAGTATGTTATCAATATACTCAACGCTAACCTCATTATTAATTGGTTTAATGAAGTTATTTCCTGTATATCCTACTATCTCTTCTAGTGTATCTGGGAACTTAAATGCCTCAAATACCATGTTGTGACTATATATCTGATCGCCCTTTGAATACTTAATACTCAAGTCAACCTTAGCAGAGATACCACCAACAGAGGCCTTCTTAAATAGATTCTCAAGACTTAATGTACTTGTATACTGATCTGGTCCTACTAAGTCCATCGTTACTGAATCATTTAAGATATCAAATACCAGCTCAGATGAATTGTACAAGTACACAGTTTTACTTTCTTTCATATTTTTGAACATTTGTATTATGTCCGAGTGTTCGACTTTATAACTCTCTAGATCTGATTTTATACTGTCGGTGATTTCTTTTCCTGGGCTGACCATGTAATAACCAGTTTCTAGCATCTTATCATCACTACTAGCTACTGACCTCCTAAGCTTCCTATCACCGTCTATATATTTCCTATCCGCAATATTCCAACCACGACTACCTAGCTTATTGAATAACTCTGACGTAGTAATTGGGCGGTAAGGACTATTGTAATTATCGTACCTGAGTAATCCATTTGAGGTACTATCTACAATAATATCTCCCGCCACATATACGTCAGAAATACCCTCACTACTTATGTCGAGCTTTTTCTTAATCTTAGCCATGTACTGTAATCTTTGTAATGTTTGATTCTGCACCGTTACTCTTTGGCGTCACTCTTATTATAAGCCTCTCATAACCATCAGAAAACGATAGATCACAACCTAGGTCAGAATTAGGTGATAGACTTACTGTGTAGGTGTTACCAGATGACTCAACAGTTTCGGCAATATCACTAACATTGACAACGATAGTATCTTTCCTACTTTCTGTTCCTTTAACTGTTAGTGTATCTATCTGTATTGACTTATGTATGTATATCATTGGCGGAATTCCAGTAATGCCAGGGAAATCTCTAGGCCTCAATGTAACCTGATTTACCCCCTTGCTAAGAATTACATTACTATCTATATCCTTAACAAATTGCTGATAATAACAAGACTGGAATATTGCCTTACTATTACCACTACTCAATGAAAATATAACACTATTATTTTTGTCATCGAAGGAAACACTTAGTACAATATCAGAATCAGAACAACCTACTTTATAACTAATCGCTGTCTTTGCTCTCAACAAGGTACCAAGCTCCACTGTAACATCATGAACCCTAAGAAATCCTTGAAGATCAACAGTACTAATAGTGAAAGTAGTTGGTACTTCGTCTAAGGTCTTATCTGATTTTACTAGGCTATTAAGTTTTCCGTATGGTATTTCAATCCTACTAGAATTACTTGGAATATCTAGACTCTTAAATCTGAAATTATTAGACATTACTAGTTGAAGCTTTCTATACTTCTCTATTTCGCTAAGATAATAACCCCTTACCTGACTGAGCTCCTTCTGAAAATTAGGATCAACACCATTAGACACCCAAGTAGTATTGCCAGATATTGAGAAACTACCATCACTACTAATTACATACCTATACAAGGTTGTTACTGCTAAGTTAGATATTTTAGTAAGCTCTTGAATTCTAGTAATACTTGGATCACCGCTAGATGCACTATCAGAATCTATGTATGTATATTGTCTAAGTACATACCTAATACCAGTCTCACCATCGGTACGTGGCAAGATTTTCTCTACTTCACTATTAGGATCAACACTAAATATTGCATTATTCAAGTCACTCTTACATAGTACTGCATCGAGTGGATTTGTATAAGCACTTACATCCTCTGTACTTGCGAAGCTGGATGAAATTATCTTAAGATCACTAGTTATTCTGTTACTGATGAGTCCTTGTTCATTATAACCAGACATATAGGAAGAAAGAATACTGTCCAGAGATACTGCAGACAAGACACAATCTTTTTTCATTGCGCCTTTCTTATACTCCTCTAGACTTGTACAATTATTTCCTACATAGACTTCAAAATAATCAGGGCTAGTACGTGGTATGTTTCCTTTAGTTGTCTGTAGTACCTTGTAGAGTACCTCACTATCAAGTACAAAATCACCAGGTTCAAACTCGACGTTAGAGTTATACCTGTAGATTCCCTTAATACTTTTATTATTTATTATCATATCCTATAAAAATCTTATAGTTCCCTTCATAGATACTAGCTGAACCTGCTGGATGCTCAAAACTAATAATGATATCGTGCTTACCAGTCAAGTTCTTCTCCGCTAAGGAACCATACTTACTAATACCCGGTGTTCCCGTATAATCACTCCCCGGTATTGGTTTATTATTATCGTCTACCGCTCCCTTGATTAAATATGAATTAAGAGATACATACGGAACTGTTGTGCCTGGGATATAAAATCTATTCTGTGTAGGACTTAATGTACCACCAGATAATAAGTCGGTATCATCATCCTTTAGTATCTTAATCTTTGGTACCTTATGCTGTTCTGATGCGATAGTAAACTTAACAGAACCTCCATAATTTGTAGACTCTGAATAACTACTTACCTCAAATCCATCAAACTTAGCAATATTTATCGTATAGACTCTAGAATTAAGCTCCACTGTGTAGATAGGAAATGCATTCTTCTCAACCAGGTCATCTACATAGAGGCTAGTAAACTCAAGGTCACTAAATTTCTCAGTGCTTAACCTTCTCTTAATAAATTCACCAGTCTTAGGTAAGATACTAGATTCTGACTCATATGGATCGTAGTAGTTAGAAACAATACTACCAAATTCGTACTTATTCGGATCTACTAGTAGTTTAAATGAGAGGTTATTACCCGTCTCAACTACAAATGCACTCTCACCTGTTGAATTTCCTGAGGAGTCCATAAAGTTTCCATCATATCCAACAGGCTTATCATCTACCATCATAAGACCAAATGAATATCCACTAGGGTCAAGACTTTTATAATTCTTTCTAATCGTATCAAACATAGCGGTATCTAGTGGATGTCTGAATTTAGTATAGAAATCATTATCATACATACTTCTTGGCTTTGTACCGTTTATTTTAAGATTCACAACTGGTACTACACTATTCCTCTTCAGTACTACGTTGATAAGATAATTACTAGACTCTAATACCTCCATCACACTAGGAGTATTTGTCTCTGCACTCAATAATTCAAAACCATCAGGAGCAGTAAATTGAATTGCTTTCCATTCCTCTTCACTACCTATTCCATGATACCCCGCACTGCTTTCTAAGTCCAGATTTATTACTAGGTTCCCATCAAAATAAGACCCGCTCAGTCTATAATTATCCAATAGACCAGACCTACCACTCATACTAGAAGAGCCGTTGACTATAAAATTATTGACTAGCTTATTATCACCTTCATACAGTCTTACTTCTTTTTCGTAGTTGTGTCTGTCTGCAAAGGTAACATAGTCGATGCAGTAATTTCCCAACTTAACAGGTATACTTAATGTTCTCTGTCCATCCTGTATTTCAAAATCCTGTTCTAGTATTGTACCACCATCGCCAGGAGTCACTACCACTGATATTTTCTTCTTGTGGTAATCCTTAAGTCTGCCTTCTAAGATCCACTTATCGCAACTAATGCCTGGTATGTTTCCTATATTATTATCAACTAGTGAGACCCAATAGTAACCATCATACTTACACCTACTGAGCATGCTGTATGAAAAAGCTGGATTATAGACTGTACTTACTATCTCCATCCAACCTCCATCTATACTAGGAGGACTTGGTGTTTTCTGTCTTAGTAAGCTTGTATATGTCTGACCACCTACTACTACTTGAGCGTTCTTAGTAAGTACCCAAGACTTTCCCTCATACCTAACCTCACTGCCAGTTTCATAGCACTTAGTTGGGTTGTAGTTAATATCTTTATCTCTCTTAAGGGGTGCCCAGATAAGTTTCAATGCTAATCTCGGCTTGTTAGATACTGGTGGATCACTAGTATCTTTTAGTGCGACATAGAGTGAATCTGTGTTATACTCTATGATACTGCCCTCCTTATATACTCTCCTTGGCTCATACCTATTAAGATGATTAAACCTTCCTAAGAGTGATGATAAGATAGGATGTTTATTAATCTTCTTATTACCTAAGATTGTATCACTATTCTTGTCTACCACTATATCAGTTCCACCAAGAGATCCTACTATATCTACCTTGTGATCTATCTCCTTCTTCTTGTCATTTCTCAACAAGTACTGACATAAGTTTCTCTCTGGATTATCACTTCCAGACCACATGAGATGAGATAAGTTGATATTACTAACCTTACCATCTTCACTCAGTACAAGCCACAATAATTTCTTACTCTGTGCCTCATCCTTATCTAGCCCTATACAGACCTTCCATGTAGAGCGTAGTATAAAACTTCTTAAGCCACCAACTGTTTCTAGTTCCAGTTCTGTCAAGTCTAGGTAGGTATCATATAGGTAAACAGTATTATAACCACTAGGAATATTGATCATTGTTAAGGTTTGATTGTTAATGTCAATACTTCCAAAATAACCATACTGTTCTTCCTTCCCTACTTTTGAGCCCGTTGGGAAAAATGTACCCTCTACCTTCTCTAAGTCATCTATACTAGGACCTACTACCTCTCTAGACTTCTCCGATAGATAATTAATAGCTGGATCACTGTTAAACTTATACTTGCTTGGAATAAACTTTAAACCATACTCAGCAAAATCACTAACCCCTAATAAGCTTGACCTACTTGCATGAACTTGTACTAAACTCTTATCTAGGTCTTTAGAATTTTCAAGTACTACAAAAGTTAGTTCACGCAAGTTATCTTTATGTTCTACTATCATAATTATTCTGCTATATGATGTTGATAGTATATTTCACCATGACCTAAGTGATTAACAATACTACCCTCTAAGTTAATACCAGCACTATTGATTATAATTTCAAGAGACTCAAAATACAGTAACGTCTTTAAGAAATCCTCCAGTGCACTACAGAATAAATCTTTCCCCACCAAGATCTCACCAATCTCAATACTAATACTCCTAGCTGTATAGTTGATCTTTGACTTATCTGAATCAATCACACCATAGTACAAGAGATAATCAAATACCTTATAAGTACCTTTGACACTATAAAATAATGTCGCTAGGTAATTGATATTGCTACTATAATCTTCACTGGTCTGATCATCTTTCTTCGGTATACACAGGCCTAGGAATCTCTTAACTGGATCATTACTTAAGCTCCACTGAAAATCACTAAAAGAATCTATCTCATCTACTGCCTGCTCACCATAAGACGTCATCATCTGGTAAAGCTGCTCGATGATCTTAATTTCTCTTAAGTGTTTTGGTATATATATTTTCATCTTCCCTTAATTACTTGGTGTATGTGAGACAAGAGTACTAACATTGTAGGTAATATCAAAGTAAGAAATGATTGGATCTATATCTGACATACTTACTACCTGACCCCTAGAATCTAAGAATGTAATACCAAGACTGTTTATTCTCTTAATATTACTAAACTTACTGATCAATGACTTAACCTCTTCTATTGTTGTATCATTGAAGACAGTATTAAACTTTCTCTCATACGTACTCTTTAAGATACTACCAATACTACCATTCAAGTCCTCAGTACTGTTTCTGTAAAGTTCTAGTGATATGTTAAACTCCGCTGTATATCTATCTCCCTTTTCGACTTTAATATTCTTTGTGATTATATAGTATGCCTGCTCCTTCTCAATAAAATCAGAAATACTACTAACGCCTTTACCCGGATCATCACTAGTATCGGGAATTAATCTACTCTCATCTTTTGGTATGTAGTAGATTTTAAGTTCACTACCAGAATTATTGCCCAGCGTATTGAAAACATAAGAAGTACCTCCATTCTTTACGTACTGTGGGAAGTTCTCCTCTAAGATAGTACCAATATCATTATTACTGCGTACCATACTATTCACATACCTATTTCTGTTTGCCTTGTAGTGAATTGTGTTTAGATCATCCCTGCCTACTTCCTTAACAAAACAAAGACCACTGCCCTTACTTAACTCACTATACATATTAGCCGTGAGCCAGGTATCATTAAATCCCACTAGTTCTGCGCCTTTATAAGATAGTCTGCGAAGCTCTGATTGGTTATAGTCCTCCAACCTAGACCACTCAAAATATGTTGCGTTGATCCTTGTGTTAATCTCAATACCCACTGAATCACTCCTATCTGTTCTATCAAGGGTACTAAAATAATTGGCTGTATATATTCTACTACCAAAACTAGGAAGCGTTAAGTCAAATACATACTTAGTTGGCTTTAGTATGTGATCAGCAAAATTTCTAGTCACCTCAGCCTGTTCACCATTTACCTTAACTAGTACATCATTGCTTAAGTTATCAATGGGACAATCAATGTAGTATGTATTTCTAGTATTAACCATCTTATCCACTTGATGTACGGTAGGGGATATTAAGCAGATGATAATATAAGACTCAGTACTAACACTAGGCTTTAATGTAACACCACTATAGATAAACTCCCCCGGATATTTTTCAGGGTTAAGATTATCTAGGCCTGATAGTTTAGAATAATCAACTTCTTCCGTCCCTCTATTCATGCTACTAGTCTCCTGTCCACTACTCTCACTACTACTGCTAATAACACTACTACTTATCACATTACTGTCTCTCACTGACCTACTAGAATTGCTACTACCACTATTATTGCTAGGTTGGATCAGTTTATAGTAACCAAGATAGTATACACTGAAACTTGAACTCTGCTGAATAAGATCAAATGGTTTCAATGTCAGGTAAGAGGTAGGACGAATTTTCATAACTACCCTAGGACATAGACCCCTGAATACACTGTACATATTATCCATACAGTGCTGAATCTTTGAATTAATAAGACTAGATTTCTCAAGACTTGATTCCTGTAAGTATGCAACATTCTCTACCTCACTGATATATGATGCATTTGCCAATAATTGTACAAGCACCTCAATACTATCACCTGTATATCCTAAGTTCTGGGCAATTGTGTAGTACTTGTTAATGTAATCCTGTAAATTTCTCATACTATAAATTAATGTCTACTGTGTCCTTGGTGCTGTTAATACTCACCATTACACGAGCATTAGATGGACCTACTAATTCAACACTATCAATCTTCATAGTGTAACCAGGTAGGCCCATTCTCTTGTTTATATTCTCTACTAGTAATTGTAATCTTGACTCAATTGCCCCTAGTAGCTCGTCCTTGTGTATATTTGATGTGATGATATTAAAACCCACTGCACTGTTAGGTATGTCACCACTAAATATTGATATGTTCAGCCTGAGTAAGTCTAACATGTATAATTCAACCTTACTAGTACTCGAACCTGTGCTTAATAAATATCTCTTCATACTACTACTTTTCCACATACCGCAACACCAGTACTACTAAGATGGGTCGCTGGATAGGTTGGCGGTATTATACTATTAAGCCAGACTAAGATACTACTACAAATACCCTCCCATGCAATAATCTGGGCTGACTTATTTCCGTCCCCTATCATACTATACAGGTCGGGGACAATCAATCCAGGTCTAAATGCTGGAGTAGGAGAAACTGGCACTACACTACCAGGACTACTCGAAATCATAAGACCACTCACTATGTTAGACTCCAATGACCCTAACCAATCTCTTAATGTAGTTCCGAAAGGGGGAGCTACGTTTCCTATTACACCTACACTGTCACTTACTACATCCGGCTTACCACTAGGATCAGTACCAGTATAAGAAATAGAAATCTTTACGTTCCCTACTAAGTACTCCGTCACTGCACTACTTATCGCAATGTTGGAAATATTAGGTGTGGAACTATTATAACTGCTGCCACTACTACCCACCTGACTGTTGAGATGAGAAATGATTAGACCAGCAAAACTACTCTTCGACATAAAAACATGAATAAAAAAGAATACAGTACACGAATCAATATCATGTTCTGTATTCTCTATATGAAAAAAGACAGTTAATCTACAACTATAAAGAAACTAGGGCACTTCACCTGCAGAATTGTTAAGTTTATAATCATTCTTTGTCCCCATCCTCTAATCTTTCTAATAATTTAAAACCTGCTACTCTCTTACTACCGTCATGTACGGACGTCCTTCTCAGTTTATAGTATTTTTCGAGGTCATTAGCCTTTGCAGTTACTTTATAGCCGATTTCTTTATAAAGCTTTGCAAGTATTGATTTGATCTCTGCCTTTGTATAAGCTTTACCTACCTCAAATGTTGACACTACCTTATCCTCTACTATAGATAGATCAAAACTATTAACACTTAGGGTATCATTCAAGCTGGTAATTCTATAACTTTTTGCCTTACACTTCTCAGGTCCAAGAACAGTCAAGTACTCCTTAAATCTCTTATCAGGTAGTAGGTCAAGTAGAGGTTCTAGTTCACCACCGTTGAAATAATACTCACATACATACTTTAATCTCTGCCTCCTATCTTTCATTGCCTCATACTCTTTAAAAAATTCGGCATACTTCTCAGCAGCTCCAATATTACTTACCTTACCTAGTTCGTTGAAGACAGTAAAACGATTCGCATAATCAACCTGCTGCATTTCATAAGACCTAAGCTCCGCTACCCTTACTAGTTTATTAAGTACTGGTACAAGCTTAATACTACCATCAGGATTCTTTACTTGATTAACGGCTACATAGTTCCTCTTATAATGCCCGTACTTAGCATTATCTTGAAAAACCTCAGACAAAGCCTCCTGTTCACTCGCATCACTCTTATCAAAAACACCTAATAACTTCACTGTTTTTTCTGTCTTCTTTGCTATTTTTTTATTAAAATACTCCTCCGCTACTACATTACTATCTAAGACTGGTCTGAAGAATAGCGTTGCCTCATTCTTCCAGGGGTTCTCTTTTAACCTCTGACGTCCTAGTATCTGGGGGAGATCTAAGGTAATATCAACCGCCAGAGTATCTATATTGGCATCACTAATTATAAAACTCCTAGCATTGTCGGAGTAGAAGTCAGCACCAAGGTAAACTGTTCTAGTACAAAAAGTAAACATCTTCCTAGGCTCATCTCTTAGTGGAACCCTGCCAATGTCAAACTTCCTACCTAGTCTTTTCTTTACCTTCTTCTCGTTTTCTTGTGTATTTGCCACCAGAATATTTACTTGCCCTGGCGTTAATCCTGCTCTCTTGATAATACTAGTAATGTTATTAACAGAGTTGACATAGAACACTGCCTCCTTTGATATTATTTTTTTAACATCCTTTTCGTTATCGCTCTCTGGATCTCTTACATACCTATATTCAAACTTTCCTTCTAGATAAGACTTAATAATTGGACCAGCCTCTGCATAAACCGATACTAAGTTCTTAACAGTTAGCTTTGGTTGATCTACTCTGTTTTTATCTAATGTACACCAATCAAGCTCATAGTATGGAAGGTCTTTAAACTCCTCCAGCATATCAAGGTACTTCTTTATCATAGGCGTTGCACTTACATAACATACTTTCTTAACGCCCTGTAAGTGATCCATGAATTGCATCTCTGTATCTGACTTGAACTTACTGTCAGTGAATATACTTTGAAACTCATCTACTACTACTCTGAAGTCAACATTGCTATAATTGAACTTGAGAATCTCCTTAACCAGCCTATAAGAGTCATAAGTAACAAGGATTTTTACCGGCTTCTCATCAAACAGGCACTTATTAACGTAACCAGTCAACTTCTTCGTCAGCTCCTGAAAGAAATTTTCCTTCGCCTTTTCAAGTTCCTCCTTTTCCTTCTTAATCTTCTCCTTGTTTTCGTAATTATTATACCTAGGTCTATCTACTTTAGTTAGATCCTTATCAGTTTTTGGATCCCCTTCAAATTCATTCACAACTAAGAAAACTTCATCCTTGTGCTGTTCATACTTGTTCTGAAGGAGAATTTTTCTAGGACTGCATAAGATCACATTTTCTTCATTCCTAATACAATACTCCGTAAACCCGCATCCTGGTATTTGTTTGTTCAGGATGTGGGGAAAGTCATGAAGCTTGAAGTCAGGTATATCCGATACATACCTATAACCGGCTGGTACTTCTGCAATGATCACTCTTCCGCGATCTTCTGTTTCTACTACTTTCTCTAGCATAAAATCTTACTGTTATTTAATTATTAAATATTCTCTTCTAACTTGGGCTTTCACCCCAAGCTAAGCCCCGCACACAAGAGACTCCCTTCGGTCACTCTTGCAACGGGTCTGTATCTCACTAGTAAGTCTTCTATGTGTTATAAACAACAAAAAGTTACATTTCAAATGCTAGAAAGTATAATATAGCTTAGAAAGTATATAGCTCGAAAAAAATAGCACGTTTTTATCACTCCTCAATATTATTCTCTATCGACATCAATGTGGTCTCCGCTTCGCTCCGCTCCGCCCCTAAATCTCAAACTGTGTATTCATCCCCTCTACTTCAAGTTCTAGGCGAAGCCCTCAATACCGAACCGACGACTTTAGGAGGAGTGTGAAGGTTTGAGCAAAGAGCGAGAGGCTAGGGTGACAATATTAGAGAGCGAAGCGATATAATATTGGTGGCATAGACTTTTGGGCAGGCGGCCTCTCGCGAATTGGGTGCGGAGCTTAGCTTTCCTAAAATAGCACGGAAAGTAATAATATCAGAGGCCGAGGTGTTCTTTGTTCCTCAGCCCCTATTTTAGAATCTACTATTTTTCATATGACTTAGCCAGAGAATTACTAGTTCCAACAGTTCATATTTGTTTTTAATATCGCTGTTTTCCTTGAGTCTTAGTAGTTGTTGTTCTATGTCGACCTTCTTCTTTTGGTAATCAACTAGTGCTTCTTTCAGAGTTTTTCTAGTAAATGTCCCACAGATCGTACTACTGATTGTCCAGAGTTCATGAGGGAAGTCGTAATCAATCTGACTCTTATAGTCCACAAAGAAATTGATACCCTCTATTTTCTCAGCATTTTCTATGGATGTTTCGAATTTCTCTCTGTCACTGTATAAGTCAACATCACCTAAGATTGGAAGAATAGGGACAAAGAATTCAGTATTGACCTCATTTGTATCTATGTTTGGGTATTTATTGCTCCACCTCTCAAAGTCCTTATAGAAATTCCTTACTACATCCACGTACCTATATAGTTCCTGAGGTAGTTTTTTCTTGAACCTATCCTCAATTGTTTTTAGGTTCTTAATTGCTGTATCGAGGCGTGTTAATTCTTCCCAGTACTTCTTAGGGTTAGTTTTCTTTAGTTGGTATAGCCTGTTCTGTCCTGCATTGTGTGAGTCTACTTCTTTATTATACTCATCAATACTCTTCTTCGACTCTCCAAACCAACCATGAATTAATCTATCCCATATATTCTTTCTATATGGTTTTCTGTCGAGTAGTGCAAAGCTTTTACTTCTTAATATTATCATAGCTTACTTTTAATGTGATTATACCAAAGCTTTCTAAGTTCAAATTCTGGCAAGCGTTTATCTACATCATCATATTCTCCGTCTACGTATCCATCATCTAAGTCAATCGTATTCTTTATGGTAGATAGGAGAGTATCTTTTAATGTCTTAGTATCGTCCTTTTCGCCAGTGTAATCTAAGTTCCAAACTTTATTATCGATGTTATAAACTATTACATCATCATAGCCAACATCAAGCAGGCAAATATCTCCAGTATCTTCTAGGTCATCTCTGAAATTCTCGACCTTACTGCTTTTTAATTCCAGATCTACGTTGAAGCTGTTAATAATACCATCAATTCTTGGTAATCTAGGGTTTTCGTTCGGATATTTAGCTGCCCAGGTTTTAAGTGGCCCTGCAAAGCTCTTTATTGCATCTATGTACTTAAATATATCTTGAGGCAGCTTAGTGTTAAATACCTTCTCGAACTCTCTCAGCTTGTTGGTAACTGTGTCGAGGTTATATAGGTCGATGAGGTACTGGCGAGGGTTATTTTTTAGGAGTCCACTAAGCTTTTTCTCCTCTGCATTATGCTTGCTAACGTAGTTATTATACTTGTCGATACTTTCCTTCGACGTTCCAAACCATCCATGCTTGAGTCTATCCCAGTTATTTTTATAGTACTGTTTTTTCTCGAGCATGGCGTAGGATTTTGTTCTTAAGATTATCATGCCTTACGTTCCACTTACGATACTTCCTGAATGTGGTGCGCCGGTGAATGGACATGTTGGTATGCAGTTAAAGGGCCCACTCATATCTGTACTAGCTGTTCCCTTTGTTTCTAATTTTCCGCCTGTTAATTTTACACTCGGCGCTTTGATTACTGCATTACCCTTACATTCTACCTCTGCACTGCCTTCTATAGTAAGTCCAAGTTTTCCATCAGTCTTAATATTGATATTTCCGGACTTATCAATTTTTATCCAGCTTGTTGGTTCAGGTGTAGTATCTTTTTCTTGTTTATCATTATATTCACTGGCAGGGTCAAAGATTCCGATAGTTAGTTCAGATTCTGTCACCTTAATCATCTTTCCCCTTGACCTTATACCAATGAAATTATTCTCCTTTAGTTTTTCGTAGAGATAGTAGGATTTGTATGTAGGATCCAATTCAAGCAATACTACCACATCACCTACTCTTGGCTCATCTACTTCTCCTCTCTTTGGAAATGCTCGTAGTTCTTGATTACGTCCAGGAATATCTACTTCTACTGTATAAAGGTCTGGGTCAAGTATTTTTGTAATTGTTCCAATACTATATTCCATTACTTCTTCTTGTTTTTCTTCTTGATTCTATCTACTGTATTTATCTCAGCACCTAGGGCAGCACTCTTTACTTTCTTAGAGACTCTTGGATAGTGTATTCCTGCCCCTACCATTGCTGCCGCTAGTCCGATTTTACCAGCATGTTTATTAAGTGTTGGTGCATATTCCATTGCATTAGCCACTACTTTTCTACCTGCCTTCGTATCTCTTAGCAGCTTACCTACCTGGCCTAATCTATCGGCGCTAGTAGTTGCACTTAAGTCTATAATTGCTCTAGGTGCTAGTTTTGCGCCGAGATAAGCAAGGCCACCATACTTAGCTGCGTCAATAAGCGGCTTACCTGAGTGATCTTTTAGTGCACTCATACCAGCGGCTCTTTTTGATTTCTTAACTATTTCTTCGTCACTAAGTCCTCTCGCCTCTGCTTTATCAGCCGCATCCCTCGCAGCTTTAAAATACTTTTCAGAATCAAGTTTACCATTCTTATCATTTACCCAACCAATACCTTTTCTAGAGTCTGGGAGGGCAAAGTTTTTATTTCTTAAGATTATCATAGCTTATTTTCTCTTCCACTTATCTATAGTTGTCTTTTTTAGGATACCTTCCTCTCCATCGTAGATATATAGTTCTCCATTTTTTATGTTTGGATTTACTACTAGTGCACCCTTTTCATTTTCATCTAGAATATGGAACTCAACAGGATCCTTACTATCATATATGTTGTAGCCTTCTTTTCCTAATCTTCTATAGGTAAAACTTGGATATCTATAGCGTGTACCTGTGACATAGTTATCTGGTAGTTGACTTTTAATCTTATTATATAACTGTGGATTATTAGTCTGTAGTAGCTTGCCTGTATCACCGACTAGGCTCCTATAGTGTGCCTCTTCTTTGTCTAGGTTATAACTACTTAATGCGTCAGGATTAGAAGGTTGATTTTCCCTAAATTTCTTAGCCAACCAAGCCGCCCCACCTATTGCTACAGGTACTGTCAGTAATGCACCTGCTTTTACTAGGTCACCCTCTCCGCTGTAATTCTTATTTCTTAGTATTATCATTCTTAGTTGGATTTTGTTCACTACCTAATGCGATCTTACCATTCTCTTCAAGTCCTACTAGTTTTGTTGTCCACTTTGTATGGTATCCGTCATCCGCCACATAATCTGAATCATCAATGGCGATAAAGAATTCATTGGACTTGATTAGGTAATACTTGAAAGGCCACATCTTAGAATCTACTGTTGTCTTTGAGTCTCTTGTATATTCCACCACATCACCTATTTTAAACTTAGGTACTTGTCGATGCGTTATGATAATCTCTTGAAACAGGTCAGAGTAGATGTAGGATGTGTTATAGTTCAAGTTTTCACTCATCTGGTAGTAATCTTTGTGTACTATACTTAATGCTCCACCTTTCTGTAAGACTCTGGGATTGACTGGCATTACGTCCTTATATTTTTCTTCCCAGATATTTTCAACCTTACTATAGAGAGTGGGTTGATATTTCTTACTAAAGGGTGTTTCTTGTGTGAAGTCTGAGTCTGCGTGTATTATGAGTTTTGGTTCACGGTTTCCATATGAATCAGAGAGTCCCATAGTTTCTTTTATCATGAGTCCTTCTAGTCCAAACACGAAGATACTATTTCTCTTATACCCTAGACATATTCGCCTGAGAAAATCTTGATCTGTTTCATGATTTTGATAGAGCTTTAAGTTTTTTGCTTGTAAGTCAGTATCACATCTCAGGTCAACTTTTCCTGGATATACACCTCTTATGGAATCTTCAATACTATCCCAGACAGAGGTATGTTTTTCGTCGAAGAATTTTTGATCCCCAACACATACAAACTCAATATCTAGGTAATTCTTCTCATGCCATCTATTAGTTATGAACACGGGAATATTATAGATCAGACCTCCTTCTTGTTCTAGTGTGATAGTTCCTGTGTGTTGTTCTGTTATTAGTTTTAGTGACTCAGACTTCCCAGCAACTTCAAGTCTCATTTCACCTCTTGCTAGTTCTCCACCAAGTTCTTCATATAAGTGGAGTGATTGAAAACGGTAACCTGAATCAAACCAGGGCTGAAAATCAACACTAGTCTTATATGAATTTTTATATTTCATCCCTTTTACATTCCATTAAGCAGGTTATCAATTACAGACTTAGGGTACACATTCAAGACAGTACCTTTTGTGTAAGATTCAAGGCCCACCGCACAAGTTAAGATAAGGAGTCCTGTATATTTAGTATCTCCGTATATATCTTTTGCAATTAGGTCTGGTCTAAATTCGTATGTCTTAATAATGTATGGTTCCTTCTCTGCTTCGAACTCTTTAAGTTTATCGAGGAGTACAGAGTTAAATACATCATACCCCTCGATATAATTTTTCAGATCCTGCTTAGTACTTTCAATTCTACTTGATTTCTTATACATTTGGTAGTCTATTTTGATTAGATGCCTTTACCTTTTCTAGTGATCGTTTCATTTCATTCAGTATACCACCATCTCTACCTTCTGCAGACTGACTCATATATCCTGCGCTAGCTCTACCACTGATAAATCTTTCTAGTGATACCGCCGAATATTTAGAGGCCGGACGTAGCATGATGTTAACTTCAGCAAATAATGGAGAGATCTTACCACTACCGAAAGGATCTTTTACCATTTCCTTGCTTTCATTGATACTGATATTACTGATTACTAAGTTTTCGATCGCATAGTAAGGTCCGATTCTAAGTTTCAATGTACCTTTCTGAATTAGGTCCACATCTTTAATATCGGCCTCAAAACCGGCGGGAGGAGTTTGCCAAGCCATAACGGTACTAACAAAATCCTCTACGTCTTGTCCCAGTGCTTTGAATTTAACAGGTACATAATCACCTACTGCATAAGGTAAGAGTCCTATTAATTGATCGGTTACTGTTAGGTATTGTTTATCTTTATTTACTCCATGCCTATCAATAAGTGTGTCATACCTGTTAATAGTTGGAAAGATCGTAAATTTCATACCAAAGTTACTACCGAAATCAGTACCAGTGCCTGTGTAGTATGTAAATCTAGTACCCTTTACATCAAGTGCCCTAGCTAGATACTTTGCCTGCGCCGAATAACCACCTGCTGCTGCCTCAGTAAAGATCTTAGAAATTCTACCCACTGTCGCCGCTACATTATCTCCAGCTGACTGCCCCGCATTTTCAAACTGTGCTGACTTACCTACCATATCCTGTAATGCCTCTGCGAATATCTTAGCGTAGGGTGCTTTAGGTCTCATTGAATTCCAGAACGATCCAATTTCATCCCCACCAAAACCAGTCCATTCATTTGTAACAGTTACTTGAAAATCTTGGTTAATGATAGATCTACATAGTGGAAGTTTACAGTACGGATATTTCACCGCACTGTTCTTCTCGTCTAGTATAATAGTCTTAGAATCTTCCTCTTGTAGGTCTGCTGGAAACTCAACCCAATTTTTAACACCTTCATCATCCTTAGGTTTATTAGGATCTTCCCAGGTATTAGGGTATAGACCAACAGATAACATAGGGTTTCTAAGTTGGAGATCATAATAGAATCCACTAAGTTCTCCAGTCTTGTTATTATTATGTTTCATTACTTAGTCCATCCTCGAGTTTTTACTGTTTCTTTCTTAGGTGCTGTATTACCAACAATCTTAGATAGAAGCTGATTAGTTAGATCCTGCTTTCCTACTAGTTCTGACATATAAGCTGAGGATACCTGATTAGCAGCAGCAGAAATCTTTTCATACTTACTAGCTGCCCTACTAGATACTGCATCTTTATTGATATTTGCCCTACTAGTTCTACCAGCGAGTGTTGATATTCTCTCCTGATCAAGTACACGGAATAAGTCTTTATTAGAATCAACCATTTTCTTAGGGGCGATCCATTCACCTTCATGTACATAACCAACTGCCTGTCCTGTATCACCAACCCTAGTAAATCCACCAGTTGCATGATAACTAGGCTGACCCCAACTACCAGTAGTGAAATTGTATTTAGTTTTTATTGGCGCTAATAAACCTGCACCTGTGTTCTTCTTTGCATCTCTTGCATTTTGTGGGAGTTTACCAGTCTTTATAAACTCCTTTCTTTGCTCTGCCGTTAAGATTGTTGTAGTAGGCCTCATAGGTATTCCCTCAACATTACCCTTAATACCTATATTATACATCATATCTTCACCAGCTTGCTTTTGCTTGGCCATTATCTGATCTATCATGTTGGTGAATGGACTCTGAATATTAGGATTAACTTTCATATTCTTTATCTTATTCCCCGCATTTTCTGCATCATTGAATAACCCTTTCCACCAATTTACTAGCTTCTCACCTAATGACATAGACTTGTTAGAAAAAGCCTTGAAGTTCTTATCTGAATCTGCAGAGACTTTATCCATGACTCCCTTGTTTTTCTCATAGTTTGCCACAGCTTTTCTCACATCCTCATTGGCAGTCTTCATATACTTGTTCTTCTTGTCCTCTATTGCCTTAAAGTTCTTATCTAGTTTCTCAAGATTACTTTGAAGCTCTTGTCCAAGCTTTTTAGCAAGTGTATACTGTCCGCTATCCGTCGCCTCTTTAATTAATTTTTTATATTTTGCAGTTGCCTGGTCCTTCTGAGTTTTTATACCCTGCATCTCCATATCAAAATTAACATAGGCCTCTAACGATTTATCCAGTCTTGATCTATACGCAAGTCCCCTATGTGCAGAATCACCGGCTTTGGTATTATCTGACATATTACTTACATTAGTCCTTAAAAGAGTTCTAAGTTTTGCAGATTCGATTTCTAATTGTTTCTGAAGCGCTGCTCTCTTATTTGGATCAGTTTCCTTATTAATCTTATCTCTTAAGTCTTTAACTTTTTGATCAGCTTTGTTATAGGTGTTCTTGAAATATACACTATTGAACCAAGTCTTAATATCATCCACTTCACCACCGTCTAGGTCTCTTCCCGCTCTTTCAGTGAAGTATGTCTTTATGTCTTTAAAATTACCCTGTCTAGCTGCAGAATATAGGTCTCTTAGATCTTTATTACCACTGTCACTTAGTAGTCCCTTAGTAACAGACCTTATAATTCCATCTCTACTACTACCTAGCATTTTTCCATCTACATAAAGACTACCTCTTAAGTCCTCTAATGTAAGATTATTTAATTCTCTTTTATGTTGGAGTTTGTACGTATTGGCTTCGTTCCACATACCAACTCTTTCGTAAGATGCTTTTCTACCTTTATCATCAAGACCTACCCAGTACTTTTCAAATGCATTATAGTCATTAATACCTCTTCCTTTCAAGTATTGTCTATTCAGTTTCCAGAGTTTACCAGCTTCACCTTTAAGGCTTAGTAGTTTTTTCTCTTTTGCTAGTTCTGCGTCTGACTTAACATCAAACGGTTGACCAATTGTAGGTAGTGGTCCGCTTGTTGATGCACTATCCCACGCAGCTCCAATAGATCCTGCAATACCGCCAACATCAAATCCACCTCCTGCTGCACTACCTGCTGCATTTGGGTCGAAAGATACTGAATTAGAATCACCAAGATAACTAGCAGCCCCTTTTAAGTATGTATATGGATCAGCTTCATAGTAGATTTGTCCTCCATTATTATTAAGCTGTTGGTTAAGAGGCGTTCTACCAAGACTCATAATGAACGTTCCAAAATCTCTAGCCGCAAGTGAACCTCTAAATTTACTGAGGAACATATTCAGCTTGGCATTCATGTAGTCTTGTACAGATCCATAGGTAATATTCTTACCGCCTCTCTGCATTCCACCAAAGTTATTTTGATTTCTTGCAGCATTACTAGTACCACCTGCAGATTCATAGCCATCTTGTGCAGTAAAGAAGCTACTAAGTCTCCCTGCATCTTCCTCACTCATGCCTCTCTGTTTCAAGACACTGTACCACTTAGCCCTGTGTTCTTTCCAGAAACTAGCTCTATCGGCTTTTAGATTTCCGGCGGATACAGTAACTGGCGAACTAAATCCGTATGATGGAGCACTTGCCATTCCTCCTCCAGCATATCCTCCACCTCCAGAGAAAGAACTACCACCGCCAGCATATCCACCGCCGCCCCCATAGACTCCGCCGATGTGATCATTATAACCACCACTACCAAAGCCTCCGAAGGTATTAGGCGTATCGTTGTAATTACTACCAAGATATGGTGTTCCACCTGTACCGTAGTTTCCAGAGTCTGTATCTCCCAGTGGTTCTCCGTTTGCACCTACTCTGTTAATATGTCTGAGAATAACTCCTTGCTTTCTTCTATGATAGCCAGTGTTAATACCACCCCACATGTTTTTCTGTAGGTAGTCTGACATCCAAAGTCTACCAGAGAACATACTAACATGGCCATATGCATGACCAGGCATTTCCTGTTGTGCTAAAATATCTCCTGGTTGTGGACTCCATTTTTGCCAATCGACTGGCGCAAATCCTACCTTACCTAAAGTTCTAGCGAAGTCCCTTGCATTACCAAGTACACCCTGTAGTTTATTAGCTGGTAAGTGTAATCCTGCCTCTACCGCTAGTCTTACGTACATTGCGCAACTAGCTGCGGATCTAGGCCTAACATTTCTTTCGAGTGTTCTACATGCATCAGCTACGAAGAATGGTCTGGCTTTTCCATATCTAGTATCTACTCTACCTGGCATTGTTCCCCATCTAGCACCAGCACTATCATGTTGATTTGTGGATAAGCTACCAACAAACCCACCAATCATATTAAAGCCTCTGTTAGCGTAGCCTATACCAGCATTAATTCCATCAACAATGCTATTACCAAGTCTCTTAGAGTTATTTTCAATAGCACCCATAGATGAATTAGCCCAGAATGCATTTTCTTCCGCTAGGTTCGAATTATGTAAGTTTTCAAATTCCTGGAAGTCTTTACTATATTCGTTGATATTAACGTCGAACATAGTCTTAGGGTCTTTACCTGCCCTTGACCACTTTGCACTAGCCGCCTGTACACCACCTGCTCTGCGAAGAAGTGAATTTTGTATTTGACCTAGTGCAGCAATACTCTGTTCCTTGAAAGACTTAACTCTATAAATTCTACTAGCTAGATATCTAATTGCCTCAGGTGATAAGCTATAGAAATCATAGAAACCTTCTCCTGGGTGTGGGTCATCATAAGGAACTAGCTTGTACTTATAGCCATTTGCAGAGGCTCTATTTATTGCATTGGTTATTTCTCCGTTTATATAACCTGGGATACCTGTATTTCCAAGTAACTTTCTACCTAACCACAAAGCACTTCCGGCACCTGCAGCATCAAGAAGTCTATTATTTACTCTAGTGTTTCCAGAGTTTGCAATTGATTTAGCACCGTATCCGGTAAGACCTTTGAGTCCTAATGTATCAGATATACCATCAGTAATACCCATCTGAGTTGTAGCACCTCCGAAACTCTTAGCATTTTCACCAGCATAATCTTCTTCTGTCTTAGGTACCCTGATTGCCTTCATTCTGACAGTAGATATCATACCAGACCTGATGAGTTTCCCTGCATCACTACCGAACATCTGCTGAATGAAGTCCCTATCTACAGTAACACCTCCATTTTTCGTTGCATAGTCTTCCATTCTTGAAAAACCCGCTGCAACTCTGGCTGTATCAATTTTACCTGTTGACGCTGCATCTCTATAGGCACCCATGATATCTCTACCCTGTGATATTTGGCCGGATACAGAACTGGTAAGGTTTCCACTGCTATCTAGGGCTCCTTTCATCAAGCTGTATTTCTTCTGTCCGTTTCTATTTGCGACAACAGCAGCAAGATCACCAGCATCTGTATTTTTAGCAAGGGTAGTATATTCATTGTACATATCCCTCTGCATCGCTGCATTGGAACTCTTTATACCTTGTGTGCTAATATTTGTCTTTAGTGCGTTCTGTATTCCCTTTTTCGGGTCGACCATCGCAGTGAGAATATTACCAAGATACCCGGCCATACTAGACAGGGTTAGACCAATATTACTTAAGTCAATATCTGGGAACTTAATGGCCTTCATAGCAGCACCTCGTTCCTCAAATCCATGGTCTAGTTTCATCTTAAGGTAGTCAATAAGATCTTTACCTACTCTCATAAGTGCCGTTCCTACTGTATCACCTTTTCTTACATCACCACCAAAGAAACTAATAAAGTCGGCTCTAAATCCTTTACCCATTCGTGCTAGTGAGTTACCATCGACACCAACACCAAAATAATCTAGTCCGCCTTTTATTTTTTCACCGACCCAAGTAATAGCCTTTAGTACCTTGGTCCAGTGTTTTGCTAAGAAGGTAACACCAAATAGCATGAGAAGTGTTTTAAACTGTCCACCTACTGAGTTACCTATTTCTTTTGGATTAAATGTCGTCATCATTTCTTTTCCGACACTCTCCATTTTTCTTAGCATCTTATTTGCACTCTTAGTAAGACTCCACTCACGTCTATCGAAGTCTCTACTCCTACGTAAGCTTTGTTCTTTCTGGGCAGCGAATGCATTACTTACCCATGTTTTAAATTTACTTTGTCCGGGATCTGCTTGTCTTGGTGCAGAACCCATAGATCCACCTGCAACATTATTAGTAGTAGTTGTGTTATAGTTATTGTTAATTACTATATTATTTGGTACTACCTTTACACTTCTACCTTGGGTCCTCTGTACTTTTGGTTGTCCTAGTCCATATTTTCCCAGTATCTGTTGCGTTTGTGGATTTACTTGCATGTCTTGAGATCCTGCCATACTAGCTATTTCACCCGCTTGCAGCATCATAGAGTTAGATTGTTCATCTTGATCCATTGCAGCTCGTTCAAGGGCAAGGTTCTGTTTTCTCTGATCCTGTATTGCCTGAATCTGATTACCTATTGCTTGATAATCTGCAAGGTCTCCTCCCCGTCTTCCTGCAAGTTCTCTAGTTCTTTTCTCTAAATCTTTATCACTTGCTGCCATTATTTCTATTATCTAGACAGGTTTAGAATTTCTGTAGTTCCTAGTTGTTCACCTTCACCACTTTCATCATCCTCACCCTGTTTATTTTCTGCTTGTACTTTGTTGACACCTTGTATTGTCTGCCCCTTATCACCAAAATCAATAAGTGGAAAGTCAGGGTCAGTTCCTTTTGATGTTTCTATAAATTTATCATATGTATCTCTAAGTTTGAATAAGGCACCAAGTCCATAGTGCTCAATATTATCAACCTTGAGAAACTTATTTAAATAGAATTTTAGTTCCATCAATCGGGCAATTGACATAGATGTCTCGAAAGAAATCGACAATAAGCGAATCAACACTTACTGCCACACTCCTCCTTTCCTCAGGCTTCTTACCTTTATTACAGTCTGGACAAAATACTTGGACGGGCTCTAATCTATCATAGTAAAGCTCTCTCAGTGCCATCAACATTGTAATATCTGAGTGTTTTGCACCTAGTACATCCTGCTCTACCTGATTACCTTGCAAGTCAAAGTCTTTTATGAGGGCAATAGTTTTAATCATCTTAAGGTCTGTTATCTTTCGGAACTTAAGGTAGAGTTTAAATACCTTCATAAAGTCATTCCAAGTTGGTACAATAGTTTCGTATTCATGGCCGCCTAGTTCAATCTTAGCGCCATTCATTACCTTTTCATCGATCTGCTTGAAATGGATGTCCTTGTTAAAATCAATACTCTTACTAATTGTCTTTCCACAGTCAGGACATTTAATATCTACATGGTAACTGAGATTTTCACTAACTGTACAAAGCTTCTTATAGAATATCAAAAAATCAATGTCCATGATATAACAATCTCTGATATTTGGATCGTCTTTAATTAATTCATGAACATCAAAATAATACTTACCCAGTGGATCATCACTCGGTACCTCCCCAATATAATTACAGATTTCTAAGAAATTGTAAGGTTTAATTCTAACACATGGGAAGCTATAACCATAACCTCCACTTGGTAAGAGGGATACATTTATTTCCATACTTTTTAGGATTTAATTATGAAAAGAAAAACAACTATGAACTGTTTTCATAGCTGTTGTGTTTATTAAAAGTAAAGAGGTGATTATTTAACCAATCAGGGGCCTACTTTTTACGGACCTAACTTGTCTATATTATATATATTATTATTACACGTTCACCCTCGCCAGTTATAATTTACGTTGAAATTATATTAATATTATGAGTGGGGGGTGTTTTAAAATCCAACCGTAATCTATTAATAATCACACTCTTTCATATATAAGGAATCTAAGGGCTTACTCATCCAAGTCTTCCACCTTAGTTTTCTCCCTAACTTCCTCTTCTTCTTTCCCTAGCTTACCATTATCTTTATAGTAACCTAAGTCAAGTAGGGATTCTAATTTAATCCCATATTTTGTAAGATTCTGTTCAATTACCTCTTTGCTTGGAACTAGTTTTTTATTATCAACAGTCCAACTAACAACAAGTATACCTATCTCCTTACCGCTCTCACTACGTAGGAAATAGAGACCAGACAAATAACTATCCTCAACCATCATAGAGTGAGCATATCTTTTATCTATCTTCTCCATATCATCTACATTAGCAATCACTGTCTTATGTCTACCAAGATAAGTAACCATAGGATGAAGACTAGTTCTTACATTTTGATAGTTCTGTGCTATTTCTGGAATGCCTCTATCATAGCAAACACTCTCATAACACTCACTAAAAAATCTAAAGTGTAATCCTGTTGTAGTTTTTAGGTTATCGTGGAAAATACTAATCACTACCCTATCTGCATTTAAAGATAGTCTAAGCTTTTCTATTTCATTGTTAACACTATTTTCGACGTCGTCTGTTAAGTCATATACAGATTCATCTCTTTCTTTCAGATTATTTCTATCTTCTGTAATTGTCTTTGATATGACTTCCCTAGTATTCTTATCATTTAGTGTTACAAAGAAGCTAACAACCGCCATAAGTAAGATAATGAAGACTATTAACTTTAGAATAGCCAACCAACTTACCCTGCTTACTGTACCTAAAAATTTATCCCAAACATCCGCTAACTTACTAAGAACTGTTACTTTATCTTCTGTTAACATATTCCTAATCCTCTTTCTGCTTTTTAGTTACCTGTGCATCTTTTTTCGCAACGAGGTCTCTTCCTTTCTTTAGCCCATAGTATAGACCTGCACCAACTAAACCACCCACAGCAGCGCCCTTAATTGCACCTTTTGTTGTAACCTTAGGAATCAACTTATCTGCTCTTTTCTTGAATCTTTTTGATGCCTCTTCTAAGTGTTCTATTCTTTTTCTTTGATTATTTAGGGATTCTCTAGCCTTTACGTTAAACTCTTTATCAATTCTCCCTTTGCTGCTATTAAAAATGTTCTCTTTCTCAAGGTATTTGCGACGTTCTTCAAGATCTGCACCAGTTGCTTTATTAAGTGCATAGTTAATTCTTTTCTTAAGCTTATTCAAATCGCTTGTAGCCTTAATACCTGCGCCTAACAAAGCACCACCACTCGCTGCCGCAATAGCTTTTCCAGCACCCTTTCCACTCTTTTTCTGATTTCCAGTCTCCTCGTTTGTATTGGAGAAAAATCTTCTTATTATTATCATACCTTACCTATTTAAACCTCTTCCTGCTTTCTTGCTAGTCGTTCTCTTCTCATAGCAAGACGTCTATTCTTCTCTTCGTTTTGCTTAATTAGGTTCTTCCTACTAAGTCCATAGAGTCCTGCACCAATGACACCACCTATTGCAGCACCTTTGACGGCACTCTTACCTGATGCTTTTACAAGCTTTTTAAATCCCTTGCTTGACATTTTTCTTGTTGCGTTGACATTGTGATTGAACCTGTTTCTTACACTTTCGTTCAAGAATTTTTTTGCCTTTTCTACATCTTCTGGTTTTACTCCTCTAGTATTTATCTTGTCAACAACCTTATTGATCTTATCCAGGGTGATTGCATCTTTAGTTACAGCATCTGTCACCTTCTTGGATAACTTATCACCACCAGCTCTAAGAGTACTTCTCGCTGCTAAGGCTGCACCAAGTCCACCTGTTGCAAGTACGCCCTTTGCTGCATCGGATTCACGTTTCTTAGCCTGCTCTTCTGTTTCTGCGTATTTACCTGAGAAATATTTTCTTACTATTATCATATTATTACTTACAAAGATTAAATAAGTACTTATAGTTTTCTAGCTTCTGCAGCATTGTTTCTACTTCGCTAGTGATTCCTTTAAATACTACGTCTTCTGGTATGTCGTGATAAAATTCGACAGCAGTTTTATTAATTATATCTTCTAGTAGTTCGATTGGTTCAGACTTGTCACAAAACTCTGGATTAATATCAAGAGGTCCCATACTACCTAAGACACCCATGAAAGTCTCAGCTATTTTATCTTGGTAGCTAATGAGATCTTCATATAAGTCATCTAAGTATTCATGTATGTCCTTGTGTGATGCAGCCCAATGTAGATTCTTGCATCTAATCTTCCAAGCCTCTACCCTATTTAGGTAAGATATAAAAATGTCTCTGTCACTATCACTAAACTGTTTTACTCTATACTCTATCATCCCTAAGTTATTAATTGTTAGAGTTTAGGGAAGGGAAAGATAATAACACTTACCTCTCCCTCTCCTAGTTAGTAATGTTAGAGATTCTTAAACTCTAATGAATAGTGCTCAAACTTAGCTGAGAGTGTAACATCTGAACGATCACTTTCTGCCTCAGCCTGACCATTATTATCGATACCTGCGTCCTGAATAATTACATTGTAGAAAGTAAGCTCACGAACATCAAGTCTCTGTGCGTTTGTAATAAAGAGTTTGCAATCCATCACTACATCATCCTTACGGAATGAGTACTTTGTCTCACGATCAGAAATTTTTTGTCTCCAGTCATCAAGGAAGTATGTAATTGCCTGATCCTCTCTATCAACAAATGACAGTGTTAAGTTACCTGAGGTCGTCTGGTTGGTCTGCTGATAAATTGCATAACCACCACGCATACGCTTCTCAATACCAGTAACACTAGTATCAACACCTACCTGAACACTATTTAGGCGTGCATTAATAATATCATCGCCTGGATAATAAACAATCTTAGGAGCTGAGAGTACTTTAAACTCCCACATGTCACCACGCAAGAACTCCTTATTGTTGTCACGATAGGTTGAGGTATAGTCAATAAACTTTGCTCTAAGTTGACTACCTCTTACAAGATCTGTAACTGTTGCCATGTTATTAAAATTTATATTGGTTTGTTATAGTTTATTATTATATCTAAGTCTACTATGTTTTTCACTAGGTCACTTATCTTAGTTTCAATTTTCAGACTTAGGGTTCCTTTTTTCTGGTCTATCTTAAACTCCTTAACTAGTAATGATCTAACAATAGAAAATCTGGTCTGTATCTTACCCAGTATTCCCTCGATTACTCTTTTAGTAGCGCCGGTATTTGGTAGGGATAAGTAGGACCATTTATTCTTTTCTAGTTCTCTCTGTATCTTACCAAGGCAGAATCTCATTAGTCCAGAAGTTTTATAATCAGGGCCATCAAAGTAAGTCGGGTAATAGTAGTACTGCCCGTTATCGATCATATAGTTGGCTTTCTTTTCAACTAGACTAGATCTCAGGTCATCTTTACTATACGTTACGCTTCTTTCGATTGGACTAGTATAGATAATATCATTCCCTGTAAAAGAGTATGTACCACTAAGTAGACCTCTCAAGAATGTATAGTATGCTGGTCTATACTTACCAGAACTATTCATCATACTCTCATAGAAGTATAGCAAGTAGTTCAGTTTATCGTCTGTATAGTTATTCCTGTAGTTACCTTCATTACACTCTATCAATACTTGACTACCTGATTCCTTTACCTTACTTAATAGCCACTTCCACATACCCTCATAACTACCACCTACTACGTAATTATCTGGATCTGGTAGTAAGATAAAGTCGATATAAGTAGTGTCCTGGTATTTAAGTAATGATTCCAGACCTCTCTTAAATGACTTACCTGTTTCCTTAGTAGATCCACTGAGTTCCCACTTACCTTCTACAAGTCCCGGATCTCTCCAATCTTGCTGTATATAGTAGTTATCCTTATCTTCTACACTGTAAGGCTTATATTCAGTTTCTAAGGTTACCTTACGATTATTTCTAGTATTCTTCCAGATCCCTTGATAAGTTTCTATTAACTTACAGTAAACTATCTTAGATTCTCTGTTTATAATACTGTCAATTCTCTTATCTAGTTCAGTTGTCCATGAATATCCAAAAAAGGTTTCTACTATGTTATACCTCTCGATAGTTACTTTATAATAGTATTCCTCCTCTGTATGTTCAACCCTAACTGTGATATTTCCACTAACACCACCGTTACCAATCGTCCTAGACCAAAATTCGATCCTAGATTCATCCTTACTTAGCTTGTCTAGTATCTTTCTGTTTATATCTACTGCTGGTTCAATGATGAGGCCTTCCATATTATACAAGCCGGTCACATGTACACTAACAGGACAATATAAGATATCCCCGACTAGTTCATAACCAGAATCACTAAGTTTATCTATTAAGTCCTCAATGCTAGAAAATCCCTTAGCAGAATGATAGTAATTTCCATCAGGCTCCTCAGGTATATTCCCACCACCATTATCATAGTAGAACAGCACTTTATCATAGAACTGTGGAAGTATTATATAGGAACTTTCACTTTTTAGTTTTAGGTTTTTATAGTTGATTCTAAATGCAAGTGTGTGTGTTCCTTTAATGATAGAATCTTCATCTATATTTCCTGCATCGTACTCATCCTGTATTTCTTGTAGTACCTCAACATTCCCATCAGTATCTTCATCAAATAGCGGATGACAGTATGTAGTATGTGATTCTAGATGACATAACCTAAGTGTATCCCTATTACTATGTGACAGTGTTTTTGGAAGTTCTAAGTTTTGTGGTAGGTCTTCTATGTTCACCCAACCACCTAGACTATCTAACCAAATCAACTTATCAAATGTATAGCCCCTAGGAATATCTTTATACTTACCTTTACCTTCTATGTTTACGTTCTTATAGATCTTACCTGGTACACCCTTGTCTGGTAGATTATTTATAAAAAATTCATCTTTATCGTCAAGGAATGTACTGTAATCTATATAATTTTTCCCACTAGCCCGTTCTTCGTCTAGGATAGGCCTGAATAAGTATAATGTGTTTCCAGATGACACTAATTCTCTGAGATAATCGAAGTCCTTAAAATCTGTTCCAAACCATAATGTTAATTCACTGACGGTTCTTACGAATACAGGCTTCTCAAATGACATCTCAGATTCAACTACCTCTGCCAAGATAATAGAGTCTTCCCGCTTACCTTGTGATTGGTAGTTTATTTTAGTTTTTCCTAATTCTAAGTACATTCCTTATCCGATTATTTTTACTTTCTTTGGGCTGATCTTTATAGGCTTGTTAAACTTACTAGACACTGTTCCTAACTTTTCGGCAATACTAGTTACTTTATCAGAATCTACCTGTATTGCTCCACCGTGATCAGGATTTTCTCCAACAATACTAAATGCAACTGTTAAGTCATTACCACCAGATTCTATTTCACCAGATCTCTCCTCTATGAAATCTTTAAGTGTCAGGAGAAGTTCATACTTATTGATGGTACTTTTCTGTGGCGTCATACAGTAGATAGTGCACTTAAAGGTTACATTCTTATAAGGTGCAATACATGTAAACTTCTTATCCACAGAGGTAATTTTATTATATGGTTTTTGATACCCAACGAAGTTATTAAATCCATCTTGTCCATAGTCTAAGAAATCATGTGCCTCACTATTAAAAACTGAGACCTCCATACACTTCTCGAAATATGTTCTAAATGATTTATACTGATCATCTGCTATCGTCAACCTAAATTCATTACTAAATTCTATGGATGTTGGGAAGCTAATTTCACCATCATATAATCCCGCCGTCTTAGTAGTGAGTTTTGATTTCTGCATTTCAAACGCTACTATCGGCAACCATCTATTATAAGCAGTCATTACACCATGATCTAGCTTATTCCACAAGTTTATTTCTTCGATTGGTGGTAAGAATGATTTCCCACCGTTCTCTGATAAACCTACGAATGGCTCAAATATAATCTCCCAGTATGAATTAGTATCTAGGGTCATTACTTTCAGTGGATTATTTTTTCCACCTACTACCTTTCCTGCTGTTGTTATGTATGGGCTCTTCTCAAATGTATCAAACAGGTCTTGTACTGTTCTGATTTCACCAACATCTGATACATTACACAAGTCTTCTAGTGTAGTATTCATTCCCTGAAAAGCACCATTACCCAAGTAGTTCTGATTGAATTGATAATCGGATGGACTTGTTGGTACCTTTCCTATTGCTGCATCTACAAGTTTATTTGCAATACTCTTAATAGACATACCCTTAATGGATTCGCCTTTAGAGTTTGCCTTAGTCCATGATTGATACTCGCCCCTTGCATCAGCCTCTTTTTGTTCTTCCTTATCATAAGGTCGGTTAATTGGGTATTTCTTCTCAATGCTTTCTCCGTGTATTAATCCGGTTGCTGCATCTTTGATTCTCTTAAAACCTCCCTCAATTGCCCCTCTTAGTCCACTTCTAGCTGCATCTGTAATTATGCTTGGTTTACCTGGGAGTCTATCACGGTTTACTTTGTACTTCTTCTCTTGCTCAGTTCTTTCGTATACTAAGAGAGATAGTGTTTCATCAAGTAGGATCGCTCTAGCCTTTTGACCAAGTCCTTTACCCCAACCACGACCTAAGACTGTTTCTGCAATAAATCTAAGATAATTATTTGCATTTATCGAGTCTATTCCGAATCCAGGCAATTTTGTACATGGTCTGAATCTAGGACTGCTCATCATAGCTTCCCTGTACAGTGCTGCTTCAAACTTTTTAATACCATCAGGACTAATCTTATTACCACTAAGATACGTAGACATGAGTGACGATATCTTAGCAGCCCAACCTTTATTTGTTGACTTATCTTGTAGGAAGTGCAGAAGATTTTGATAGTAGTTATTGAGATCTTTATAGTCACGTATCTTGTTAACTAGTACATCAATCCCAACATCTTCATTTCCTGGCTTACTAACTTCCTTACTAAGCTCAATCTCTTTACCACCTACTTCTACCTTACTAACTTCCCTACTAAGTTCTAAGTCCTTGTTATCGATATTTAGGTCAGATCTTTTATTGCTTAGGTCTGGGTCTTTCTTGGTACGTTCAACTTTCGCAACTTTCGTACTAAGTTCTTCAGCATTTCCACCTTGATTATCATTCACTGCTAGTACTGAATCATATAACCCATCAGATTCAGGATTAAATTGTGAATGCTGGTCTGTTGCTGCGTCATTGATTACCTTACCAACTATCCTACTAAGCTCTAGATCTTCCCTGGTATCATCTATCTTGCTAATCTCCGTACTAAGTTGATTATCCCTAGTGTCATTAATCTTACTTACTATATCACTAAGTGGATAATCTCGCTTGTCATCTATCTTACTGACCTTTTTACTTAGTTGCGGATCCTTTTCAGTATTTTCTATCTTACTTATTTTCTTACTAAGTGGGTATTCGTGATCTCCTTTTTCAATCTTTCTTACCTCTTTGCTCAGTTCGGGTTCTTTATTATTACCGCCTACCTTACTAACATCACTGCTTAAGTTAGGCGCTTCTTTCTTATCTCCCTCTATCTTACTAACTGTCTTACTCAGATTATTAGTACGATTATCACTGATCTTACTTACTTCCTTACTAAGTCCAGGATCGCTAATATTATCACTAATCTTGCTAACCTCCCCACTTAGTTTAGGTTCTTTCATGTTACCACCTACCTTACTAACATCACTGCTTAAGTTTGGGGTCTGTTCTGCTCTTTCTACCTTACTTACTTTCTTACTTAGTTTTTGATCCTTCTTATTACCTTCGATCCTACTAACATCCCTGCTAAGACTTGGATCGCCCTCTGTTTTCTCTATCTTACTTACCTTCTTGCTGAGTTGCTCTTTCCTCTTATCTCCTTCTAGCTTACTCTTCTTTTTTGCTAACTGTACATCTCTTGTATCACTAATCTCTGCTCTCGTCTTACTTAACTCAGCTTGATCACGAATACCTTCTATCTTACTAACATCTTCACTTAGTTTGTACTCTTTATCATCTTTAATCTTGCTTACTTCTTTCCCAAGTTGTAAGTCATCGTTCACTCCTTCTATCTTACTAACAACCTCACTTAGCTCTGCGTCTTTATGGTTATTTACTTCTACCTTACTAACATGCTTACTCAGAGTTGCACTCTTACGTTTTCCTCCTAAGATCCTCTCAAGATTCTTACTAAGTGCATTATCTGTTGTTCCCGAGTTTATTACCTTCTCTACATTTTGACTCAGTGCAGGTTCTTTATTACCATCTCCAATCTTCTCGACTAGACTACTTAATGTTTGAACCCTCTCATCACTAATTGTCTCTACTGTCTTACTAAGTTCATTATTTCTCAGGTCATTTAGTCTTTCTACTTCCTTACTAAGTGATTGTTCTCTTGTGTCTTTAATTTTCTCAACATCCCTGCTAAGTTCATTCTCTCTATTATCTTTAATTGTATCAATCTCAGTACTAAGTGGTGTTTCCCTTGAGTCGTCTATTTTCTCAACAGTCCTACTAAGCTCCTTTTCCTCAATACCTTCTATCTTACTTACTTCCTTACTGAGATCTACCTTCTTTTCTCCACCACCAACTTCTATGATTGAATTAGATAGGGCTACATTCTCATTTGACTCTATCTTCTCTACCTTATCTGATAGTGGTACTTCGTTCTTTAATTGTCCATTGAAACCTATGACACCAATTTTGTCTTTCTCTAAGCTGGTATTTTCTTCATATTCAGTCCTAAGTTTTCTAAGATACTTACCTAGGGCTGAGATTTCTTCTGGCTTAGTAAATTGTTCACAGGATCCAGGAACTTTATTATCTTTTCTTATTTCCTCATCCATAGTCCTACATGTCTAGTGTTTCAATAATACTCATCAACGTATAGGAGAATAGTGTATCACCTGTTTCACTATAACCCTGTTTAAGTGTTATTTTGAATCTATATGTTCTCTTGTCTCTGGTGTATTGTAGTTCATCACCAACTTCTAGAGATCCATCATTAGTAATAGCCTCAACACTATCCCTATTTCTATTCCATACGTCTTTCATGTCGTTCTGATTAATAATGAGTGTTGTTGTAAACTCATCATAATCATTCTCAAGTGTACTATCAGAGGAATATGATCCACCAAATACATTCTTCCACTTACTATTTTCTTTAGGCCTTAGTACTATGAACTTTGTACCTAACATTGCTAGTTGTGCTTTTATTGTCTTTAGTGTAGCTTTGTAGAATTTATTACTCCTCTCTACACTCCTTGATGCCATATTCTCTGCCATACTCTTACAATATATTATCTAAGATAGTACAATAACCTTCTTCATCAACAATATACTCAACTAGTTTAATATACTGCTGAATTGTTAAGTTGTCTGATAGCTTCATAACAAAAATATTTCTATCTAGACTTGTACTGCACCTATTGAACTTAGACAGTTTCCTTATGAAGTCTTCTATCTTAATCTGACTATATTCCAAGTCCATAGGTATATAGATTTTTATGTTCTTAATATCTCCTGTAATGCTGATTGAGTCTTTTGGTATTTTCTGACTTACTTCAAAATCTTCTACTCCATCAGACTCAAGCTTTTTCTTAATTTCTTCTATCATTTTATTGAAGATTGAAAAATTCTTTAGCCTAAAACTAACCATAACTGTTAGAATTTATTATTAAATACATTAGGAGTTAATCCCAATGACATAATCTTCTTTAGAATCGTAGCAAACTCATTTTCATTTCTGATTGCATACGTATAGAGTGATACATTATTTAGCTTAGACTTATTGATCACATTCTTCCAGTGATTATATACACCACCAATCGCCTTATCCTCTTTACTATTATGTACTGCTGATATCATGAAAATACCAGATGCAATAGACATTTGAACTGGCGCTTTATTATCACCCTCTGAGAAATGATGTCCCTCAATGTAATAATTCTTCTTCAATACATTAAGGAGGAACTTATTATTTAACATTCCTCTAGTTGGTGTAATACCTAGTTTTCCCAATGTATCTGCTCCTAGCCCATTAATTGCTAAATCCATACCAGACATAATCACATCTGGGATAGACTTTAGTGGGCTCTTGATGTATGTAAGTGCTTTTGATAATCCACTTCCAATAATCTTAGTTGCATCATACTTAGAAATACCTGCACCCTCTGAGAAACTCCTATCTTCCTCGTCTCCACATGCCTCAGTAATTCTTCCTGTTACTATTGCATTATTGTCAAGGAGATTAATCTTAGTGCCAAGTGTATTACTCAGTTCCATCATAAAATCACAAACTGACATGTAGTTCGTAAATTTGATATTAACTGAGTATGAGTTTGCGTTTAGGTTAATTACTTTCGCGTCGTACTCCATACCAAAGAACTTTCTACAGTATGAATCGAGTATTTTATTAACCTTATCTAGATCTTCCTTACTTAGACCAAAGGTATACATAATTACTTGGTTGTCGTGGATAGTAAATGTAATCTTATAGGCAGTTACGTTTCTATCATTGAAGCTAAATTTCTCCTCAATCTTAGCTCTCTTATCTACGTTCTCACCGACTACAATACCAGCCACTTGATATACACCAAACTGACGTCGTATACCTCTATCTACTTCTTGGTATTTGATACTTGACATTGGCTTGTGGAAATAGTTTAGAAGTAGCTTTGTTGCAATTCCACCTAAAGTTCCCCACTTAGCACCAGTCAAGGCACCACCAAGTACTGTATTATCATCCATCAATCCTCCAGTTACCGCACCGATACCAGCTCCAATGCCAGCACCCTTACCTACAGTTTCTAATACACCAGGTAATCTATCAAGTGTTTTAGGTCCTGTATAGTGCCCCTCTTGGATTGAAAATTTCTTGTTTCTAAATTTAATCATATACTACTTAGAGCGGAATAATATTATGTGCATTTGCTGCTAGATCTCCAAAAGTTAGTTTACTTCTATCAAGTCTCTGTGCAAACTTAGACTTTCCATATTTTTCTGCAGTTCTCTCCAACTTTGGTATTACCTTCTTTGGAATCAATGGGTGATCCTTAACATAAGCAAGAACTGGTGTTCCCCAAGGAGCTGCTATAGCTGCACCTGCTGGTCCTCCCATTGCAATACCCATAGGAGTAGATGCCTCACTCAGTGCTGCAATACCTACTACGTCAGGTCTCTTGATGGTAGCCTTAACTGCTTTATTAGCTGTCATACCTACAGGAGTTGTTGCAATCTTATTTGGGGCAGCCTTAATATCCTTTACTGCCTGAACTGCATCCCTCTTTACCTGCATCGCTGTCTTAGGGGCGAATCCTTGCTTTACACCATAGCTAGGAGCCTTGCCAGTGAATACCTGCTTAACTGCATTTCCTGCCTTAAGACCTGCATTGTCTAGCTTTGTCATTCCCGCATTAGCAACCTTCTTAATACCTGCCATAAGTTTAGTTGCTTTTGAATACTGCTTAGTTCTTAGTATAATCATAGTATCTTTTATAATAATAGTTCTCCATACCAACCAGACTGTAGTGAATAGTTATCACATCTACTACGAAGTTCCTGGTATGATGCATCTACGTTACTTAATACATCCACTGACATATTTGGTAATTGTAGAGATGCTTTAAGCTGTCTAATATAATCTAGTAAGTGAACCATACACAGGTCCATAAAGAAGTTACCCCTAGCACCAGTTTCTACATCAAGGAAGAATATCGCTGAGTTTTCTGATTTACTATTAAACGATTTCTTTGATGTAAAGTCTGGAATAATTGGGTAACTAGTAAGTCCTTTTAGGCATATAGTTGTCTGTGGTAGGTCATCTAAGAATACATACGGTTTTCTATAGTCCGTTACATATTGATAAGCGCCTGGACCTGGATAACTTGATGTACCTCCAAAGCCTGCATATGTATTTCCTGAACTTCCTGCACCTACTCTCCACATCGGCATAGAATTAAACACAAGGATAACTCTATTTAGTGGTATAATACATTTAAGCCAAGATGTAAAGTTAGATTTCAATTCATAGTAACCATCACCGATTGAATCACATGGTACTAGTTGCTCTCTATCGACAGTACTTTCCCATACGAGAGGGGTAGTTAATTCAAACTCCCTTAGTGCTTTTTTAAATATCTCTAGCAATACTTCATCTGCACTAACGTAGTCATTTATTCCAAGTAGTTCATCCAGACTGTGTATTCCTAGAAGTGTAGACCTAATAAATACTTTCTTCTTTAAGTCTGATAGTAATGTTTTATCTGCCATGCTCTTTTATATTATTTGGCCACACGATATTTTATAGTAGAGGGTAAGCAACTTACTACTCACCCTCACTATATATGTAATTTTAAATATTTCCTTCGAATGGCATACCCATATCGTAAGCCTCATTATAAACCTCTACAAACTTGAGAGATCTTGGATAACGAACCTCTACTAAGACACGAACTTTATTCTGTCTTGCCAGTTCATCATTATTAATGCTAGCGATTGTGATCTGGTATGCATCAACAGTATAAGACATTGACAAGATCTCAGTACGGAAGAAGAAATCAAGTGCAGACTCCATATCAGAATAAAGTGTCTCACCAATTCGTCTACCAATAAACTGTCTCAAGATCTTAGGGAATGACTTACTGAGGCGGATGAACAGACGGCTATTTGCTTCATCAGACATAATATTATCCTCTGACTGCTTTGTATAGTTGTCGTTCATATTCCAAGCCTGTGATTGATTATTCCACATAACGGTATTAATCTTCTTGCTCAACAACAACTGACGTGTCTTCTTATTGAACTCTGTCACTGGCTTCTGATACTGTACTACACCATTTGTCTGACCGATAATTGGTGCAAACTCTCTATCAAGACCTCTATTTCTACCTACTGCCTCCCAATAAAGTGTACTAGGTGCTGCATAATACTTAAAGCCAACAGTACCTGAGTCTACATCCCAAGGTGCACTAACATAGAGCTTATAACTGTCCTTGCTCAACTTATTTGCTGAATTAGCAATGGCAAGGTAGTTTGTACTATTCACTGTACTAACTGGGTAGAAGTAGTTCTCGTTGATTGCCAAGTTAGCCATATATGACTGAACAGCTGGTGATGTACAACCAAAATCTGCAAGTCCCTCTGTCTGATAAACCTCATCAAGTGCAAGTCTATCAAATGCCTTCATAATGTCAGAGTCACTAACATTGAGAATAGAATACTTCTCAGGATTAATGCCAAGACCTACATGAAGCTCCTCTGGATCTGCCTTATCGAGAGTAATACCCTTCTGATACTTGAAATACTTACCCTCAGACTCAGTACCAACCTTTGCGATATCACCTACCTTTGGCTTAACAATGTGCTCGTTAAGAGATGCAAGTGAAGATTCGTCATAGTTAGCAGTGCCTGTAGTATCCATCTTAACCCAACCTGGCTCTGATGTAGTAACTGTGCACTTGTAGTATGTTACCTGACCACTTTCATTGAGCTTTGCATACTGACCATCTGTACCTTCTACTGCCTTGAGTGTAGTAAGATCTGTATACTCCTGTGCACTATCAGCTTCTGTACCACTTGGGCTATACAACTGCCAATCTCTTGTAGTAGTTGTCTTATATTCGTAGTAATCAACAGACTTCTTACCAACTACCGCTACATCACCAACACTTGCAGTAGCTGCCTTCATATCAAGCTTACTGTCATATGCCTTAACCTTAGCAAGATCACCAGACTCAAGCTCATCCTTCTTAACTGGCATCCAACCCGTCTGCTTTGATTTAGGAAGATAGCCGAAGTAGTCAAGACCAAGATCGTTCAAGTCGTCAGGAAGTTGTAGTTGAATCATCTTAAGTGACTTATTCAATTCATCTACTGTTACATCACCACGACCAGCAATCTTACCAACATTGAAATATACTGGCTCACTGCTTACGCTAGGGTCAATTACTGCTACCTCATAGAAATCACGATCGAGTACATCTGCCTTTGGTGAGATAGTACCGTTCTTAGTGAAAGTATCTAAGACGGTTGTAAGTACTGTATAAGGGGAATTACCACCACTATTTACATCATTCTTACTTAGTTCCTTTGTAATTACTGCATCATGATTAAACCTGCGAATACGAACCTTGAGTGGTGTACTAGAATTATAGTTGTTCACTGCATAATTCTTAGCTGGCTTAAATCCTGAAAATGCTGCACTATTCAGGTCCACAATCTTCTGTCCGGGATTTTCTGGCGTCCAATCCTTCTCGCAGATTACTACATACGCAAGACCATCCACGCCACGCTTATCGGACTTATCTAGGACCTCAACACCAACATAAACCTCATGGAATACAACACTTACTGCATCCTTAGGGTCACTTGCTACTACCTCTGCCTTCTCATCCTCATAAAGTGTGTATGATGGGCTGAAGAAGATTGATGTATCGTTAAGGTATGATACAAGCTCCTTAAGATTCTGTACATAGTAGTCATATTGTGGTCCCTCATCGGTTGTTCTATTACCAAGTGAACCTACACCATTGATAGACACTGCCCAACCATCTGAATTATGATCTGCACTATCTTTATCAACATCTACTACCAACTTAAACTCTGGTACCTTCTTGAGCAGTTGACCATCACGTACAATATAAACACTATTGTCATCTTTTACGAGTGGTTTTGCAAAGAAGATATCACTAGCCTTACTTGCACGAACTAAGAGCAAGTTATTTGAACCAGCGAGACGATATGCATTCAACCACATAGTCTCAGCCATTGTATGATCGTCTCCCTTATATAATTTATTGAGTGACTCTACATATCCCTTGGTTAAGTCCTGTGATGAATATGTAGCAATGAACTCTGCCTGGCTAGTAATCAACGTTGGTACTGATGGTCCTGCGTCTGATACAATAACACCACCAAGAATCAAGTTTTCACCTGCCGTTGGATTTACTGAGGCAGTTCTAATTTTCTCATGAACTTTTACGTATGGTTCCTGAGTTTCTTTCCACTGTGCCATTAAATTATTCTTATTTAATTAATTAACCAACCTCTACTAGATATACTGGGTAACCTGCTTGTATAAATCCTTCTACTACTGATAGGACTGCATTTAGATTACTCCTAACATCTCGTACAGTTGATATCTGTATTTCGTTATATTTGTTAGATGCGAAATTTGTTGATACCTGAGCTGATGGAATCTTCTTACTTAATTTCTTACTTAAGTTTCTTAGTTCAGGATCATCTGCTGTATTAACTAACATCTTAAAATCAGAACCATCAGAGCTAATCACTAGACAAACCTTAGTACCAAGTAAGTTAGCCTCCTTCGGATCTCTTGTAAAATTTTGACCCTCTCGATAAAGCTTCTTATTGAGCTCTCTCAAGATAGGTGCCATAAGTCTATTATCTGCACCTTTCCTATTGAAATGCTCGTTTAACTGTCTAGCTGTTCCAACTAAGGCTCCAAGTGCTGCACCGATAATTGCACCGGCCCCTGCAAGCATCTTACCTTCTTTGAAGAAAGGGACTTTCTTGACACGTCCACTAGCTAATGCACCAGCTGTAGCACCAATACTTGCCCCCTTAATCGCATCATTAACAATATAATTACTAAAGTCTTTCTCTCTAAACTTAATCATATTGTTTTAATTACTTTTTTAACCGCCGATACCTGGTACTGCGCCTGGACCTGCTGGTGATACTGCTGGACTAGAACCTGCTGCCTTCTTTGCCTTAGCTGCCTGACCCTTAACAGTAGTCTCATCTGGAAGACCTACCAAGTCCTCTGCATTATATTCAGCTGAACGCTCGCCCAATGCATTAATAGCAACTGGCATCATACCATCATCCAAAACTGCTGATGTCAACTCGTCATTAATTACTTTCTCTGCCATAATAATTTATTTTTAATATGTTAGTTATTTATCCTAAGATACTTTTTATTCTACTATATCTACCCTTCTGAGCAGGCTGTTGTACTGGTTGGGCTTGTATTGGTTGTACTTGCTTTATACCAGTATTTAACGTCCTCACTGAATTACTTGTTCTGTTTAGTTGGGTAGTTAGTTTATTAAGTGCATCTAATTCTCTCTCTCGAATCTCTCTGTCACTCTTACTCTTCTTCTTATTGTTGTACGTATTGGCCACATTTAATGCAAGACCTGACGCACTAAGTACTAAGAATGGACTTTTTAGATTCTTTACTGTATTTGGATTCTTCTCAGCCCATGCGGAAGCTTTCTTCTTAACATTGTCAGATAGCTCACTTACACTGCTGTAGAGTCCTTGTCTAAATCTGATCATATACTATTAATAAGAATAACCCTCCCTCTGGGTCATGTTAGTTTTCCAATCTGCTCTTTCTCTCCTAAGTGCCTGTCTCTTTGCATATTCAAGTCGCTGGTTATAGAATTCATTATCCTTTGCCTGCTTACTTCCCTTGTTATATGCCATCACACCTGCCGTTAGACCACCAATCATTGCGCCAGCCTTACCAAACTTAGCTGCACCTCGACCCATTGCTGATAATCTAGATACTTGTCGTCCAGCTGCATTAACACCAGGCTTGAATAGTCCCTTTGTTGCACCTATGACAGCACCTGCACCAAGACCAGCAGCAGCGCCTGTCGCAGCTTGTTTTACAATTGGCGCATAACTATTAGTCTTTTTCTTTTCAGCGAGAATATCAGCATCTTTCATACGTTTGAGATTATCAGTATCATCCCAGACCGTATAATTTTTTCTTTTTAACTTATATACTGCCATCTTACTGTTGTTCTTGTTGACCTGCCTGTTGTTGTGCGAGTTGTGCTTTTCTATCTTGTGCATCTTGATATTTATATGCACCTGGGTCTAGTGTCTTACCAATCTTCTTAGTAAGTGCCTGACTACCATCCCAAGTTGCCTTTGTGAGACCTACACCAACACCAATTGCACCAAGATTAGCAGCTGTCTTATGATTCTGTATGAACTGGCCTACCTTAACTGCTGCATTATTCTGAGTACCTGTAATACCTTTACCTAATGTACCACCCTTACCAAGTTCCTCAAGTCTCTTACCAAACTTCTGAACTTGCTTAGTACCCATCATACCAAAACTACCAACATTAGCTGCAAAACCTGACATTGTTTGTGCCGGATGTGCTTTGAACTTACTGAAATCCCACCATCCAGGCTTTAAGCTACTAGGTTTGAAATTCTTAACTGCACTAGTCACTTTACCAATGAAACCTGGATTAACTGCTGCATACGCTTTCTGTTGTGGAGCCTGTGGTTGTTCCTGTTGTGTTGCTGCTATCTGGTCATTCATCTGTTTCTTATCAGACATATAACCCATTACTGCCGGAACTGCTGTAAAACCTCCGGCCATAACCCAAGTTGATTTCTTCTTCAAGTTATTACCGACCATCTTACCAAAGGATTTTCCCATTGTTGATATTCCACTCAATGCTGAATATGCCTTCTGTTGCTGTCCAGTCTGTACTAAGTTTCCGTTCTCGTCTGTATCAAGGCCATTTTTCTTCATATTATGCTGAATGAATTTACCACCCGCATAACCAGCAACTCCCATAGTAAGACCAGTTGCAACATTACCTGCCATGCTCTTACCAAATGTTACACCACCAGCCTTACCTACATTACTTGCAAGTCCAGCTGCCTCTTTACCGAAACTAGTAATAGCACCTTTAGCTTTCGCAATATTTCTAAGAGTACCGACAGAAAATCCAAATTCTTTCTGCTTTTGGTCTAAACTACTCGCTGCTGCCATTGCTTGTTCTGGATTACTCTTCGCACGTTCTGCAATACGATCAAGCTTTCTATTTTGCTCTTTCAATAATTCGTCGTGCTTTTCCATTTGTTCTGCTTGGGCCTCTGCTTGTTCTTTCATCTGTTCACTCTGATCACTACTTTGTTTCAAACCAAGTAATGTAGAACCAACAGTAAGAGCAGCACCAGCCCAAAACTCTTTCTGCCTATATTGAATCATCTTACAGTCCTCCTATGTGATTAAGACTGCATTGAATCACTAGCAGATTTAAGACCTTTACCCAAACCTCTTGTAGCAGCGGCACCAATACCTGCTCCTACTAACCAACCAAGAGGACCACTTGCTGCACCAGCTAGGCCACCTAAGCTAGATAGACCTTGACCAATTGCTGAGCCTAATGTTGCACCACCAGCTAATCCACCGGCAATAGCAGCAGGTTTTGAATCAAGTGCCTTACCAACACCACCTGCAATACCGCCTACTGTATTCTGTGCGCCTTCTGCCCATCCAAATGTTTTTCTTTTTATCTTATATGTTGCCATAATTAGTCGTCCTTTAAATTATTCCATCCTAACCCTCTATTTAGTTCGCTCTGCATTTCTCTTAGCTCTGCCCTAATATCATCAGTCCTATGAAGTTCCCTCTGACTAGTTTTCATCCTTCCTAGTCTGTTGAGGTCCATATCATATTTTCTGTTTCGTTTAAATCCGATAGAGGGCGCATTTGTATTAATGATATTAGAGAAACGTTTTATTATCATCATGCGTCTAATAGATAAATCTTATAGTTTAATCCGAAAGGTAGTATATTAAGGGCATCAATAGCGGAATCAATACTTGGGAACTCTAGGACAAGACTTCTACTAGGTTTGTCATACTTAATTGCATCACCTAATAATTCTTGTACCTGATATTTTAGGTTGAAGTCTGGACTAAATGAGCTATTGATAAACTCACCGCCCTTGTTTCCTCCGTTATTATTGTTATTGTTCTGTTGTCCGTTATTGTTATTTGGTTGCCCGTAATTATTGAAACCACCTCCCTGTTGCTGTTGTGGCTTATTACCTCCGTTACGATTCTTATTCTTACTAAATAGCTTCACCCTGTCGTTGTTGTCAGAAAAAATCTTCTTACTTAGGGAGAGACTAATATTACCAAGTCGTCTGTCGTATACTTTTGGAGATAATCTAACGTCATCTGGTAATTTAGCTTTTGCACCAATCTTAAGGTACATACGATACTTATCCTTGTTGAAGAATGAAGTACTAATTACAAAACGTTCGATTACTATATTATTACCTCTCAGGATTGGAATTAATGCGCTCGAATTAATTGTTGGAAACTTATTACGATCTCCATTTGTTCTCTTCATTAGTTCAACATAAAGAGTCCGCATTGCATCATACTCTGAGAAGTTCTTCTGTCTAAAATTTATCATATCCTTACTTAACTATTGATAAATTATACTTAACACCCAATATTTCTATAATGTCTAATGCAATACCTAAGTGACTTGTCTCCCCAGTTACTGTCCTCTCTTTTGGATCTGTATCTGTGATTTTCATGTTGAAGTAATTCGGGTCGCCAATTAGTTTTCGAGTATATGGGTAAAACTCCTTGTCTTTTACTGTAATCTGATAAGAACCTTTATCTGTTTTTATAAAAGACATCAATACCATAGACTTAGAATTAACCTTACTTACCTTGTCGGCATCTTTCTTAGAGATTAGGTTGAAGTCTACATTCTTTTCCTCTAGATGATTGATTGCTTCATCAACTACATCTGATTCGAGGAACTTACTTCTGAACTTTATCATCTTGTTTTATTGTTTTTTCTTCTTCTACAGACGTCTTCTTATTTCTGTCCTTATCTTCTGTTCTTAGTAGCGTATTGATCTCCTCTAAGAAACCAAATCTAGTATCTAAGACTTCATAGTAAGACAGGTCACATCTAAACTGACACTGAAACGCAAAATTAGAGTTGTCGTCTGGTTGATAGATATGGTTAAAATCCTCTGTTATCGAGCTCCACTTAACGGCAGCTGTAAAAGGATCACCATATTTATCTAAGGTAGTGAACTCAACGAAATTAGTAAGCAATAATACATCACTATACTTATTTTTAAAATCATGATACAGTACCATATCTGTTGTGTGAAATACAAATTCGACTGGCTGTTTATGACTCATGATATTTCTTTCTAGGTCTCCACGTTTAGGATGAGAATAGTTAGTAGGAGTCTGATTAAATTGATAAGTTATGTAAGAAGATTTAGTAAGTGTCTTCTCCTTATTCAACCTTACTAGCTCTACCCCATAATCATCAAGTATTCTCCTAACCTCTAGCAGAAATTTATCTTGATAGTCAATCTCACGTATCAAGTAATCATTATACCTCTTTCTCAGCGTGTAGATAGTATTATTTGTTGATTCTACCTCAGTGTTTCCATCACCTATTAATAGTTTTGGGAAGTTATATATCTTATAATTCTTAACCTTAGGTCCCACAGGTCTTAGATAAAGAAGTTGACCTGAATAGAATAGGTAATTTATAAACTCTTCGTTCTTGTAATCAGCCTTAGATACTACAAAAACTGTATTCTTATAATTCTGTACAACCCTAGATTCTGTATCATCCGCTATCACAATATTAATAATGTGAGGGTCATACGTAAGCCTCTCCAATCGTAGCCCATTTAGTGTAATAGTAGGGTGAGAAAATCTACTAGGCTTACTCATTGGTGTCATTACTAAGTTTCCATTACCAACTAAGGGCAAGCCGAGTGAATTTGATAAGGATTTCGCAGAGCTACCTGGAGAGTATGTTAGTGTAAGCGTTGAGGTATTTTCATTTTCTAAGACTGTATCATACTTGCCTTGTACTACTTGAAAATACCTACACTTATCTGTTGTAATGCGAAGACCGTTGTAGATTATTTCATTTCTCATAGTCTACCTACTAGAATTTAGTTAGCTACTTGTTGTTGTTTCTTACCACCAAACAAACCCTTTGCAAGAAGCGCAGTACCAGCAACACCAGCACCTACCATACCAGCCTTGCCCATCTTACCGGCATTATTCCAAGTATTCATCATACCCTGCTTGAGACCTACTGACTGAGCACCCTTATTGAAACCTTGTTGCCCAGCTGCTTTTACTGCTTCAGCTGTACTATTGATAACTTTCTGATAGCCTTCTTTACCTACAGCTTTTGAAATCTGCCCTGCCTGTCCTTGTAAAGCAGTTCCAGCAACTTTTCTAGCTGCCCTATCTGCTACCGCTTTTGCATCACGTGCTGCAGCCTGTGCCTTCAATTGTGCTACTCTGTCAGCCATTGAACCTTGCAATGTTCCTGCCTTCTTTTCTGCAAACGCTTGTTTAGTAAATTCTGAAAAGGTCTTCCTAGTTAACTTATAAATTGCCATGATATTATCCTTTAATAACCAGCTCCATTTTCATTTCCCATTTCTCCGGTCAATGCATCCTTTGAAGCTCCTAAGTATTTAGCACCACCATAAGCTGCGCCTGCTGCTGCAATACCGCCACCAATGATAGCTGTCTTACCTATTCCTGTACCCCAGGTCTTCTTAGCAAGTGTTCCTATTGCATTACCAAGGCCAAAACTTTTACGTCTTAATCTGTACTTTGCCATATAACCTGTACTGTGTTTAAAAATAATACAGCCCCAGCTAAGAGATTAATCCTAGCGGCACTGTAAGTTGTAAAAAGTAGAAGGAGAAAACCATGTCCTTTATTGTAACATGAGAATTCCCCTTCACTTAATATCTAATTAAATCCTATTATACTTAAGGGAAAATTATATTCCTAGGATTAGAAACCAAACTTGAAGCTTACCTTCTGAACGAGCTCAGGTGCCAAGTAACGTACACCCTCCTGATAGTAAATACCACTAGCCATCTGAGTTGGGTTGTTGTAGTTACCAATAGTTGGAGTATCAGTCAATGGCATGTAAATACCACGTGCAAGAGGAGCCATCTGACCATCCTGTGTCTTGTGGATAGCATAGAATGTACCCTCACCAGCCTTCTCCTGAATATCAGTAGAACGAAGTACAGGCACACCATCATACCAACCAAGGAGGTCACTGATGTATGTCATCTTAGTGTTGCGCTCGAACTTACCGATAACGCCACCCTTCTGGAACTGGTTAGCTGCCTGGTTACCTGCGATGTAAGCAGTAGTAGTAACACCCTTAACAGCCTTAGTAGCGAGTGCAGACTCAACATTGATCAAGTATGCATCGAACAAGTCAACACGTGAACGATAGTCCATGAACTTAGATGCAAGTGATGCAGGTGCGTTAGAGAGATCAAGATCATCCATTACGTTACCAGCATAACCCTTCTCGAGTGTGCTAACCAACTTGAAGTTGATAGTCTTTGTATAAAGCTCACGAAGCTTTGTGAACAAGAAAGTAGCCATATCTGAACCAGTTGCCTTCTTCATTGCACCAAGAGCTGCGATGTTATACTCAGCAACCAACATATCAGGTACAGTGTTCAAAGCAATCTGCTGCATCTTAGCGATGAAACGCTTGTCATTTGCATGTGCATTAGATGCGCCGTTTGTGCAGCTAGGAGTACCAGTTGTATCCTCCTTACCTACGATGGTAATAGTACCATTTGCAGGAACAGCAGTAGTCAACTCGAAGTCAATCTTACCATTGAGGTAGTTAACAGTACCAGTCTTAAGTACACCAGCAACTGCCATGAAGCTACCCTGACCATTATCGATCAACTCGTACTTCTTACCTGTGCCATCCTCAACCTTAACACGTACAGTACCTGGAATCAACTTACGACCTACGAGTGGAGAGTAAGCAGCGGTACCTGCGTTAACAGTAACTGGAAGCTCGAAGCCACCCATTACCTGTACGTCCTGATACTGATCTGGACCGAGGTTAGGAAGAACTGAACGAAGGTCTGTAACTCCCAGAACATCAAACCAATAGAACAAGCCGTTTGGCTGATCGAAGTCACGCTCGATTGACATATAACCTGCAAAAGAGCTTACGTAAGAAGCTACTGATGCGTTGAAATACTGTGTTGACAAGAGTGGAGTCTCAGAATAACCAGAGAAGGTCTTCTGAAGGAGGTTTGCGTTGTTACCACCCAAACCAAATACGTCCATCATTTCCTCGTTACGAGAAAACATCTTTGCATACTCATTACCACGAAGACGAGCGTCCTCTGCTGAAACTGAACTTGCGCGAAGGGCATCCATCATTGCAGAATTGCCCAAAATCTGTGAATAGTTATTCATATGTTATAAATTAATTTATATTACTTGTTTGTATATTATTTATTGCTGAGCCAAGATACAAGTGTATCATTCTCGCTAAATGTCTTCTCTGAGAACTGTGCCTCTACGATCTCAGGTTCTGCGTCTGGTGCAGGTGCTGCCTTAGCCTCCATAATCTGAGCTGATGCCTCTGCTGCTGCTGCCTTAATAGACTCAACTGCTGCAAGTGCCTTATCCTCAATGTTCTCTACTGTTGGAACTGCATTTGGATCTGCTACCTGTGCATTAGGATCAACTACTTGTGCGTTTGGATCTGCTGCAACCGCATTTGGATCTACTGCAACTGGAGCCTGTACTGGTGCTGCTACTGGAGCTGTTGCTGGAACTACTGCCTCTGCAAAGAACTTGTCAAGAGTAGAGAACTTCTTCTCATGCTCATCTGCCTTCTCTGCTTCCTCAATCAATGTCTCAGCCTCATCCTCTGTAAGTGGTGTAACATCCATCGTCTCACCATCCTCATTGATGATAGCCTTGGTGAACTCACCATCCTCATTCTTATCCTCAACAACTGCAACTGTATCACTGATTGGAGTAATAACCTCATTGTCAGTTTCTACTGTATCACCAGACTCAAGTGCTTTCTCTACGTCATCCTGATCAGCCTCCTCTGAGAACAATCTCTCCATATAAGAAGTCATAGGCTCATGCTCTGAGAAGAACTTTGTCTCTGCCTCATTAGTGTAAACATCTGAGAACTGCTTTTCATCCTCATCACCGATAAGATTCTCTGCCTCATCGTCTGACAGTGGGTGAACGTTCATAGTCTCATCGTCTACTGCAACTACCTTAGTAAACTCGCCATTACCCTTATCCTCAACTACTGCTGTGTCATCGCTGATTGGAGTGATAATCTCACCTTCAGTCTCGATCTGCTCACCTGATTCAATAGCTGCCTCAATTGGACACTGGCTCTCACCATCTTCCTCTGAGAATAAACGTACCATGAACTCAGTCATTGGCTCATCCTCTGAGAAGAACTTTGTTTCTGCTTCGTCAGAATAGATATCAGAATACTCCTTCTGCTCCTCATCATCATCGTCATCATCAGCCTCATCCATAAGGGCCTCTGCTTCATCCTCTGTGAGTGGAGTTACATCCATAGTGTCCTCTTCATCGTCAATAATAGCCTTAGAGAACTCGCCATTTGTCTTATCCTCAATTACTGCAACATCGTCACTAATTGGGGTAATAATCTCATTCTCTGTCTCAACTACATCGTCTGACTCTAGTGCCTTCTCAACGTCGTCTTGGTCTGCTTCCTCAGAGAACAATCTCTCCATGTAAGCTGTCATTGGTTCAGAATCAGAGAAGAATTTAGTTTCTGCCTCATTTGAATAGATATCAGAATACTCTCTTTCCTCCTCATCTTCGTAGTCATCATCATTGTCAGACTCTACCTCGATAAGATCCTCACCACCAAGAACTGCCTGTGCATCCTCTGCATCCATCTTCTCAAGCTGCATGTCTACACCCTGTACTGATGCAAGAGTATGACCACCTGCTACATCTGAGATAATTGCGTTCTGTGCATCAATAGGAGTAATAACGCCATCTTCAAACTCTACTGGATCACCTGAATGAATTGCTTCCTCTACGAGATCCTGAGTGTGTGCGATACCTGCTGATGCCTCTGAGAACATACGGCACATCATTTCATTGTCATCTGAGTAGTACCTAGTTGTAAATACTGGTGCACCTACATACTCGCTGTACTCTCTTTCCTCTACTGGCTCTTCAACCTCACCTTGACCACATGCTGGATTTGCACCAAGACTATTAAGGAGCTGAATTGCATAGGTACGTGCGTCTTCCTGATTATCGAAAATCTCTACTGACTGTACACCATCCTCCTCGAGCTGTGCCTTCAATTCCTCAGCACTCTCCTCTGAATACTCCTGTGCATCTACAATGATATGATCAAATGGCTGAACACCTACTACAAAGAGTGGCATGAAATCGCTGTAGTTACGAGTCTCAACATTTCTATCAAGCTCCTCTACTTCCATTTCATCGTCGTCCATAGTTACCTTTGCCTGGTCACCAGTTGTCTCATTAGTAACAACAACTGTATTATCCTCATCTGGCAACTTCTCAATCTTAAGATCACCTACCTTAGCTGTCTCCTCACTCTCGATTACCTCTGAGAAAAGACGCTCACAGTACTCTTGATCGCTGAAAATACGAAGAACTGCCTGATTGTCTGTGAATACTGAAAATTCCTTCTCATCACAGTCGCCATCCATACAAGGGCCCTGCTTTGCAAGATCCTCAACAAGACGCTCATTACCAGCCTCAGGATTTAAACCGCCATCCTCTGCTTCTGGGTTAATGACACCCCCATTTACGTGATTTTCTACTTTCTCATCTGGTGCGCCAACCTGATTACCTGGGTGAACTCCATCTGCAGACGGGTGGACAAATTTTTCCAACTGACCATCCGGAACAGCGACGAGATCATAAGTATCAGCTTCGTCAGCAGCCTCCTGTGCTAAAGTAACCTCACCATTCTCTTTGTCAGTGATAGCAACATTACCATCACCTACATTTCTATACTCTACTTCCTCGGTATCAACAACACCATTCTCCTTAGCGGACTTGATATCGTTGTCTACCTGCTTAGCCAATTCCTCATCTGTATTTGAGAACATGACTTCCATAAATCTAGTCTTCTTCATTTATGTATTTTTTAATTATTTCTTAATCGTAACCTGACTGCCATCTAAGAAAATAACATCCCTAGAAATAAGCTGATCAATAATGTCCTCTGGTGCATCTGGGTATCTATTTCTTAAGATATCCATGAACTGCTTAATACCCATACTCTGATTAGCATACTCTAATTTCAAGTCTGGGACAATACTAGAATCGCTTACCCAATCTGAACAGCAATCCTCACTGAAATGTAACTCTCTTGGTGTAATGTCATGTGCCTTCTTAAGAATCATAATACCTTTCTCTGGCAACATCCTACGATCATCAAGTCTATCAATTAGGTCAGACTTAAATTCTCTATCACCACTAACTACATCCTCATCAAGATCAAGAACCTTAGTAACCTGAATGATCAACTTACTAAATAATCTCTCTTGTTCAAATGCGGTGGGACTAATTACTACATCATTATCAACAATACTAGCAAAGCCCTTCTCAAGCATATCATCTGCCTTATTGCTGAAGGTCTTTTCGAATACGTCCTTAGTAACTGTCTTTCCACTAAACTCTTTCAGCTTAGTTTCAAACTCATTAAGACTGTCCTCATGCTTCTCTGTCTCTGGATTCAACTTCTCCTTGAACAGCTTTAAGTTAAATCTACGTCCACCACAATTAGGACAAAGGATCTGACTTACGTTCTCAGCAGTCTCCATCACATGACCACAATCTCTACATACTACCTGGCGGAGAGTCATACCACCTTCATTATATTCCTCACTGAACAACTTACGTCTCTGAGAAAATAACTTCATTCTAGCCATTACTCTTCTCCTCCTTCTTCTTCATTTTCTAGCTCTGCAGGTACTGGATTAGAACCGAATACCTCATCAATCATAGACTTGGCAAATTCTGTGTAAGCCTCTTGTATCTTCTTCAGACGCATTGGACTAACCTTACCTGTCTTGCTCATTTCCTGCATTGCTAACCTATATGGCATCTGTAATTTCTGTGCTGCTACTCTTACTGACTTGCCGAGAGAGCTTGCACCAATTAATGTAGATACCTGTTTTCCTGATACTACTTCTGGTGTAATGTTCTTAAAAATATCAAGCACATCAGACATAAATAGAGACTTCATAATCTTAAGTGTCTCTGGGTCAATCTTCTCTAGACCACCTGACTGCCTTACTAGTTGTTTGTACTCTAAGAATAATCTCCTAAATCTCATACGGGGACTAAACTTCGCATATCTAACACGTTCCTTGAGAGTACTAATTGAAAATTCCTTCTGCTCTTCCTTGAATACACCAGAATAAGGAGAATCATTACTAATCTCTACAGCTACATTACCAGAGCTGAACTGTTTTGCCTTAAGCGTAGTGAAGTGATTGCTAATTTTTGAACTCTTAGGTAGCTTAGTGTCTCCAAATACTGAAAGATCTGAAAACTCCTTAACAAATAACTTAGTACTACCCTCACTAGTATCTGAAAATGTCTTTGTACTAGTGTCTGAATGATCTACTACTTCTACTACTGATGCATCCGCCCAACTTGGATTCATAGTTACATCAAAACCCTTCAAAGATACTAATTTCTTAAGTGTATCATGGGAGTTCTGATTATCCCAATAACCAAGAATTACCGCTGACACACCTGGTAATATTGAATTAGAGATCATACCCTTCAGACGTCTAATGTTCTGAATTGCTTGATCATCCATTCCTTCCTCTGATAGGATAGTAGCTGTACAATATACCCACTGATCACTATCCTCTATCCAGATACGATCAATATAGTGAGTAGGAGATGCAACACCAACTAACATAAGCTGGTCATCCTTACCTGCCGTCTTACTTGCAACACTAGCGTTATACTTGTTCTGTGCTGCCCAATTACGTACTAGGTGAGTGAGAGAACCTAACATTCTCTTCTTTGCAATATCCTCCTTGTACTTATCACTAGCTAAATACTCTTCAACCACACGGCGCGGAATTATACTAGAATCACTTGCTGGTATACCGCCCACTGAAAATAATTTAACTTTAATCTGCATTATATTTATATTATTTAATTTATCTCATAACCTGCTGGGGTGTTACCTGGAGTAGGCTCTGCAAGTAACATAAGAGACTTAACAATACCTGCACTATCTGAGTCTATTACTTTTAGTTCTACTGTAATACCATTCATATAACAGGTTAGATACTTATCTTGTCCCTTTGCTTTTATTAGAACGTATGAACTATCCAATGAGTTATGTAATATCTCCCACTCAAATACTTCATCTACCAACCCAACAGTACCGTCCCCTAAGATGGCTAGGTTTTGATTTCCTACCATAAATCTAGCACCATATGAACTACCTAGGAGCCTATTAAATATAGTAAAGATATCCACAGTATCAACTCCAAAATGTTCTGAAAAGTAATATTCACCTTTTGGAAGATACTCACTATTCTTAATACCTACTACTACCTTCTTAGTCGTCTCCTTGATTATGTCCGTATTGTATGTGTAATCTGTGTAGGGTCGTTCCTGTGTTAACTTAGCAGGATCACCCACCAACTGTAATCTTTCCTCGCTGTACACTAAGACGCCTTCCTCGTTGCAGATATTATACACAACAGCAACTTTTTTCTCGTCTTCTTCTTTGCGAGGTGTATTAGGAGTTGGATTTTTCTTCCTGCTACACTTACACAGGTCTAATCTGAGTAATTCTAAGTCCTTCCAAACGTACTCACCATCAAGACCATCAAGACCTATAATAGTCACTAGCTTACCTGTATCAATGTCAAGCCTAAAACGAATAGACTTAATCCGATACTCACTAGAACTATCAACGCTAAATAATCCACTACTAACACTGCTAGACTTAACTCTGACAATAGCACCAATTAAGTTATCATAGCCCCACACCCCTGCAGGACTAGTAATGTGAATTCCGTCTGTTCTAAATCTACTCATACTATATATTTTAGTTTTCCCAGCCTAATCGAATAGTAGAGTTCATATTACAAACTCACTGGGAAATAGCCATTATTTACTAAGGCGCTCTTCCATCTCTTTACGTTTCTTAAGTCGAGTGCGTGTATTCTTGTCTGAACCTAAGTAACCACCAAGTGCACCAGTAGCAACACCAAATAGACCACTACCTACACTCCTACCGATGCCAAGGCCTAAGGCAGCACCAGTCGCAGCGCCTGCAATAGCACCAGTTTTTCTAGAGCCACGTAAGATCTCTGCATCGGACTTACCTTCGTTGTCTAATTCCTCGGCCTTTTTCTTACCAATGTATCCACCAACCATACCTGGAACGATAGCGCCTAACACTGCAGCTCTACCACGACCACGATGTGATTGAATATCCTCAAGACGGACAGCTCTTTTTTTTTTCGCCGTCTGAGAAATATGCGATTCTCTTAATAATCATAACTTACTACTTGTTAGAGTCCATTTCCTTACGCTTCTTAAGGCGAGACTTAGTATTCATGTGACTAGCAAGTCTATTTAGGCCTACCATAGTGCCAGCTGTTGCCAAACCAGTGGCAACTCCAGCCGCAGTACCAGCATTCTTGTTCCTAATTACCTTCTTTGCAAACTTATTCAGTCCTTCTTTCTTAAGATTCTCGTCTGCAAGTTTCTGAAGTTTTGCTAAGTTTCTCTTATTACTAAGTGAGTCTTTTACTGATTTGCCCAAAGCTGTACCAACTATAGAACCTTCAATTGCGCCTGATATTGTACTTGCTTTCTTAGCTCTTCTTAGAATTTCCTCATCACTTGCACCCTCTTCATCCGCTTTATGTGCCGCACGTCTACCAAAGTAAGTACCTTGTGCTCCAAAAGTAGGATTCTTTACTTTAGAAAGAGGTGTTCTCTCTACATCTCCATCAGAGTAGAATCTAATTCTCTTTACGATCATATTATTTATGTATTATCTAGTTTTGTTGGAACTACTACTCTTAATTGTATCTAGTAGTTCTTGTCTTTCTTTTCTTCCCTTACCTAGTAGAATTCTTAGTGGTCTTGTAATGCTTGTTATTCTAGACCTAGCTTTTCTACTAGCTTCGTTAACAATAGGTATCTCCTCAATCTTTTCGTCTACCTGTTCAATTGGGTCTACTGCACCAACTATAACACTACTATAATCAATACCGCTGGTTGGTACGTAGCCTGAAAAATTCTTCCTCCTTCGTATGATCATAGTATAGATTCGTGTTATTCAGTTTCTTTTAGTGGATTATACCCGTCTTGATTTCCTAGCATGTCTTCTTGATTCTCGACCTTACTAGTAAATCTTTTCTCTTTTAATTCGTCCATGTGTCTTACTTTTTAGGCATTGATACAGGAGGTGCAGTTTTCGCTTTATTCTTATAGAGACTTGTATTATCTGGCTTCTGGTTTGTATTTTCCTGCTGCCTAATTCTAATACGATCTTTATTATCTGAGATTTCTTTTTCATTCTCAGACCTTTGTAATTGCGTAAGCTGCCTATTCTTCTGCATCTGTTCTTTAATACGCATCTGTTGTCTCTGATGATTCATTTGGAGTTGTTGTCTCTGTAGTCTCATCCTTTCAATCTGCATATCTCTGGCTGACACTTCTTGACTCTTTGCCTCTGCCCCTTGTTCTGGTAATTCTTGACCTGTTTTATTTTTATCTGGGTCAACTATATCACCTGGTTCTGGAGCTGCATAGTACTTACTCCTTAGTAGAATCATCTTTCCCTGACTTTTTCTGATTATATAGTGCAGCGCCAAGTGTGAGTGCTCCTGCTACTGCCGCCAAGCTACCCGTCTTCTTTGCACTACCCACTTGCTTATCTGTCGGCAATCTCTCTAGGTACCTCTTAATGGACTTATCGCTAAGTTTTGGGTGAAGTTTCTTTATCTCTTCTACTGTCATCTTACCGTACTTCTTCTTAGCACCTCCGATTAATGTAGCAAGTCCAGCAGTAGTACCACCCATACCCATTAAACTAATACCTGCCGCCTTAGCAAGTTTCGTTTTCTTCTTGTTTTCTTCTTCCTTCTTAGCTACATCACTTTCGTCAGTAGCAGAATATTGTTTTCTTAGTATTATCATGTTCCTTCTTCCGTTGGTGTTTCTAAGATACTTGGATCCATACCCTGCTGCTCCAACATATTAGATAGTTTTGCCTGTGAATATGCTGTGTACTTATTGATTGTATCTTCTGTAATTAGGGGCTCAGTATTTGGGTCAATGTCCTTAATGAGTCCCTGTATATAACTGAGATAAGCCTTAGTATCAATAAGAGGTGCTGATCCTTCTAGTGTTTGGAGTGCGTTAGTGACAATACCTGTAATACCATTCACAAGTCCGCCAATACTTTCACTCTGGTTTATTTGATTATTATACTCAACGCTAGTCTTTTCGCTAATATGTAGTTGGATTCTACTTGGGTCAATCTCCTCATGATATACTGTTTCATATATCTTAGCAGCTAACCTAGTAACTGATTCTTTAATACCCGTCATAAAACCAGTCACCCTACTATTAGCTCTCTCACTCTGTTGTAGGATCTGCCACTTACTACCACTCGTACTATCCAAGATTGTTGCTGGAATACCGAGAGGGCTAAGTACATTACTCCTACAGTTATCAAGGTTCTGCATAAGATCTAATAGTTTATCACTAAGTTTATCTAGTGGCAACATACTATTCTTATTACCAATTGTTGAGTTATAGTCTGGTACAAACTTAGCTGATTGACTGAGTGTATTTTCCAAGAAAGATACCGCATCAAATTGGCTTGTTAAGAATGATGCTAGTTCATTTGTATTATTAGCCAGCTTAGTAGTTCTTGCACAAATCTCATTAGCCGTCTCAAGTGGAGTCTGCTTATCAAATTGCAGTAAGAAGATCTGAATACTTGATATATCCCTCAATGATATAAGCGATACTAGGAGCTCTTTAATAACCAATTCTTTCACCTTTAAGATAGATGAATAGAATAATGGCTCCCCTGCTAAGTATGAACAAGTCTTAAGTACCTTTTCTATATTATCTTTTCCGCTTGTCTTTCCAAAACTAGGCTTTATTGTGTGATTTTTGTTTTCCCAAGAATCATCAAGGTCATTTTCAAGGCGTAAGTTAATAGAGCCTAACATAAATGCACTCTCTGATGGAATTTCATAGAGCTTATTATCAGAACCTCTAGTAATATAAGAATCCACTGTATCACCTGTCTTGTCTTTCTTCTTCTTGAGCACTACACTAACAGGATCATTAATCTCCTCAAATCTAAACTTAAGGTGACCAAGTTCGTCCTTAGTATTCATCAACATACTAGTATAGGACCCATGAAATACAACATCCTTAACATGACTTCTTATGTAATCGTAGATCTTTAAGTCATTGATTAGTATTTCATTTATCTTCTCAGTCTTAAACTCATCTGCTGCCTCATTATTTTCATCCATAATAGTGACAGCATTTCTACCCTCACCTAAGAAGTTAATTATGTAGTCAGCAAAAAAGTTAGTAGCTAATTTTACAACATCTAATAACTGATAACTCTTGAGCTCGTCTGATCTTTCGTAGTAACCAGACATTAAATTACTAGGTGATGCATTTCCAAGGAGAGGTGATTTTCTCTGACTACCACCAAACCTTCCACCACCAGTTGATCCAATTTTACTATAACCAGAACCACTATTGAAAATGTTAGATCTCAATGGAACTCTTGATGAACCAACTGAGAAACTACCAAACATCTTCTCAAAAAAACCTTCGTGCTTCTTCATTTTCTCTATAATTTTATTTTAGTTCCCAGAGCCTAATCGAATAGTAGATAACATAAATTATCACTCTGGGATATAGTAAGACACATTATTGCTGTGCCTGTTGACTTACCTTATTGCGATCATATAGTTTCTTAGCACCATACGCAAGACCTGCCGCTCCTGCTACACCAAGACCTACATAACCAGCCTTCTTAAGATTCTTACCTAATGCTTTCTTAGCACGGAGAGTCTTAACTAGTTCCTCACGACCTTTATTCTGTACCTCCTTAACAACCTTTGGTTTAACTACAGACTCAGGTTTAACGTAAGAGGCCTTTGGTTGTACAACAGGCTGTTTAACAACGGCCTCGGGTTTAACGTAGGCAGCTTTTTGTGCAGGTTTAACCACAGATTCTGGCTTAACGTAAGGTGCTTTAGCTGGTTGCTTAGCTAATCTTTCTGCCTTTAATGCTGCTGCGCGATCTGCCCTAGTATTTTTATTCTTAAGTAGTGGGTCATTCGCGTAGTTACCTGCTCTAGAAATTCTTGCTTCTGCTACTTTTCCAGACTCTAAGTTATTTGAGTACCTATCAAACCCGACTTCTTTCTTTACCATCTTTCTAGCTTCAGAAACTTTCTCTGGATCTTTTAGCATCCAATCTACCCTACTTGCATTATCTCTTAGTTTGGATTTATCCTGCATTAATTTATTAACCCGATCAGAGTCCCCCGTTCTTCTAGCATCTATTAGATTTCTTGCGTGATTTCTTCTAGCAGACTTAAGATAGGTTTGTGCATCTTCACCTAAGCCAGCAAAATCTCGACCAGCAAAATATTTAATTCTTGGAAGTATCATTTTCACCTGGTATATTATATAAGTTACTTGCGTCAATCATTACTGGATCTTCTTGCTTCCTTCTAGACTTTATTAATTTTCTAGCAGCCAGTGATAATCCAATACCAGCCGTACCAATTGCAAGTGCCCTATTACTATTTTTTCTCTTCATCACCGCCTTTGACCTTTCTACTGCACCACTAACTCTTCTACTTAAGTCTGCTCTCCTTGCATTCATAAAGTTAGAAATGCTCTTCTCTGTCTCAGCTAGTTTCTGATTCTCTGCTCTTAGGTCCTTTGCGAACTCTCTTCTAATCTTACCTGCACCAAATGGACCTTTACCTGATATATCTCTTCTTGCCTTATCTTTCAATGCAGTCCCAGCAATATTTCTGCGTAGTCTTGCATCCCTTACTAGTTTTTCAGACTCGGCATTTATTAAGTTGGTTCCTTTTTCTAGGTGCTTCTGTGCTTGGTTGTCAATTTTCTTAGTACCAAGTTTATTTGCTACCCTATTATAACCAACCGCTGCACCAATAGAACCAACTACTCCACCTGCACCTACTAAGTTTGCAGATCTACCCTTCTTGGTCTGTTCTTCATATGATTCAGCGAAGTATTTAGTTCTCTGTATTATCATAGTATTAAAATATATCTTCTAGCATATTCTGTAATTGTATGCTACTATCTTCCCTAGCATTTCTTGTCATCTGCTCAACTATTCTAAGCTGTTTATTTGCAGAGCTACCACCATCTTCTAGGTATTGTGAGTATTTCTTATAGCATGCCCAGATAGAACCAACACAAGCATCAGCAATATCCTTAGTACCTGGTTGATCTCCTGTTTTTCCCCTATAATCAAACTCAAAACAATTAGAGATGTCTGGGTGATCTATCTTAACATGACCACCATTCTTACCATTTGTCACTATTCTAAGCTCTGAACACTCACGTAACATTCTTTCATTATATACCATCTTAACTCTCTTAGATAAGACAATATTTTTGAACATAAAGTAAGGTTCTGTTGTTCTATCTACTGACAATTCTTCATAAGGGATACCAACACGCTCACAAGATTGGAATAAACCTGCACTAGCAAAAGAGTCAGCACTTACATTCACATTATAGTCAACGTTTAATCTCTGTATAAACTGGAATATATGATCAAGTGAAGTAGATTGTCCTTTCTTCCTACTAAGTCCAAATAATAATGGAACTTTGAATGTAGGGTAAGGAGTTGTATCAAATCCATCTGTATCAGTTATCTCACCGTCAAAATAAGAGACTGCTATACCACATACGTCATTTCTAAGTCCAATATCTAAGTGTATAAATAATGTAGTGTGTCTAGGTATCTTAGTAAGCATAGGTGAGACTCTATCATAGATTGTATCCTCTAAGTTGAAGAAATCGATATCATCAATTACATCATCACCTAGGTTTGGTATACTAGAACACTCAATTACACTTGATATGTTACCTTGAAAAAATAGCTCCTTACTAGAATAACCAAAACCCGCTAAGTCCTGTAGTGATCTGATAGGGTCTAAGATAAAATTTCGCTTAACCTGTATTGGACATTCTATAATTCTATCAACATCTAGTTTACTTCTATCTGTTGTTTCTTCTAGTACAAATGGTGTATGTACTGAATCACCCCTATAGAATTCAAATGTCTTACCCTCACTTTCCCTATATAGTTCAGGTCTTGCTACCCAATGTGAATATTTAGCTAGGTAGAGTTCATCCTCTGGTACAGTCTCTTCGAACTTATCTGCCACTGAATGATCTGCATCCTTAGCACTACTATCAACAATTACATGTCCAAAATTATGTCTCTTACTAACAAAACGAGATTGATAACGTGTCAGGACCTCACTAAGTTTATTCATTGCATCTTGTGGCCTCCAGAATCCAATCTCAGAAAGCACACTAAATACAAGCTGAGTACCTAAGACTGCATTTGACTTAGGGCCTGATGAAATAAGTCGAATCTGTGGCTTATTATACTGATTCTTAAAATATGGACTCAGCGCAAAAACAGTTTTAAAATAGACTACGAAATCTTTATATGCTGTATCTTCGTTAGCGTGGAAAAAACCAAATGCGATCTTAACACCACCCGCTAAACCAAGACTAAGATTCATATTAGTACAACAGTCAAGGCGATGGTACATGTAGAGTCCCATCAGTTTAGACATAGTTGACTTACCAGAACCAATACAACCACCAAATGATACATAAGGCGTTTTAGTATTGATAGGTGTTGGATAAATCTCAGATCCAGCATTTTTCCAGATATTAAAAATAGACCTACCGTGATTTGTTATTCCCGGGTTGCCTAAGAAATAATCATCATGTACAAATTGATCAAAAGATACTGGTACATGATTCATACCTAATAGCTTGGAACCTACTATTATCTTCTCATCATAACTAAGCTTCGAATACTGTAGCTCTATGTCAGAAGGTAACGCTAAGTCCCCAATTGAAGATGTTGGGTCGGATTGTACTATAAATTTTTGTCCGTCCATAATCTTTCATTTTATAATCGTGTTCCCCTAATCTCATCGAAGAGTAAGATTCATATTTCAAATCTGTTAAGGGAAAGAAGTATTAATTAATCTTTATTATCAGACTCGTTATTTTTCTTATACTTATCATAGATCTTCTTACCGCCATACGCTAAACCAGCTGCGCCAGCCACACCAAGACCTGCGTAACCAGCCTTCTTAAGATTGCTCATAGGTTTCTTCTTAAATGCCTCTGCAGGTGAACCAGCAAGGTTGGCCAAGTTTTCCATTGTCTCACCTAACCTAATACTATCTAAGGCCTTTGTCCTCTTAAGATTTGCTATCTTCTTTGCCCTACTAGCATTATACTTAAGATTCTCTTCTAGTTCTTTATTGATCTGATTTCTTTGCTTCTTTAATTCCTGTGCTACTCTGTTTCTCTTATAATTTTTCTTAAACGTTTCGATGAAATTAAGTCCCTCGTAGTCAGCCCTAGCGAATTCCTTCTGCTGTTCTTTTTTTTTGTCAGCTAGTTTCTTAGCACCTACTGCAAGACCTGCTGCGAGTGCGGTACCAGCAGCAACGCCACCACCGATCTTAACACCTTTCTCATGCTTTGCGTAGAATTCAGCTGCATTCTTACCAGCCTTAGAGTTCTTAATACTCTCCTTGGCACGGTTAAACATATCACGCAACTTACTTGCCTTCTCCTTAGCTACCTTTGGTGTTTCCATTGGTACGTTTTTAGACTCTGTTTCGTATACAGTTCTTGCAAATTCCTTCTGTTCTTTCATATCTTTATTTTTGTTTTTATCGTATAATTTCTTAGCTCCGTATATCAATCCAGCTGCAAGTGCTGTTCCTGCTGCTACCTTTCCTGCTTTCTTGAGATCCTTACCTAATGCCTTCTTAGCTCTAAGTTTTTCTGCTAGTTCCTCATGCTTCCTTATAGAATCTTTGACGTCGAATTGTCTGTCAATTGACTTCATACTCTCATCAAATTTCTTCCGCCTTGCATTATCACGTGTATCGAGTATGTTCCAAGCTCTTCTTATTTTTGCGGTATATTTAGCATGCTTCTTAGCTCTTTCATACTCTCCTTGTAACCCTTCTATCCCCTTTAGGCCATCTAGTTCACCCTCGAGCATAGAATTAATGGTATTTCTTTTCTGATTCAGCTCTTTCGCCAGACCATCTCTATATTCCTTTAGTCTCTTCTTACCTACGAAATCTAGATCCTTATAATCATCCCTGGTAAACTCTTTCTGCTTCATGGTTACTTAATTGTTTCTTTATTCAAGAGCTTCATGAAATTATCAATTGCCTCTTTTGACTGGTCTGATTGTAAGTCTAGTCCGTTCCCTTCTTGCGCAATTTTCTGAAGCTCTAAGTTAGCTCCCTCTATCTTGATGTCTGACTTAAGTTCCTCTAGCTGATTTATATATCCCATTAAGTGATCTACTATTAGGAAGATATCAGCAGTTGTTAAGTCTTGTCCAAACATTCTAGCTGGGTCTGTGATATACTCAATTGCAATAGCCAGTTTCTGAATTAAATGCATTATCAAGATTGGCTTAATGCTTGAGTAGATTTCTGACAGATATAATTCAAGTACTCTCCTACTTTTGGGATCACTAACATTTACTAGTGTCTGTGTTAGGGAGTCAAAATTTATCTGCAAGTCTGTTCCATATTCTTTATTATACTGCGTGAATACATTATTAAGTGCTAGTGACATTTCTTTTGCCTTCGCCTCTTTTTCATTCTTGGCGAGGGCACTAGCATCAAGTATTAAGTTCTTCGCAGTCTTTGGAAGGCTTGGGGCACCTGATATAATACTCTTGAGATCCTGACCTACATCACTACCGTCAGCATTATCATCAAGTAGTTCATAATCATCGTTCCCTGTACTACCTCCTCTTTCCTTATCAATAATCGCTTTCTTAAATTCTGGATCACTGAACGGATTAATAGGGTTAAAATTTGCCATACCCATAACCTTTCCCTTTACTATATAAACCTACTTCCCTGGAGTAGCTTGAGTTGAAGTGGTTGGATCATAGGACCTTAATTCACTAGCGTCATTTTCTGCTGTTGAATCTGCTAAGGCCTTAAATTCTTCGTCACTCACTGCAAATCTTTTATTTCTTACTATTATCATCAGTCTTTACAGTTCTTCTACCAATTACCTTACCCACCTGTCTAGCGCCGTAACCAGCTAATAGAGGTGCGGCTAGTGCAGAAGCGTAAGTACCAAAAGCAGCTCCCATTGTCTTCCTTGCTGCCTTCCTATATTCCTTACTTGCTCCTACCTTCTTTAATAGTTTCAGACCCTGACGAGATGCCTCAAATTCAGATACTAATTCAGGAGTTTTGTAAGCAATAGGTGCTGCATAAGGGGCAAGTTTATTTAAGACACTCTCTTTCTTACCTTTCTTTTCGTCACGCCCAGCTTTAATACCGCTAAGTAGTCCACCAGTTACACCAAGACCTGTTCCAATACCAGCACCAACCTTAAAACTATTGTTAGTACCTAAGGATTTCATCGTCTTTCTATCAAGTTCGTCTATCCTATGCTTTAACTTATGTGCAATCTTACCTACCTTACTACCATTCCTGCCACTTACGTGCATAGAGTGTCCTAACTCATGAGCAAGGTCTGCAGTCGGGTCAGACAGAGAGTGATCGATGGCAATTAGGTCTCTAGAGTTAAGTACTTTCTTGAATTCCTTAAGATTTGTTTTTATCTTTCTCTTAGAACCTTCATGTGGAGTCCCCCTAAGTCCCTTCTTGCCAGTTTGCAACTCTACTTCTTTTCTATACTCCCTGAGCTTCTTAATCGCATCTTTTGCCGGTTTAAACTGTTTCCTAATACTTTCTTTTGTAGTATCGCTTATTTCAGACATATGGAAAGACCCTTCACCTCCCTTTCCCCTAATAACAGCCGTTTTCTGTTTATTAGCAAGGTCTTTCAGTTTACCAGAAATGGATTTACTCTCTTCCGCAAACTTCTTAGAATTACTTTTTCCTTTTTGGAGGTAGTACTTAGCCGCATCTTCATTAAGTTTAGAACCAGAACCAACTACTGCCAGTAAACCTCCAGCACCTGCAAGCTTAACTAGATCTTTATCTTCTTTTTTCATAATACCGTATTCCTTTTAAACTACAACAGCACATCCAATACTTAGGTGGAGTGTGTTATCCAGGTTTCATCTTACATCCTGGCACTCCATCATAAGCTCGGAAAACATCTACTGTGAACTAGTTACTGTTATTCACTAGAGGTAATAAGGCATGTTAGTTGCCCCATTAAATAATTTTTCACAGTTCCTAGCGTGTGCATTAATATACCAGATGATTGGTTTTGCTAAGTAACGCACAACTAGTTTTACTTTCTTTACTGTTGCATTCATAAGTTCCTATAGCCTCATCGAAGAGTAGAACCTGCCGCTGCTATTCACTATAGGAATTAAAAATTATGGAAAACAAATTAACTTTTCTTACTTACTGTATACACCATCAAAACGATACTTCCAGAAATTCTTCTTAATCTTGATAACTGTTACACCATGCAAGGTAGTTGAATCATCCTTGACAACATTATATCTAGCCACCTGACAATCGAAATACTTACCAGTTGAATCCTGACGTACCTCAACATCACTCAGTGTAAGGCCATTAATGCTATCCTTACAGTTCTCCTTAATTGCGCTGATCACTGCATTGTAGTCTGTCTTATTGCTTAACTTCATAGGAGCTGCCCAGAAGAAAATAGCACTAACTAACAAACAAACACCAATAAAAGTGCCCATTGCAATAATAGGGTTCTTGAATGTCAAACCCTGCTTTAAACTTTGTACAAATTCTTTCATGATTTTTTATTTTTACATTGTTTATTATTCTACGTGTCACTTATACAAAAATAGATCGAAAGAGGCCAATATAGCTTGCTGAGAAACCATATTATGTACCCACCTTAATATTTTATTCACCAACAAGTTTAAACTATACTGGACGCTCCCTCTGAAAATCTATATAAAGTATAAAGTCAATTACAAAAAGAAAGACAGAAAAAACAACTCACCAAGCATGTCAATCTGTCCTAACTACCGAATAAAAAATACTCAGCTCTTTCTACATATAAGGGAACTACTAATAATCGGGGTAAAAATCGGGGGGAAATTTGTGGCAGGTACTATAATATCGACTCATTTCTAATATTAAATCCCCCTGCCATCACCCAACCCCGCTAAAATCACCCCGGAAATACCTTAATTGTGTAATATAAATGTGATTTTATGTATTGTATTGAAAAACTTATTATGGAGGCGAGAAAGAATAATAGTAAGCTCGATCTCAGTGTGTATCAAAGAATCAAGGCAGAGCAGGATAAGTATGTACATTCTGTTGGGCAAGTTGATGAAGTAGGACAGGCGAAGATCTTACAGAAGCTCTACAAGGATTACACAGTGTCAATCAGCGAATATAAAAAAGCTGGGAGACAAGACTTAGTAGAAGCAGAAATTGCAGAGCTTGAGGTACTTGAAAAATTAATGCCACCTAAGATGAATGAGGAGGACATTAGGAAGATAATAGAAACCGCCTGTGATAAGCTTGGGAGAAAAGTTACCCTTGCTGATACTAAGACATTACTGGCGGGACTACAGAAAGACTACCCAGGAATAACAGGAAAACAGGTAGTGGATGTAATTAAGGCGAGGTAAGCAAAAAAAAAGATTAGGATAGACTCTTATGTTCTATCCTTTTCTTTTCATTATTCTTTAGTACTACTCAACTACTAGCTCCTTGACAAAAGAACTAATATAGTAATTCTCAATACACCTACTATTTCTCCTAAGGTATATTCTAATCAAGTCTGGTATGTAGTCATCAAAATTTTCCTCTGTTATGCTAGAGAAGATCTCATCCTCACTCATTCTCATTGCATACCTCCTCTTTGCATCCTTACTACCATACTTGCCTAGATATAATTCATACAGCTTATCTAGTGGAATCTTAGTGAGGTCTGGTTTCTGTATTACACCCTCCGCACTTCTTACTTGAGATACGCAGAGTGATCTAATCTTATCAAACTCACTAGAAAATAACTTATCTACCCTATCTGATAATCTTACATACCTAACTGCATCTCCCTCCTTCTGAAATAACTTAACAAGGTCGGTTGATTTAGACCTCTCTGTGTAGACTGCAAATACCTTCATACCTCTTTAGAATAATTTAATCTGCTCAATCCTAGCACCCCTATATCTTGACCTACTAACATTGATATACTGCTTCATCTTCTCTGGGTCACTTGCATTCTTAACCGCATACTCAAAGGGTCCAGTTTCTTCTAGCTGATCTAATCTTTCTTGATCTTCTCTTACTTCTTCTTCATACTTACTACATAGATCTTCTCGACATGAAAAACTCTTGTCAATGCTTGAATACTTCTCATACACCTCGTCTATTCTACTCTCAACCTCACAATACTCTGGATCTTCTTCGTAGTACTTATTGGTCAAGTCATAGTATTCATAAGTCAGTTCAGTATCATCAAGTAGGGCTGTATTATACCTACTCTCTAATCTCCTCACTAACTCCTCAGCATCCTCTTTTCTTTCGTACACTCTTCTAATATCATCATCCACACCATCATCAAAATCTGGCGTGTAAATATAGAGCGCAAATAATATCCTTTTCATACTCTACTAATATTTTTAATTACACCCATGCGCTTGATTCTAACACGCAATAACATAAACTTACTCATACTATTAAGGAAACTAAGGGGGAATAAAAAAGAGAGCAAGGCAGTCTCACAACTACCCTACTCCGGAAAAATGTTAATAAATCGTTAAAAACTTATCTATGCAAAAATTGAAATACTTCCTTGTTCTAATGTTTTCTTCATATCTATTACTCTCTGATTCTCACTTCCCACCCAAGGTTTAAGAGGTGATTTCTTTGATTCTATAAATCTACCGTCACAAAGAACATCAATGTAACCTAAGATCTCAAGTTTCTCATCACCCTCTGCTTGTATTTGTTCAAGTGTATAACCAGTATAGAGCCAGATTGTTTTATTAGGGAGATCTTTTTTTAATCTCACTACCAAATCAAGTACCCCCTTCTTATTCCAGACTGACATAGGATCACCACCACTCAACGTAACACCACTGACATAAGGCTTTCTCAGATTACCAAGTAGTTCCTGATAATCCTCTTCCTCAAATTCATGCGCTTGGTCTACATCTGGGTCCCATGTAAATTGATTGAAACAGCCTGGACAATGATGAGTACAGCCTGAGAAGAATAATACCTCTCGTAATCCAGTTCCATTTAGTAAGTCGTTATGATATGTTTCTATTATTTTCATCCTCTCTTACATATTTACTCTATCACCAATTTCTTTCATCTTACCCTCATTAAATCTGACATCGCCTGTTCTAGTTCTGGTAAAACTGAGATATCCATTCATCCTCCTAACTCGCACTATATCAGCACTTTGGCAAACAGGACACTTACATTCATCAGTGCTATCGTTGCCAATAAAATGATGACCACAACTTACACAATAATCTGCTTGATGATTTACACCCAAGTAGAGACCCTTAGACATACCATAAAGAATCAAAGACTTAATTCCCTCAGTATTATCTAGTGAGTTGATCTTGATGTGTGAAATCTTGCCACCGTTTGAGTAATTCCAGAACTTAGATTCAGCATCCATCTTATCAATAGGGCCGATGTCTTCTCTAACATTCAAGTGGAAACTATTTGTCAAGTATCCACCCTTAGTAATTATACCATTCTTCTCACCATACTTGTTAATGAATTTTTCGTTAAACAATGGGAGAAGAGATTCACCTGGCGTCGTGACACTACTAATATTTCTACTAGTACCGGATCATATCTTAACTTACTGCTAATAAGTTCTATCCACTTCGGAAACGTACTAATCTCGTTCCCTACTCTACTCAGTTACTCTCAATAAACAAGCTATAATATTTATTGATACCTTTTCGATGATCTCTACACGCTAGTTAGTATTAACTAGGCACGGGATTAACATATTACTTTTATAACTTAGTCTTCCCCGTTAGCATTACTTTCTTCAGTAACACACCCTTTAGTAGGTTTGATAGTTTTAATACGGCACGCTCTTTTACCGTATACTGCAAATAATATTCCTGTCTTCTTCTTATATTCTTCTGCCTTCTTAGATATATGTTCTAGTGTCTTCAATGCAAAACCACTTTCGTCGTCATGATGTGATTTTCCGGTTGCCAACATAGACAATTCATGAAGACCACCATAACCGAATGATACTGTTGAATATTTAAGAACAGGCTCAATCTTCTCATCTGGCTTTAAATTACCACCATCAAAACCACCTTCACAGAATACAAGTGGGCTGCTAGATGCTCGAAGATTAGACAAATATTTATAGGTTCTTACATTAATATTCTTTGCCATATCTAGATAGAAGTCAAGTGTTTCTATCCAGTCTTTTCCTTCCTCTACTGATTTCTCATAGATCATTGGAAGGTTTAATGATATAACTCCGAGATTACACCTATATATCATCATCTCATCGTTATCATCTTGAGGCGTTGGTGTTCCTGAATTCTTAAAACATGGACTCAAGAACGCTCTACACATTTATTCCCTAGTTACCTAAGGCACTGACTATATCATCTATTACTTCAACTTTGTAATAGTCTTCCGCTTCGATCTAGTTCTCATCTCTAGACCTACTCCCCTACACTCATCAGGGATAGTCGATACACTTTCTAAATTAACTTAGCTTAGCACGGTCTCATCCTATATAAACAGGACCTAACCGTTAGCAAGATTTTACTCTTACACCCGCGAGAAACGGTTCAAAAGATTTTAAATGGGCTGTAGACTCTTGCTTACCCATCGGACTTACAATTTTTCCCCACTTATGATATACATCACCTACATAGTTCGGAGTTTCACCCTCTGCAGTTTGATCAAGGCTTAAGTAGTCTGGATATTGGGCGATCTTAGTACATTCAATCGCTTCATCAAACAACCACTCTAGCTCTTTACCCTTACCGTGCAGGTCTGAATCAAAGAGGAATATAAGTTTTGGAAATACAACAGGAACTTTACTCCCCGGCTTTCCTTGACCACCTTTTCTAACTTTCAAAATGGTCGATGCAATCAAGCTTCCCCACTTAGACTTATCATGTCCAAAGGAGAAGGATAAGACAATAATTCTAATACTTTCATACTAGTTTAGACTATATCATTAACCTTAACTAAAAAGGTTAGACAGCACTTCGGAGTCAAGAATTTCACATGACCCCTACTTCCTCACGGAATAGTCGTTACACCTTCTATGAATAACTTATCATAGCTTGGCACGGTATTACCAGCTATCCTTTATATCAGGACCTTAGGCTTTCTTAGAGAGCTTATTAATCACTCTTACCGTTAGCAAGTTTACTACTCACACCCTACATTTATAGGTTCACTGTCTTTTCACTTAAGTATTACTACCTAAGGCCGCCCTATATTATCTTGTTTGACGGAAAATCACCACGACAGCTTGCAACAGAGCCACTACTCATTTCGATCTGCTGGAAACCTGTCTCGGCCTCTCTTATTACTCTACCAATTGCATATTTCTCTTGTTTTTCTGGATTTACTGTACAACCCGCATCTTCCATTAACTCCTTATACTGGTTTAGGTAAAAATCATATGACTTCTGAGCATAAGGGGCAAGTACTGTATCAATCTCAGGAGCTGTCAATCCACCATACTGATTACCTGCTATCACACTAAGTACATCAGCAGTGACTGAAATTGCCGCCTGAAGTGATTGTGGCTCGTTATATTCAGTATTAGACAGCATAAAACCATCCTTCAGTATCTTACCTAGGTTAAAAAGGCTACAGTTCGTGGTGTCAAGTCTAGCTGCTTGGTCATGTGCATAGATATAACCATCAGATAGTGCTTCTCTTTCCATTTCATTCAGGAAGACTCGCCTATATCTTTCCTTCTGTTGTTCTCCATATATCAGGCTTCTTTTCGTTGATACAAGGGAGCTATCACAGTTTGCATTTGACTTATCTGCTTTGTATGATAGTTCTAGGGTCTTTGCATCAACAGCCTCCATTATTTTCTGGGCATCGATTTTATAATTTCTATACTGCCTATAAGATTCAGCCACCTTATTAAATCCACACTCATCCAGGGATACTTCAACTAGCTTATGTAGTTTCCTCACTGTTACCTCTGGCTCCTCAATTCTGCTCACTACTGCATCACTTACCTTCTTGCAGTCTTTATCAGTCATGTCAAATAATACTCTATCTGCACTTTTTCTGATAGCGGTATGAATCTTCTTAGGGTCGAATGCTTCAGTAAATCCGGCTCTCTTCTTCTTGACAATAATCTTTTCGACTTCCATCATTAGTTTTTCCTTCTTTATTATTATAGATTTTCATACTGAGACTCATCACTGAATCTCTTGTCATTTTCAGTCAACATGTTCCATAAATTTTTGACCAAGTACTTTTTCTATGTAGTCCTTGGCGTTTTCTATTTTTACTACACTGTCAATCTTATTATACTCCTCTGTAAACCTGACATACTTTCTCTGTTTCTCAAGGTAATCATTGACATCCTTGAAACAGCCTGCTCTATATTGATCTTTTAGTACTACGTTCCCTATAAAATCAGTGTCTTCCTGTACTAGTAGAATCTTCCTTACCTTGCAACCCCTAAGTAAGTTAAGTTCTTCCTGTATTGCCGACTCTATCATCTCTAAGTCTCTCTGTGATCCTGGAAAGCGGGTTCTGAGAGTATGATAAAAAATTGAATCACTAATACCTCTTTCTATGATAGCGCTTCCCTGTCCATTAATACAGAGACCGCTTAAAAATGATTCGAGCCCTACCAAGTGAAGAATGCCATAGTTCAGGTCGTTATATTCAGTCAGGCCATCAAATATAGTAGTCTGATATTTTTTCCATGACTTGATTTTCGACCTCATTACTGGCAGATCATACTTGGACAATTTCGAATCGATAGTAGCGCTTTTCATTGCACCACTCATACCATAATAAATTTCTACTTCCATATTATCATTGTTCATTTCTATTAATAAGGCAATAATAATAGGAAACTTGCAGAAATGTACGATTCGGAGAAGAAAAAAGTTAAGGAACGAACACACTGTCATTCCCTAACTGTTGCTTATGGTCTATCGTAGTTGTATGTAATACCACCACTTAAATAACCAGGTAGTCTAGCAGATATTTCGTTGATTTTATTGTTGAGTAAGAAATTATCAATATCAAGACTACTTCTACCTGACATAGAATCCCAAGTATCTAAGACACTCCCTAAGTACCTGTTATTCTCTAGCTCCTCCATGACAATACCAACTAAGTCATCGTTAATATAATCAGGAACTTCAGACTCACACATCATAGTAAGTCGTCCATACTCATACTTAATATAGACTTTGAAACTGTCTTCCCATTTGTCGGGGTTGCTAAGGAGTACTAATTCTAAGTCTGGTATCTTGGGTGGCATGTTCTTATAGTACTTATCACCATACCTTAATACATACCATCCAAGTTCAGGACTAAGATCGGATAGTTCTAAGTTAAACCTCTTACTTGTCCATCGATCTTTAAACTCATCTCCACTAAAACTCTTCCATCCTACCATACTACTTACATACTAATTTTGTAATACCACTATCATTAAGACTAAGCTGTATTGACTTGTTGTTGAATGCTGGAACAGACTCCATATGACTACAGAGCATGATACATCCAATATTCATCTGACTGAGAAGATCAATACAGATTTCATGATTCTTCGCATCTAAGTGTTTCAAGAATTCATCCATCACAAGTAGTCCCATCCTAGTTACTACCTTAGACAGGAAGTTAATGTCGAGTATTGTCTTCTGTCCATCACTACAATTCTCATAGCTTACTTCATTTCCGCCATCATTTATGTAGTGTGAACCAAGATCTAAGTGCTCAACCTTACCACGTCTTGTTCTAATTACTTCATACTTAACGCGATTATCACTAAACTGTTCTGCGAGACGTGACATAATCTCCTCATAGATCTTACCAGTTGGACCAGTAATTTCTTGATACCTTGCCAACATCTCTGCACTCTGACTAATCTTATCAAGTTCAGCCTGACAGTTCTGAATAGTAGAGAGAGTTGAATTCCTATCACCCATTAATTGAGTGTATTGATCCCACACCGACAAGTCACTTTCTATCTGTGCCATAGTCTCCATAAATCCATGAGGCAGTTCAACTTTCATTGGTTCTGCTCCCATCCTCTTAATAGATTCCACCACACTTCCTAATTGTGACTGTGTCTGTTCTACTCTCTTAGTAAGGTCATTGATTGTACTAACCTCTACCATCAACTCAGTCTGTCTCTTACTCAAGTCACCTAAGATAGTTTTACAGCCAGTGTCAATTTCATCCTTACTAATACCTGGATACTTGTTGAGGAATTTTTGATACTGCTCTGTCTGTTGATTGAGGAGTTCTTGTATCTTATCACTTAGTTCTTTCTTATGTTTCTCTAAGTGTTCCTGATTCTTTAACTCCTGACCACAACTAGGACAAACCTTCTTACTATCAAGTCCCTTAAGCTCAAAGTATAATCTCTTACCCTCTGTCTTAATCTGACTAAGTTCCTGTAGTAGTTCATTGAGGTCATTAATTTCCTTCTTAATATCTTCAATTTCTGGACTGATCTGGCTTTGGTAATCTCTCTGCCCTGCTTGTCTTGTTTGAAGTTCACTAAGCTGCTCTTCTAACATACCTCTCTTAGCAGTTAGGTTGGCAGTATTAGTTAGGTAGTCATTGTATTCTTTCCACGCCTTCTGTAAGTTAATACCATCTTGTTTTTTATTCCACAAGTCTTCCTTACTTAGTTGTGGTAGTACGATGAGACCTAATTTTTCATCAATATACTTAATAAGCTCATTGTTCTTATCAAGCGTTTCTCTCCAACCTTGTGCATTCTTAGTAACTTGTTCATATAGTAAGTCAGCCGCTTCATGGAAAGTATCAATCTTATCCATCTTATAGAACTTTGATACAATCTCAGACTTTCTCTCAGGCGTAACACAACCTATGAACTTTGGATGGTTTGAATCGAAGAAGTAGACGTCCATGTAATCAATGAATGGAAATCTAGTGTGGAGTTCAAGATCAAGACTAGCCTTATTGTTAGACTTCTGCTCTTCACCATTTATATAGAACTTTGTATAACCAGCACTACTCTTTCCCTTCAGTACGCAACCTCTAGTGATCTTGTATGTACCACCTTGATATAAAAATTCTACCTCAGTCATACACTCACTTGCTCCGAACTGTACATACTCCTTGATATTTCTGTTTTCAAGGAATGCGTACTTAATGGCACTAAGCAAGCTACTCTTACCACTACCATTCTCGCCCGTTACAAGTATCTTATCCATGTCACTCAGGAATAATTCAGTCTCATCAATACTTCTCCAATTCTTACAGTAGAACCGAGTAATGACAAAATTGAAATCTACCTCCTTAGACTCAACATCCTTGACACACTTTAAGATCTCACTATGTACACCTTGTAAGTTATTAGACCCAATTACATTACCTATCAAGCCGTCAATTTCTTCCCAAGCTGGTACATTAATGTTGTTTACGTTTCCATTGATTGTGAGATTCTCTGGCTTATATACATTCCAGGTTCCCGTCTCATCATTCCAACCCTCAGCGAGTCTATCTGATGTATATTGAAAGCGCATTAAGTTATTGTCGGGATTTAGATTTACCCACTTAAAACTCTTATCTGCACAATCTAAGATAACACCAGTACTTTCTTCACTATCTGACATCTTACAGCGCTGAGGAATACCAATACTTACATACTTACCAAGCTGAGCGGGTCTATGTATGTCTCCACAAATAGCCAGGTCGAACTTAGTCTCATCTAGTACCTGTGAATGAATCCTATCGCTATCTGTATATGATATTGTTGCATGGGTAAAGAGAACATCAAGCTTTCCATTAATCCAGGTCAAATCAAACTCTGGCCTCCAATTATAAAAGCCAATTCTCTTACCATCTATTTCTACCTCCTTACAATCAGCATAATGTAGATTAGAAGGCAACATAACAGATAAACAGGAATCAGTAAACTCAGAAAAAACAGATTTATTATCTTGATCATGATTTCCCCATATTATATAACCAACTCTGAAGTTCTGCATGATCTTATCTAGAAATGACTTAACCTCTGCTTGTACGTAGGGTCTATTTATTGTCTTCTCTAGTACATCACCTGCAAATACAATTACACTTGCACCTTCAGCTTTTCCAACTTTTATTATATTATCTGCTACCTTCCTAGACTGAAATAACCTATACTTCTCACTAGGATTTCTCTGTGGGTAGTCGTGAATATGAATGTCACTTACTGCTAGAATCTTTGTCATACCGTCTTCATTAGAGTTGAGTAATTATTCATTAACCACGTAAGAGCTGCATAAGAATGTTTGCAGAGAGTTGTTGTCTTAGCTCCCTTCTTTGGTGCATTATTAACAGCAGGACCAAGTTCAATACTAGATCTCTGTGTGATAAATAATGAATTCCTATGCGATAAGATATAAGCTGATCTATACTTGAAGTCAGAACAGTCACAGTATATCTTAACTCTATTATTTTGCCAATTGCTCAGTGAAAAATCAGGATCAAGCTCTATGAAAACTACGTGATCATGGCCCTTCTCTGAATTAACCCTGAACTTTAAGACAATATGATAAACCTTGATTGCCGGCGAATTTGAGAAGAAGGATTTAAACTTGGCTAATACTCCTTCCGGTTTTACCAAGTGATATACCTTCTGAAGACTCGCCGAACAACTACTAGCTCTACCAATCCTACCACTATCTATGTTCATTAGCTCACCAATTGTAAACTGGCGGCCAAATAAACTACCTAATACACTTCCTAACATAAGGCTTAATATATTTCTTCCTTACTCTGGGTCACTGTATTAATGCTCCCGGTTATACTCACGATCTTACCAACGTTCTTGAGATAGATACCAGAAAAAGTTGGCACCGCATTCTCATTCTCGTTGTTTGTATAGACTGGCTCTGCAATACCATCACTCAAGACTATACCATTTTTCTTGATCTCCTTGGTAATCTCATTAAACTCATATACACTACCATCGGATGAATTAATTTTTACCATACCTTAAAAATTCTTTATTAAATCTACTTGTGAAATTATTATAAAAACTAAAACTACTAATACCAGTCATACCATACTTATTACAGAATGCAAGCCAATCACTGTAAGGCTTGATTGTTCCATAATTAGGTAGACCCTCATGAATTATTCTCCTAGCCTCTTCTAAGCCAGGGTATTTCCAAAGGTCAAAAGATTCATACTGTTTCTTAAAGAGATCTACGTCATTAATACTAGAATAATCTCCCTCTAAGATCTCAGCAATCACCTTATCACCCTTCGTACCTTTCTTTCTCGTTACTCTCATCCCATTATGTCCCATACCAATTGCGTCACAGTAAGCCTTGTATTGATAGAGTCCAAGCTTTCCCTTAAACTCATCCGGCATTTCACTGTAGACTTCACTGTATGTTCTAATCTGTGGACCACCTTTATCCTTACTAGTCGGGATCTTGAAATAATCCATCTTAGGTGACAGAGAGTAGAGTAAGTCGGAGTCTTTTGTTATTATCACGCTAGGTTTATTATCTGTTTCATATAATTCCCTACTCGCTAAGTAAACCAAGTTGTCATATTCCCAACCTGGCACGAAGAACGATGGCACTCCGAAATCTACTAAGTGTTCAATAATTGCATACTTAGCCGTTCTTCTTACTTCATTACTGTATACTTGATTTTCTGCTGTTTCGATCTCTTCCTTACTGACACTAGGATCACTCTTTAGCTCCTCAAGTAATTCTCTCGTCATGTAAGTGTCTTTTGGTGATGCAGTACCTTTCTTAGAACTAATATCACCTCTACTGTCTTTATACGCACCACCAAGTAAGTGAGTCGTATAGTAACCACCAAAATCTGGAGACCACTTATCACAAATAAATACGTACTTATCCGCAGTAACCCCAAAATCACGAGGTATTTTATTCAATGTATAGATGCAACTTTTGATCAAATCTCCCACTGTATATTCTCCTGCTTTCTTACCTACCGAAATACCATAATGATTTCTCGCTAGGATATAACTATTGTCGATTAGTGCGTACTTATATTTGTTACCTGAATTCATTTGTGAACTACTCATGAGTTTCGGACTTCATAGAGGAATGACCTTTCGAAAGATTGGTTCTTACTCCCTCTCCATCCGTGTAATCGACAGTCCCTGCCGATATGTTATTAAAACCAAAATTAAGGATATTGATTGCTGCATTAACATCACGATTATGATGAGTATGACACACAGGACATTCCCAATCACGAACAGATAAGTCTTTTATCTGTTTATTGATATATCCACAGGCACTACAAGTCTGTGAGGATGGGAGGTATCTGTCTACCTTCACAACCTTCTTGCCATTCCATTCAGCTTTATATGTTAACATAGTAACAAAACTACCCCAACTTGCGTCAGAAATAGATTTGGCAAGGTGATGATTTTTTACCATACCCTTAACATTTAGGTCTTCGATACAAATTGTATCATATCTACGTACAAGAGAAATAGAGCACTTATGCAGATAGTCTGCACGACTATTGGAAATCTTTTCGTAGAGTCTGGCAACTTTAAGTCTTTGGTTTTCAAACCCAATGCTACCTTTCTTCTTACGAGAAAGATGACGTTGTGCTATTGCAAGTTTACTCTCATATTTCCTTGTATATCTATTATTATTAAAAGTTTCTCCATTAGAAGTGACAACTAAGTCCTTCAATCCCAAATCCAAACCAACCGACTTATTAGTCTCTTTAAGTGGTGTTGTATAATCTTCTTCTGTGTTCACAGAAACAAAATACTTTCCACTCGGAGTTTTACTAACAGTGACCTTTCCGATTTTTCCTTTTATTTTCCTATGTACACGACACTTAATACCTTCTCTAAATTTAGGTATAAATAGTCTGTTATTAGCAATAGAAGCGGAACCAGGGATTGTAAAACTATTCTTAGAACGCTTGGATTTAAACTTAGGAAACTTTGAACGCTTGTGAAAGAAGTTTGTATAGGCTACTTCAAGACATCTGATTGAAAACTGCAAAGCATGAGAACTTACTTCTTTAAGCCATGCAGTTTCTTCTTGTTTCTTCAATTCAGTAAGGCACTTAGATTGTGCGTAATAATTATCACTTTTACCTGTAACCTTATACTGTTCTATACGTTGATTGAGAAAGTAATTATACACAAATCTAGCACAGCCGAAATGCTTTGACAGTAAATCGATTTGCGCCTTATTTGGGTACAATCTAAACTTATATGTTCTATATATTTTTCTCATATCGTGTACAAATATATCTATTATTTTGCAAACTCCCAAAAATATGTACTAATTTCAAATATAACTTCCACATCAATTGTAAACTAAATATAGTTATTGTATAGTTTTATAGTACATAATATAAAAAGAACAGAAGAAACCTATACTATAAATCTCTTCTGTTCTTATTTGTCTATGAGTACTTACCTCTTAGAAAGGTAAGCTATTTCCGTCTGAACCAGTAGGATTACCAAAACTTGATCCTCCATACTGCTGCTGACTATTACCTGGATTAACAGGGGCACCAGTTATGCTATCGAAATGTGCTGCTGGTGGTGTGTTAAAAGGGTCTGTATTCCTACTAACTACTTGCTCAGGATTATTAGCTACATTATTATTCTCGTAGCCAGCCTGTGCATTTCCCTGTGCTGGACCTGACATACTAGCAAGAACTGGATCATTTGTTGCCTGACCCTGCTTGTTAGTTGGTGTCTGGTTCATCAATACGGTCTTATTAGTCTCTTCGATTGCCTTCTTGATTGCCTCGAGACTATTACCACCACTAGCCTTTTCCATCTTAATCTTAGTAAGCTGGTCTGTCATATACTGGATTGTCTCCTCAATGAGTCGTCTGTTGAAAAGACGCTTCTCATTTGATGGTGTACCTTCCTCACTACCAGCTGCCTGCCAACCTAAGAAGAGCTCAACTGGATTTTCCATAATCTGAGCTGCCTCCTCTGAGATCTCTGCATTCTCTGTGATAGGTACTGGACTAACCTTATGAACCACTGATATATTAAAACCAGGGCCACCAGCATTAACACTAACTGACATCATAACAAAACCTTTACGACCAGTTAAGTTCCTGTTGTAGGTATCGCTGAGCCAATCCTTGTTAAGGGAACTCTCAGTAATGTTAGTATCCTCAATGTTACTAGCTACTAAGTCCATAAAATTCTTAGCAGTTAATACAAACAGGCCATCAAAATTCTGACGAGCTGCTTGCCTTGTGTTACCCTCCTGCCAAAAGTTCATAGCATGTGCACAGAAGATAGTATAGTTCTTCTTGCGGACAAAGTTCTTGATAACCGGATCCATTGCATGTTCACGACCATCAACCTCCTTATAGAGCTCATCAAAAATTACATAAGCCTTGTTAAGAACTTCCTCTTCCTCTGCAGTTAAGCTACTAACCTCACGACCTGAATCCTTGTCCTTAATCACATATGCTGACTTAGGAAGAATTCTAATCCAAGCGTCATAAACAGATTCTGTACCATCACTACCCATGTTCTTACGTGGCATTCTAACCTCACGTGTTCCCATAAGTGTGACATAAGGAAAATCAGATACAGTACTATTCATTGGTAGTAACTGATACTTACCTAAGTTTCCCTTGAAGTTACAGAATACCTTCTCAATCTGCTTCTTCTTTTCAAAATTTTTACTCTTAGTCATTGGTTTAATCTGACCAATCTTCTCCAAAAAAGAATCTACATTGTTAAAACTCATAAAACTTAAAATTTAAAATAAAAACTTTATATAAAATAATTCACTTGCGTAGAGAGACTTCAATTCTCCCTACATTAATAAGATTTCTAAACGATCTGAGATGACAACTTATTATGGCCATCCCTTCTCTACATATAAGATATCTAGACGCCCTTACCTACATTTATTACCACTACAAGATCACCTTATTCGTCTTCAGTAAGTCCATGTCTAAGTAAGTTTTCCCCAGATTAACACCTACCTGATGCTCTGCCCAACCTAGAGATGTTAAGTTTCCTAGGCCATCCATTAATACAGACTCTGGCAGGTTTAGCAGTTTAGGGAAATATAGTACTACCTTATCAGTGTCAGGCATACTATCAAGCTGGCCATCCTCTAACCACCTTACTACATCATCACCCCCTGGATAACTTAAGACGTCACCATTCCAACAGAGTGAATAATTAACCCGCATAATGTAAGGCTCAAAATGAATCCGCCCAACTAACGACTTATCACCCAACTGAATACGACTGATGATGTGATTCCGCCTCTCTAACATCTTATATATATTTTCAAGCGGATAGTCTGGGCGGTTGATAATGATGGTCTTGTTAATGATATAAGAAACCTCCCCTGGATTAACAAGGATACCACAATTTCCCATCCTAGAATTCGTCGGCTCCTCTAAGTAAGTAGCCTCGATGTTAGATAAGATACCATCATTAAATACCATAGTTCGAATCTAACCAAAAATTATTACCGCCTAGCTCAAACAAGACAGACTCATCATAATCCTCCATGTCATCTACTGTACTCACCCTAGCATAAACGTAAGTAAGTGTCCTAAGTCGTCCCTCCTTATTAACCGCTCTGATGTTATAAAGAAATTGACTAGGTATCTTCTCAACTGCACTACTAGGTAAGGCAGAAAATGGTAGAGGTAAGAGATCATCTACACTGTCACCCTCCACAAATATATCGGCAGGGTCAACAACTTCAAAATAAACAACTTTCTTTTTCTTCGCCATACTATTAATCTAAAATTTATATTACCACATATAAGGAATTACACAATAGATGGCTGCAAAATTGTCAACCTAAGTCCAAACCCATTATCACTTCCCTTAAGTCATCGTCAAGGTAGAACACATTAGACCTATCCTTAAACTGCCGGAAGTTACAGTGGAGGTAACGTTTGAAAGACTTATACATCTCACTATCACCCCCAGCCTTTGAGATTACCCTGAAGAACGGATTAAACTCTGACTTCATCTTAATATATGAATCCAGTGCCTTATCATTCTCCTTATAGACTATCTCAACAACACTGAAATAATTATCTAAGTTTCCATTCTCACAACCAAGCATCTCTATAAATACTATCATACCTTCTTGCTTAATATTTTTAAACCATTTACTCTCTTACCGCCTATCTGTATTAAACACTTCTTAATATCAAAGTAGTTTCCTAGATCTGTTGCCTTCGCATTTACCTTATAGCCTATCTCCTTGTAAATATCTTTCAGTCTGTCTTTAATGTAGACGTTAGTATGTGACTCACCTACATTAAACTCACTTAATATTCGGGCGCTTAAAATACTAGTATCAAAACTCATTACACTAAGTCTTCTATCAAGTTCAGATATCTTATACCACACCGCCTTACAAACATCAAGACCCAGGACATTTAAGTACACATCAAACTTCTTCTCCTCTATAAACTGTAAGATGGATGTATTACCAACCTTCCTACAATACTCACAAAGATACTTGAACTTGTACTGCCTATCTGTCAGTTTACTATACCCTCTAAAGAAATCCTCAAGTTCCTTTAAATCTTCCTCAGGCACATCTTGTAAGTCTATGCCGAGTATCTCCTTAACATGCTTCTTTATATCCATACTCCTATAATATAACATGCTAATTATTATATCCTCAGGCTTACCACTGAATAATTTAGAAATTTTATCCCAATTATATAAGATGATTGGTTTGTAAAGTTTAAGATAGAGCCTAACATTTTTCTTTGGTTTCTTTATCTTACTACAGAGACTTACTATATCACCTACAGAATTAAGGTTGTCTATGAGTTTATCGAGATTTTTATCCCTTATAAAAACTTCAGTCCTTCCATTGTATTTCTTATCTCTTAAGTAACTATGTATGATAGTCTCACAAGCCATATTGAACTTATCACCATCTAACTTCTTAATAACCTCAAAAGATGTATTATGAGTACTATAAGCCTCTAGCCTCTTGTTAAAATTATTAGAGAAACCTATCTTAATGACATCGAAAGAATCACCACCTATCTTCTCTCGAGCTAACATATTTATAAAGTATAACATTACTCTCCTTTCTTGTTTATTAATTTTAAACCGTGGACTCTTTTATTATTTTCTTTCAACAAACAATCCTTGATTTCATAATAATTGCCTAGATCATTAGCCTTTGCAGTAGCTTTATAGCCAATTCTCTTATAGATCTCAGATAACTTAGTCTTAATATAAGTGTTGGTATAAGACTCACCTACATTAAACTCTTTATCAATCTCCTCGAATATCTTATCATCCTCGAAACTGATAATATTTAATTTCTTGTCAAGTTCGGATGTTTTATACCATACTGACTTACACTTCTCTGGTCCTAAGATTGTGAGATATTCCTTAAACCTCTTCTCTGTTACTAAGTCTATAATATTTCTAATACTATTTCCTGCAAAGTAGTAATCACAAATAAACTGTAACTTCTTCTCTCTGCCTTTTACCTGTTCATACTCCTTAAAGAAATCCTCAAGTACTCCCTTATCTTCAACTGTACTAATATTACCAAGCTCATTAAAGACAGTAAACCTATCTGCATAGTCTACCTGTTGTATCTCATAAGCTCTCATCTCTGCTACCATTACTAAGTTATTGAAGACAGGAATAAGCTTTGTATCACCATCAACTTTTACTCTATTAACGGCCACAAAATCAGTCTTGTAGTTCGTAGCCTTAGCACCAACTTGGTATTTTACTGACAAAGCCGCTTGCTCTTTACTATTACCTTTATCAAACACGGATAACAAGCTCTCAGTATCTTCGGTTTTCTTCTTCAATTTATTTTCAAAAGTTTCTGGCGTTACTTCTTTACCTTGTGATAGTGTCTTACAGAATAGTACTGCTTCATTTCTCCAAGGGTTTTCTTTTAACCTCTGACGTCCTAGTATCTGAGGTAAGTCTAAGGTAATATCAACTGCAAGAGTATCAATATTCGCATCACTCACTACATAAGACTTTGCATTGTCGGAATAGAAGTCAGCACCCAAGTATACAGTTCTAGTGCAGAAGGTAAACATTTTTCTGGGCTCATCCCTCAAAGGAACTGTACCAATCTTATATTTAGCACCTAACCTTTTCTTTATCTTATTTGCGTTATCCTGTGTATTAGCAACTAGGATATTCACTTGATCAGGTCCTAATTTTGCACGTTTGATAATACTGGTGATATTATTTACTGAATTGACATAAAATACAGCTTCCTTTGATTCTACCCTCTTTACGTCACCATTATCTAGTTGCACAAACCTATGATCAAAGTTCCCATCTAGGTATGACTTAATAATTGGACCTGCCTCAGTAAATACAGAAACTAGACCTTTAACAGTTAGCTTTGGTTTGTTAATACGTCCTGGATCTAACGTCTCCCAGTCCAGTTCATAGTATGGGAGATCTTTAAACTCCTCTAGCATGTCAAGGTACTTGTCAATCATAGGTGTAGCACTGACATAGCATACCTTTTGGATCCCCTGTACTGCACTAACAAATTGGAGTTCAGTATCTGATTTAAACTTGCTATCGGTGAAAATACTTTGGAACTCATCGATAACAACCCGATACTTCCACAGTTCTCCTTGGTGTATTAGGATATCCTTTACAATTCTGAATGAGTCATAGGTAACCAGGATTTTCACAGGTTTATTGTTTAACCTACAAGCCTTGATGTAAGTACTAATTTTGAAGGTAAGATCATTGAAAAAGTTGTTCTTATCATCTTCACTAACTACCACCTCCTCTTTAAGTACCTCATTCGCATAGTTCCTGGAGAATTTTGTCAAGTCCTTATCTGTTCCAGGATCGCTGTCGTATTCGTTTACTACCAAGAAAACCTCATCCTTGTGTTGATCGTACTTGTTTTGCAGTAAGATCTTTCTAGGACTGCACAAGATGACATCCTCATTGTTAGTAATGCAGTATTCAGTAAATCCACATCCTGGGATTTGTTTGTTCAGGATGTGAGGGAAGTTGAAAATACTGTAACCTTCCCACTCACTCATGTACCTAATTTTTTCTGGTACTTCAATTTTTTGTTTCTTCATACATTTAACAAATATTAACTGTTTATTAACATATTTTCCGAGATATGGTCCCGTCGCTGGGAGCTAGGTACCACACTCGCTTGGGTAAACCCAAGATATTTTGATTACACTTATAAGATTTTTAGAAGTAAAAACATACAGAAATGTACATTATAAAACACCTAATGGAATATAATATCTAAGTATATTTTTGCTGAAAAAAAATTGTACAACATTTTATGTCTCCAATAATTTCTCCACTACACTCTCCGCTATCGCTCCGAGATGTAGTTCCGCCATTATTTTCGACTCTTAAAAAATGTTAACGGGGAAGTACCGCCCTAGTCTTTCTCATTTTATCGATTCATACTTCGCTTCGCTCCGTAGAATCTCAAAATTTCGCAAGCCGGAGAAAATCATAATCTCTTCTTCAGTCCCCTTAAGGCGAAGCCGCATAGTGAAATGATCAGTGATGCCGAGGGGAGCGTAGCGATCTGAGGTATCTCTTTTACTGATCATTTTGCTAGTTATCTTTTATATGGAACTTCTTCTGTTTCCTCATTCCATTCCCGTTCCGCTTGCGCTCCACTTCATGTCATTCGTCAATTCAGAAGTAATTCCCCATTCAAGCAAGTGCGGGGCCTAGCTTACCCTTTTTTCATTCGGGTAAGAAAAGTGTGCACGTCAACTGTTCGCCACACACACAGATACGCGCGCCGGGAGGATGCAAAAAAAAATGGGGCGCAGGATTTTATATTATCCCACGCACCAAGTCTTTTTATAGTCTCTGAATTACACTTTCCGCATACTTAAGGGGTTCAAATGCAGTCAGTTCTTTCAGCTTTGTTTTTAGCGCCTTAATTCTTTCTGTAGTATCTTTATTTTTTCTAAGATAGCTAATTGGTTTTGACATTACTGCGCTAACTACCTCTGCCTCTAATCCCAGCTCATTAATTATCTGACGGTCACTCGCTTTTGGGTTTACGTTGATAATATAGTTTGATACGACTGGGAGAGCTGTTTGTACTTTTATATCGAACTTAGTTTTTTCTATGTTCCTTCTGTTTACTTCCCCCACTAGACCTATGAAATTATCTAGTGTGTATTTCAACCAATCTCTCAACGGTATTCTAAAAGCAGATTTTCCGTCAGTTACATTGAGCTGATAGGTAGTGGCATCAAAACAACATTGCCTACATAGTGTTTCAAGTCCCTCTAGTTTCAGTGAGCCTCTATTACTAACAAGCCCTACAAACATTCTAGGTCCTTGTTTTGTTGTCATGTCTTCCACAAATACCTGTCCCAGCTCAACATACTTATCAATTTTCTTTAGTGAGGGTGTGAAAATGCATGTATCACCTTCAAACATAAATCCATCCTTACCATCTTCATTTGTATAGGGTGTGAGCTTGTATGAATAGATAACCCTACCTTTACCAGTTTCCCAAAGCCTCTGTAGTTCTGAATTCTCTTTATCAATTAAGAGGTTTACATTTGGTTCTAGGAGTTTCGGATTGTCTTCTACCAGCGCCTTATACATTGATACTGGTGAAAAGTTTGGATAGATAGTGCTAATACCATATCCAATACCAGACACCAGCGATTTCATATAAAGTGCCAGTGGAAATACAAGTGATAAGCTCTCTGGTTCTAGTGGTCCTTGTGGCGATTCTACCATCTTAAGACATTGTAAGTTAGGCCTCAAGATTTCACTATACAGGTTACTTAGCATTGTCTTTGTATACCTAGGAGATGCAGCTGGTTTTTCATCCCCCAGAATTGATTTAGTACCAAAACTACCAGATCCACTCATAACACCACTTCTTACCATTGATGCAAGTAGTGGTTCACATCCAGTTAAGCTATGAGGATGATAAGAAGCCATACCATTCAAGAGCTTAGAACTAGGTTGTAATTCGCCTTTTGGAAACTGAAGTGCTGAGTAGATTAACCTTCGATAACTAGGTTTACATCCATCGCTTACATTTGCTAGTGCCCTTTCTGTGTTAAGATAAGTTGCACCATTAACAATTGCTTCCTCTGTTTCCTTACCAATCGCTTGCTCTAGGATCTCTGCGAATACTGTTTCCTTTAATTTATCTGCCTTACTTTTTCTAGCCATTATATTATTAATCTTTAAAGTTATATGGATTTGTTAAGATTCCTCTATTAGTTAGCAATCTCTTTCTCTCGTTTATATCTTCATTCAACGCCCTAGAATAATCAATACCATCAGGCGTAATCTTAATAAGTCTTCTAGTTGACTCATTAAAGAATATATCCTCTACTTCACCAGTCTCAGGTGAAAGAGAACCTACAATTATGTTTACTTATGGTCGTCTAACCTCCATAAGCGAGATTATTTCTCCACTCTTTCTCAAGACGTGTTCAGACTATATCTTCATCTTCAGCGTTACCTGCTAAGATGTTGCACATTTCGAGTAGTCATTTATAGACTTTTACCACTCTACTTCCTTACACTCATCAGGAATAGTCGTTGTCGTTATATTAGTATAATTTTATTTGTGTAGCGTATTTGTTTTTATTGTACGTATTTGAAACCTCGGCTCGGTCGTCTACCATTTAATCTGTTCCAAATGCATGTCATTGCTACTTTGTAGAAATTTGCACACTCTGTTATAGAGTTAAAGATTCTTCCATCTCCATCCATAACCTTTCTAGATAGTTTCTTAATTGTTTTTGGATTTCTCATATTTACTTTCTGTGTGCAAATTCTAAGATTTGCAACCCTATTATCCGAAGGGTCTGTATTTATATGATCTATAACCTTTCCTTTTTCTATAGGGCTGTTATCGTTTAAGAAAACTTCAGCAACAGCTGTATGTACTCTATTGCCATCATATAATCTTCGTTCCGGTCTACACTTAGGATCTGCCGGTCTTGATCCAATAGTTATATTCCCTCTAGCATATCGTACAAGCCCTGTTGGATGTACGTAATACTTTTTAGAGTAGTGGAGCCTCCAGAGACTTTCATCTACGGTGACTATATTAAATCTATTAAGGTAGGACTCCAGGTCAAGATCAACTATATCCCAATAATATCCATCAAATCTTGTATTTCTAGATATAGATTTGGAAACTTGACCTTTGTATTTTCTATCTGGATATTTGTTATAGAATTCTAGGTTACTTAGTGTCTTTACTAGAATTTTTCTTTCCTTGTCTTTGTATAGATTATATTTAAGGTTTCCTTTAAATTTTTTCCAGGTTACATTATTTGAGTTCTCTTTTACACTACACCACCTTAGATTAGATAAGGAGTAGTTTTCCTTGTTTCTATCTATATGATCAACTACATTATTAGTGTTTTGATCTAAATTAGGTATAAACGTTAAAGATAATATTCTATGCAAATTATAATATTTCCCTTTAATCTTTATTTTAGGATAACCACCTGCGTCGTGCGATATTTTCAACTCTTTCCTTGGCCCTACTACTTGCCCTGTCCTACTTATTTTATACCCAGTGAATTCCGAATTAATCATACTTAGGTCAATCCAAGATTCGTCTAGGTCATCAAAATAATAGTCCATTATTTTTCTATTATCTGGATTTAGTATAATAGGTTTTCCATCTTCTGACTTTCCAACCTGGTAGTTTAGCGGATCAACGCCATCTCTATGGTTGTAAAAAGTCTTATGAATTAGGTCATTACTATTATACCGATCCATTAGGTCTAATCTTATCATTTAGCTTAGTTAATTTACTAATCTACTAATATAACAGCGGATTGTCTCTATTCCTATGATTATTACTAACGCTACTTAGTACATAGGACCTAACGAGAGTTTCCCGCAACAGTGCAATTTGTTTGGTAATTATTTCTAACTACCGGGACTAGTTTATTAATCCCTTAAAACGAGAATAATGGCATTTTTCATCCATATCAACTGGAAATCCTGTCTCTACGTCATACTCATCATCTGGGTAATAGTATTGAATCTTTCCAGTTGTCTTGCTCTTTCCTTTCCATAGAGGTGATATTGCTCTATATACAAGTCCAAGTTCTATCATAAAACGGGCGAACTTACTAAAGAGATATAATAACTCTGTAGCTATTAAGTCGCCATCTGGATCTGCTTTTTTTATTTACACTAGATCGTCTACTTCTAGTGCGGGTCTATTCAACCCCTCATAGTCTCCTATGAGAATAGACTATATTTTCACCTTCAACTTTACTTGGTCAGGTGTCGTATCTTTCGAACAGTCATTTATAGACTTTTACTGCTCTACTTCCGATTAAGGAATAGTCGTTGTCGTTATATTTTTACATACAACATGCGGACTGTCTCTATTCTTAGGATTGTTACTCTTTGGTACCTAAGACCTAACGAGAGTTCCCCGCAACAATACGATTCTGTAGATACATTTCTGTACCCTCGGACACAGATTTCTCTAATCCGTTGCTATGACAATTTTGCCATATCTGCTTTTTTGTTTTATGACTTCTCTTGCTTCTTCTATTGTATTACAGTCTTTTGTTACGTTATTCACATCAAGACCTAATCCAATAACTTTAAAAATACTATAAATTGTTTGGCTCTCCATTGCTCTCTTTGCTGACGCATTGGTAACATTGAGAATCTTACCTCTTAATGGAAGAATTGCTTGCTTTGTTGTATCAGGACGAGCTGTTACTAAGGATCCGGCCGCTGATAGACCTTCACAGTTACTCGCAAACACACCAGACGCAAGTGGAAAGTTGTGCAGTGGATTATCTACTTCTAGACAATATACATCTTCTGTAGTGTTTATTATCTCTACGTCGATTACAGTATCTACACTACTTAAGGACATTAATTTCATTCCCCCTGTTAAGTACTGTGCTTCTATGTATTTACCACTACTTAATAGAATTTTATGATCTAGTGTACACCTAAAGAAACTATTATCATTTAGCCATACTTCTACAATCTGATCTACACTTTTTATCTTCTCAGCTGCAATAATTTTGGTCTTTGTTTTATTACCTACTTTATCACAAGAGAAGGTATAGATCTGTTCTCCACTTCCTATTCTTCCTACTAAGTCTCTGAATGCGATCTTTTCATTGTCACTGGTTAAGATCTCAGTATCACCGGTAAAGCATAGAAATAGTTCACATGCCATTCTATCTTTTCCAGTTGCCTCAGCGAATCCAGGTACTAGGTCATTTTTACTTCTATACAGTCCAACTCCACTAGCACCATCCATCATCTTCTCGGCCAACTCAGCTGCACCAATATCTTTCATTGATTCAGCCAGTTTATTCAGCTTACTAACATGAAGGTCCCAGTAGTCAGAGTTTTTCTTCATGATTTTTTCCATATCTTTTACGACATCTCCAAAATCAGTTACCTTGACCTTTGTAATACTCTTCAGCCTAGTTTTTGTCTGACTATCGAACATTACCTCCCCCGCCAATAAGATAACACAAACACGAAGACCATTTAGGAGGTACTCATGTTTTATCTTATACATATCTTTCAGGGCAGTTTTAAAGCATGATTCGGCGATTGTTATGTGTTGTCCTTGATTTACATCTAGGCCATTAACAGATCCCATTTCTACTTTATTACCAAGTTTAGGGTCTACTTCAAATGTCACATAAATACCAACCTGCTTATTAAAACTATCATCCTTAGGAGTAATGTTTCTGACTAGTTCATACTTAAATGGTTTGAATGTATTGTTTATCTTCTTACCATCTACAAACACACTAACCTTTCTGTTATAGAATTTTTCCTGGATCATCAAGAAGTACTGTAAGTTTGTAATTGGTACTTCCGCCTTAGTTGATTCAAAGATTTCAGGGTCAGGCTTAAAGAACACAATAGTACTAAGATCTCTAGGTACTGTTTGATAGTCTTTAATACCTTTGAACATTAACTTCTCGATATCACCAAGTCTACCTGCTGATTCTAGTACCTTTTCACCTTTGACGCACTTAACGAAATAATACAAGTCTCCCTTACTTCGTGGTCCTGCATTATTCCAGGCTTTTTCTACGTCAGGTATTGATTTATTGTAGTTATGTTCTCCGATTCTAGATAGGAGCCAATATTCTTCACTAAGGAAATTTGTTGCACTACTACCTACGCCATTCATACCTACCCTTGAAACCTCTGTATTACTGAATTTAGATCCACTATGTAATTCAGAAATACTAAGATATGCTTGTGTTGACCCTGGTTTATCTGGTGACATTGCGATTGGTATTCCTCTACCATTATCAGCAACGAAACAGAAACCATTAAAGTCTCCACTTACCAAGATTGAATCTCCATAGCCTGCAGATATTTCATCTCCCGAATTATCAATAATCTCACGAAGTAGTACATTAGCATTTGAGTTATCGCCAATATACATACCCCATCTTCTTCGGACTGCATCTCTCGGTTTTAGGAATTCAATTACATCTTCTTTAATTTTCTTTGCCATGATTTATAATTATATTTTTTATAGTTATTCTCATACTATTAAGAATTGAGTGCTGTTTAATTGCAATACACTCAATTATAAGGAATGTAGGCGGGGACAAAAAAGAAAAACATACTAGGGTTTATTCTAGTATATCTTTCTTTACTACCTTAATAAAGTCTTTTGGAGAACTGCTTATATAATTCTCTATCCTCCTTATATTTTCTTTATAGGCAGGCCACTTGTCAATTTTCAGAGAATCTTTTTCCAATAGTAGTTTGTCCTTTGATTCTTCGATTTCTTTAATTGATTCGTTAATTGCTATTCTTACTATATCACTATTTGGATAGAATTCATCATCTAAATCAAGTACAAATTTTAATCTACCTGCTTCATCTTTTTTAATCGTGTCACAGTTAGTTACATTTACCTTACTTAACTCATAAGTGACAATCCTATCTTTAAACTGCATAGATATTCTCTCTACTTCTTCGATTCTTCTATTCCTAACAGTAAGTACATTATACCTTGTTAAGATTGGATATAAGTTACCGAGTACTACAAATATTGGTTCAATTGTTTTCATCTCTCTACTACCTCAATTAGATCTTCAGGTGAGCTAAATAAGTAGTTCATTATCTTATCATTGTCTGGCCATTTGAGAAGATTTTTTGTACTTCCCCAGTCCACAAATAATAGTTTTTGTTCGGCTTCTATATTATCGATAGTGTCTCTAACTGCTTGTTCCACTAGATCATAGTTAGGGTAGTAGTCGTCATCTAATTCTCGAACGAACTTAACCCGATCCATTTCGTTGTTAAGATTAGAGTTTCTGATTTTGTCCAGGTCATATATAGTAAGATCACTTAGTTTTCTATCAATAATCCTTCTATCAAACTGCACTAATACTTTTTCGATTACCCTTAGTTTCCCTTTAAATAATCTAACTACACTATATTTTGTAAGTACTGGAAACAAATCCCCACATGATAACATAAATATCGGTTCTATTGTTTTCATCTGACATTAAAATATTCAGTAATTAATTTTTCAGGACTATTCTTCATAAGGTCTAATAATTTTCTACCATTCTCAACCTCTGGCCACTTAGTACCAAAACTGTGTTTACTTATTCGGCAGTTGATGAAAAATTCCCGCTTCTTTAGGTACTTAATAGTTTCAGTTGTTGCATCTTTTACCACCCTGCTTGTTCTATAGTAACCTTTTAACTTATAGTATTTTTTTATTTCCTCTACCTCATCTTTAGTTAGGTCTTCTAGGTTAAGCAGCTCTAAGTCACCTAGGCACGAAAACTTACCGCCACTCATTAATACTGTTAGTCCAGGTGATTCGATGCACTTTCCACCTGTTTCTACTATAGTTCTGAGCTTTAGAATAACTGGACATACTACTACTCCACCCAGTCCTCTTGCTCTTACAAACTTAGGATCTCTCATAGAAGTCTGTTTTTAGTATGTAAAGTTGGTCTATATTATCTTCTATATTTCCCAACACCCTCAAACACTCTTCTCTTTGTGGCCATTTTTTATAAGCCTTATTGATCTTTGTTCTGCATTCGTTAATTGATTCGATGAGTGTTTTTTGCAGACAATCCTCTATATCTTTTTTACTTACATAGTTTCTGTTAGATTCAATAATAGTCTTATCTTCCCTGTCTAGTTCGTTATAGTCAAAATAATATTTACTCAGTAGGTCTTCTCTATTACCCCTGAACCCTAGACAAGGTCTTTTATCGCTAGTATACATTACGAAGAATGCTATAGGGTATCTAGTATCAACTACAACTCTACGATCATCTAGAAGTTCTGGTAGTACTAAGTATCCAATCAGATTTAGCATTTCTCTACTTTCTCCTACTTTAAACTTACCTAGTCCTTCTATATCTACATAATCAAATTTAGGGTTTCTCATAAAAATCAGTTTTTAATATATAAAGTTGATCTATATTATTCTCTAAGTATTTCAGCGTCTTAAGAAACTTATCTCTTTGAGGCCACTTCTTACAAAATATATTAGTATTTGCTGTCCTGCACGAATATATATGTGATTCTAACCTATCTCTTAAGAAACGTTCAATTTCCGACCTGCTAAATCTAAGTTTATCTTTACTAATTTTCAACTTATCAGGTTCAGATAGTCTACTAAAATCTACATAATCGTTTAGTTGTTTAAGCTCATAGAAACTTAATATAACCTTTTGAGATTGCATTAAGTCATTGTAAACTACTACACATGCACATACATCATTTTTATCTATAGTTATTTTACCTTGACCCCAATTCATCGAAGGGAATATAACATAACCAACTAGATGAAAAAACTCCCAATAACCATCTTCACCTGTCTCGGTAGTCTTGCTATTGTCCCTAAATTTTCCTAGCGCGTATCTATTTTCTACTAGTAATTTCTCCATTGACTTCTAATACTAGTTTACCTACTTCGGTCTTCCTAATAAACTTATTAATCCTCCCACGACCTTCCTTTTCTGGCCATTTAAGATCACTATCAAATCTCACCAAACCAGCAATACATTTAGACATACAGTGATTTATTTGGTCTAACGCGCACTTCATACCTTTACCTATTTCAGACCTTGCTGGATAAAATTTCTCATCAAGATCGTAGTTTTCCTTAACGCTTAGTCGCTCTGTTTCAGTAAGGTCCGAAAGTTTAAGTATGTCAGCAGTACTTTCGTAGAATATTTGCAATTGATTACCTATTTTTACTACTAATCTGACTTCACTTACTATTTCAGCATCTTTATTAAACACTGCAGGTAGTTTTATGCTTTTATACTTTACTAATACTACACCAATTACACCTTTACTATTTCTTATAAAACTAGGGCTCATAAAATCCATCTATTATTTGATACAATTCTTCTTTTCTAGACATAAGATTTTCTAGTTGGGCTTTTATCTTTTCTCTAGAGGGTATTTTCTTATATCTATTACAAACTTTCCAATCCATTTCTAAAAATTCCTTGTTCAATCCCTCTACTAACATGTTTTTTATAGTAGACCTCTGTATGTTACTGATTGACTTATTTATTAGTTCTAGCTCTGAATCAGTAAGGCTATTGTAGTCATACTGTACCTCACCTAAGTGCTGTCTATCTGTAGTCATGAACATAGTAGAGTCTTCACAGATTGAACTATACACTACTGCTACTAGTATACCTTTGCTTTCATTAGGGTAAACTTCTACTCTATCTTCATCTAGTTCAAGCTTTTTATAGTATCCAACAAAGTGGTATATCATTAAAGGGCTCCACGGTGTATCTCCTCTGGACACTTCAAACTTTCCTATTATATCTTTCAGGTTCATACTAGAATTCATCTTTCCTACTTATCATGTTAATTAGTCTAAAGCTCATATTATTGTAATCCTCCGTGACTAATTTTAATACTCGATCATACTCTGGATACTTACCAAAGCGTCCCTTATGAGCCCTACAGTTTCCAAGTAACATAAAAGTATCTGATTCTATCTTATCTATTAAGTAATCATGACATTTATTGATAAGTTTTTCTTTAATCACAAGCTTACCGTTAGTTTTCTCCAGGTAAGATTTATAGAGTGACCTAGCAGTATCTATTGGTATCTCTATTATTTTATAGAACTCACTTACAAGGTCTCTACTATGAAATGTCCAGCACTCATCACAAAATATTAACCTAGTAATCTTAAGTAGTCTACGATTATCTAACATGACGTGATTATACATTGCCATAACCGGACAATACTTATCACCTATTTTTGCAAACTTACCGAAAACCTCTTCGTACATAACATTCTTCTATACTAATAACTGGATCTTTCTTAATTCTATCCAATTTCTTAAGTAAGTATTCGATAGTTGGGTATTTAGTTCCAAACTCCGTTGGATGCTTAACTATATAGTCCCTACAGTCATCTAATCTTTGGCTAACGAAATTAAGTGTATACTCTCTTGCGTCAGCTATTATATGACCTAGTATTAACCTATCCGTCATTACACTGATATCAAACTCATGTAGTGAGTAAATATTAACACTACACTTATAAACTCCTTTCTTTGCTTCCCAAATTTCCAGTTCATTGTTCAGAGTGTCAAAGGCCGTAAAGTATGTAATATTACAGTCTACTTGAACACTAGGTACTATTGAGGTAAATATTGGAAAAATATATCCATTGTTATAGTATTCATTATCTAGTTTATCATCACTAAATCTTAGTATACTTATTTCTCTCCCCATAATATCTCTTTTATTAATGATTCTGGATTATCCATCATATTCTTTATATAACATTCCATACTATGGAATTCTGGGTATTTTAGTCTCGGCGTCAAGAAATACATTGTCCTAGCATACATTTTATCCAATTTTATCTTTACAGTGTTTATTAATTTCCTTGTTATCTCATCTTTCTTTTTCATAATAAGGCTAGTAACTTCTTCAAACTGCATTCTATCCTTATCAAATAAAAGGTGAGGTGTAGTTATATTTCCACTAGCATATACCTCGACTATAAGAATATTTTTCCCATTAATTATAACAGAATAAAATATGTTATTTATACTAGCTATTAGCCTGCCACTGCTTTTTTGAATATAATATGGTAGTACTGCTCTTGCAATAATGGGGATAAATGTATAATCTCCTATCAAAGGTTTATATGCTCTTCCAATTAGGTTTTCTTCTGATTCATTTACTGTTAATAATTCTTCTATCACTATATCTTTCATCTTACTAATAAGGTATTGATAGGAAAATAAAAAGAGAGTAACTTACTACTCTCTCTCTCTTATCTACTATTTTAATTCCCATATTATATATTTCTCTGGATTCGTTTCTAGCTCTCTTAATCCATCTCTAGCCCATTCTAGTGTTGGGTATTTCAGGTATTTCTTGCACATTGTATTCTTAAAACAGGCTCCCCACCTATATACAATTTCAGACACTGCTCTTTCTCTCGCACTTTTTATTAGGGTACTCTTTTCTCTACATAAGAATTCGGCAACGCTCTGATGTTCTTTATCTGATAGGTAGTTACTGGCCAATTCAATTCTATGTTTTTCCGGATATAGGAACATTATATAGGTTTTAGTTGATGGTCTATAGCAAGTAATAAATATAAATTCATCATCACCATGCCAAGAAACGCCTTTGAATGCATTAATTATTAGGTTCACATCTTGATTCGCGTCTATCAGTATTTTTCCTGTAAAGTCTAAAGTTTCTCCCATAATACTTCCTCCAGCTTTAAGTTCTCTAAGTTTTTTATAAACCTATCATACTTCGGATACTTAAGAAATTTTCCTCTTATCCTTGTCCCGACGCTTTTGATTTTCTTGATCTCACGTTTTTGACACTTTCTTAGGTCATTCAGTACCTTATTCTTGTCTATCTTACTTACCCAGTCCCTATCATGTGTGGTAGCAGTTATTAATCTACAGGGGGCGACTATAATATTTTTACCGCTCTCTAAGGATACAATGAACACAGTACTTTTATCAATCTCACAGTTCATCGATACCCTATCTTTACCATAAATATAGGGTGAGTAGTCAGGGATTTCTACCAGACCTACTATTATACCCAGCTCATCATCCAGTCTCACTTTTTCACCTAAGAAATCTTTATCCCTCTCTGTTATCATGATCTTTTCTATTGATTACGCCATGAATTATACGTGCAGCCCTAGTCAACATTGTATTTATTCTTTGTTGATGACCCCGCACTTAGTTTTTGGCGTGTAGTAACCAAGTACTAGTTTTTCAGGGCAGCTTATGTATTCTTTATATTCCCTGACTGCTTTTTCATAACCTGGATGCTTGGGATACCTTTTTAGTAACTGTATATTTAGACTGATCATATTACTTTCTATCCATCTTAAGGTCTCTTCTCTACTATTTTCAATTGTATAGGTTATTAGTTCTCTGTTCTTAAAGAATTCATCCTTTTCCTCCCTAGTTAGTTGGTCCTCGTCTAAGAATATTTTATCCTCTAGATAGAAAGTACAAAATGTATTTCCATCCTGCCCAACGAAAAACTCTAGAGGTTCTAATTTTATATCAGTCCCATCAAAATCAAGATGAACTAGGGATGCAAAAACAAGACCCCTAATCTTTCTATCCGGTCCACTCTTTTCTACTATGAACTTACCCGCTAGATTTTCCATAACCTTATTTTCCAATGCTTATTACAGCTTTTTGTGGATTTGCTATCAGGTCCTTAATAATATTGTCCTGTCTTTTAAATTCTACCCATTTCATATTGTTTAGATTCCTTTTCCTGTCTATATACTCTTTTGATTCTTTAATACGTAAATGATAGTTCCTTATAACCCTTAACACGTTTCTTCTTATCCTCTTATTGTACTTGCTTTTTAGTGTACCATCAGATCTTAGCATAAATCTAAACTCTTTTATAATTGGCCCAACTAGATTTTCATGAAAACTACTCAGACTAACTACTTTGTGATCCACCATACTATATATAAAGTAAGAACCGGGACTAGAAACTGCTACTATAATTTCTGTTAGTTTAATATTAGGGCCTACAAATCTCACTCCTTTGAACACTCCCACTACTGGAAGCCAACCTAATACTGTTCTTGCTACATTAATCATTCCTAGTTTCTCCTACTTTTAATATAAACTTCTTCAAGTCTTGTCTTTTTTCAAGTAAGATCTTTTTCACTGTATTAACCTTAGGCCATTTTCCAAGTGTGTGTAATTCTTTTGAACCTGTAACCCTATAGTAGTTATTGTAATTCAGCCTAATTAACATCCTCCTAAATTTTCTAATGTACTTTGACTTAAACTTTCCATTCTTATCTATGAATTTACTATATTGCTTGTAAACACTTTCTCTTATTTCAGGGTCTAGGTCTTTACTTATAAATATCGATGAGGTTCTAATGCTGACTCTAAAACTAGGGTCTAATCCAATATACAGAGGTGTTGCATGTAACATACCTTCGTACAAACTTAATTCTACATACTTACCAATGACTGGTAGGTAATTTCCATCTCTCGTTTTTATTATATCTATCATTCTACTATTAAGGATTCTACCTGAAACCTGATACAGAGTCCGCTTGAATAAAAAAAGCGCATCTAGGAAGCCTTAGATTTCTTATATATGTAGAAAAATAATTGGGTCTATAGTTTAATGGATAGAACAATGGCCTTCTAAGCCGTCGGTTCAGGTTCGATTCCTGGTGGACCTACAATGAAAGTGAGGATAGGTAAGAGCAATTAAGTTTGTTCTTGCCTTTTCTTTTTATCCTTCTGAGATGCCCTAAATTCCTTATTAATGTGATAGAATAATAAAATTTTCAAGTAGCTTATGAGTAGAAGCGCTATTATAATTAGAGAAGTGGACTCGAACTCCACCTTGGAAATTTTATGGTTATTCCCACTTAGCTCAGTTGGACAGAGCGCCCAGAGATGGATCTGGAGAGGTCGAAGGTTCGAATCCTTCAGTGAGATAGCCAAGACAGTACTTAGTAGAAATGCTAAGTACTTTTATTTTTTCTAGGAGAGGTAAAAAAAAAGAGGAGCCACGCTGTGACTACCTCTATTCTTAGCACTACTTTATTCTACCGCACGCCATTAATTTCTTAGTCTCTTCGTATATCTCTCGAATCGAACTGTACAGACACCTTGATTGATAAGGTTTTAATTGTAACCCTACTATCTTAGTAATCCTACCGTACTTATCTCCCCTACAACATCCGAAAGTGAGACTAGTAAATCTATCTGGGCCAATCTCGTAGAGTTTTGATATTAAATCAAAATCGAGTTTAACACAGATTTTAGTGTCGCGCGAAAAGTATCTATCTCTGTAAACTTTTGATTGACTTAGTTCTTTTTTACCTAGTCTACCAAGCTTACCATCTACTACATACTCAAAGCAAATACAATTAATCGGGTCTTTTCCTTGACAATCCCAGTCTTTTGAATTATCTGGATTAATAACTAGATAATATGTAGGGGTCTTCTTATCTAGCATCATCAAGATTTCTATGAAGTATCCAACTCCATATCCACTAGTGACCTTTGTCTTAACTGTATTACACTCTGACCTATCAATACTATGACTGACGAATAATTGCGCACTCCCTGTTATAACACACATAAACAGAATTAATGCCGTAATAATCCTTTTCATGGTACAATACTTTTCTCTCTTACCTATAAGGGTTTATGACAGAGATATTTACAGTATTGTATGTTTCGGAAAAAGTGCACCTAAGAACCCGTGGAATCCTTACTAGTGTGATGATAGTAAGGTCCCATAGTTCAATGGATAGAACGTAGGTTTCCTAAACCTTTGATTCAGGTTCGAATCCTGATGGGATCACATATATCGTTTGTATGTATTGAGTTTGTATAAGACGAAGTAACTTGTCCGTGAGGATGGGTTACTTTTTATTTTGCCCTTAATTCCTTAGTAGTGGATATTAAGTTATTTTACTCAGATTTGTATTTACGAGAGTCAACTTGTTCGGGAGAATAGGTTGGCTTTTTATTTTTCCCTCTTAATTCCTTAATAAATGTATGAATGTAAAATTAAATAAAGAGAAAATTATGCAAAATTTAGTAATTTATAATACACTGCATCGTAAGAAGGAACTCTTCCAACCGATTGCAGCTCCTAACGTAGGAATGTATGTTTGTGGGCCAACTGTTTATGGTGATCCACATCTCGGACATGCACGGCCTGCTATCACCTTTGATGTTATGTTTCGTTACCTGACACATATAGGGTACAAGGTTCGTTATGTTCGTAATATCACAGATGTTGGTCATTTAGAGCATGATGCTGACGAAGGTGAAGACAAGATTGAAAGGAAGGCACGTCTTGAGCAGTTGGAGCCAATGGAGATTGCACAGCACTATACTAATCGCTATCATGATGCTATGCGTTCACTAAACGTTCTTCCACCAAGCATCGAACCTCATGCTACAGGTCATATCATTGAGCAGGAAGAGCTAGTAAAGCAGATCCTTGCCAATGGCTATGCCTATGAAAGCAATGGAAGTGTCTACTTTGATGTAGAGAAATACGATAAAGACCATCGCTATGGCATTCTTTCTGGCCGTAACATCACTGACATGATAAACAACTCTCGTGAGTTAGCGGGTGTTGGTGAGAAGCGTAATCAGATTGACTTTGCCCTTTGGAAGCGTGCTATGCCAGAGCATATCATGCGTTGGCCATCTCCTTGGAGCGATGGTTTCCCTGGTTGGCATTGTGAGTGCACAGCGATGGGACGCAAGTATTTAGGTAATCACTTTGATATTCATGGTGGTGGTGTGGACCTTATCTTTCCACATCATGAGTGTGAGATAGCACAGGCTGTAGCCTCACAGGGTGATGAAATGGTGAAGTATTGGATGCACAACAATATGATTACCATCAACGGACAGAAGATGG